CTTGTGTGGATAGACTATTCATATCAAATTCTACTGAGACTCCGCAACCGCATGATGATTTTGCGTTAGGGTTTGTTATTTCGAAATTCGACCCAACAATAGACCTTTTGTAATCAATTGCGGTGCCTGCTAAAAACATGAGACTAGCTGGACCGATGACTAGATTGCCACCTAAGGCTTTTAACGTGTACGAGCCTGGCTCAACGTCTTCTATTGTGTCCACTGTGTTCCATTCGTATTCAAATCCAGCACACCCGCCACCTTTGAGGTTCAGGCTCACTGCGTAAACCTCATGTTCTTGGCAGATTTGCGTAACTTGTTTATTTGCTTGTTCAGTTAGGCTACAGATATTCATGTTTATCCTTTTGTTAGTGTATTTAGTTGTTAATTTTATAATCTTAATGTAAATATAGTTATGTATTTAGGCGAATCAAACGTAAGAAGAAGGTATAAACGAAAATCAAAGTCGGGCATAGAGCACGAGTACTTCCGCGACCTTACAGTGGTCAAACTTCGCTGTGATAACTGTGGGACTGAGTTTTCAAGGCCGAGGGGAAGCATGAATCCTAATCGACTAAACAACAACTATTTTCATGTATGCAGCAATTGTGACGTTAAACGATTCGCACAGAAGAAGGGAGTCGAGCGCAAGCAGGTATGGAATATGTCTGCTAGCAGCTCTAGGAAAATAGGTCGTTTATAAGGAGTAAACTAGTTAACCTCTGGGATTATTTTTAAGTTGATCTACTATTGCAGAAAGACGCTGAACATTAGTATCTTGTCTTGCTAGCTTTCTGCTAGTAAGCTGAGTTTCTTCTCGCAGCTTCCGGACCTGATCTTCTAAACTTTTTACATAGCGTTGGGTAGGCACCTCTTTATCAAAGCCATCTTCACCTAGCATAGTAAAACTGTCTTGTCCTTGTGCTTTAAGACCGCCGCTTACACGATTAGGATTCTTATCTGAGGGTGTAGCGTTTTGGGTACCACTGTTATACATTCTTTTTAATGGGTTCATGAACATATTTATTCTCTTAGACACCACATAGTATATTGTTTTGGTTCAAAATAGTAGTTAGATAAATAGGCATAGTGTATCGCGGTAGTAATAAGACATCCTACCTTAACGCACTTCCTGCCAAACAGTCTCTTATTAGTAACGAAACAACGAGCATTAAAATTAAAGCATCGTCCTTCAGAAGTTTTCTTGGGACTTAATCTCATCTCCATATTTGCAAACGCCTTTCTTGATACTGAGTCAATGTATTCTGCTCTACTGTCCCCAAAAATCATAATCTGGCTCCTCAAGTTTGCCACTTAGTTGCAACAGTGTATATTCCCTAGGAGACACCCAGTAATCGAATAGAACAGGCGATCCCGGGCCGGTAATCACACGAGTTAACTTAACGGCCTGCTTCATAAACAATACCCTGTTGGAAATTGTACATCGCCAGAACCACATGCACCGAGCTTCTTTCACTACTAATCGGTGCTTAGTTAGTACACGAATTCTCTCTTTTCTAGTTCCGGTTATTTTTTCTACGCTCATTGTTTACCCATTTGGATTAAAAGAAATTCGTTTGCATCTACCCAAAAAAATTGTTTGATTGTGTAAGAGTCCCCACGCCGGATCTCCCGCTGTACTCGGGTAGCTTGCTTCATAAACAAACTCTTGCCAGTAACAAAGCACTTACGTGGCAGCAAACTGATTTTTTCTTTAGGACTGTGGCATTGAATAATTACAATCCGACGCATTTGTCTGTCTTTTGGGATTAAGCTCATAAACATAGTTACACTGCCATTAATTGCAGTAATAGATATGCACTAGATGCCATCCAATGTGTGTTAGTATGTACATATCCGTTTTCTGTGTAGTGCTGGGTTGTAATCTTATAAGCATATTTGCCATGTAGATTACGACCGCTACTTATGCAATGCCGGGGTAGCCAAGACCTGCATAGTGTAGCTTTTATAATCTTACCTCTCAGAGTCAGATCCATTTATCCTCCTTTCAATAGCAGTAGTAAATATTCCTTACGGTCTATCCAGACTTCATTGTCTACAAACTTCGAGTAACCAATATTCATCTTTGCACTAACTCTTACTGCTTTCTTTAGGAATAATTTTTTGCCTGTTAAGAAACAATGTCGTCCAACCTGTAAGCAACGAGTCTCTTGCAATTTCTCGGCAGTGGCTATCATTCCTAGTACGCTTTCTCGCCACCAGGGCTCATAAATAGTTAGTTCGTACATCTTACTCAGCGACATTGGGTGGGTACCGCTCCTCAACCAAGCTCTATATGATTTAGTGCTGCTCCTTAACCAAGCTCTATATGATCTAGTGCCGCTCCTTAACCAAGCTCTATATGAATAGCTGTCATTTGTTAAATTTACTTTCACTGTGATGCCATCCACTCTTGGTATAGCTTCTTAGATGCTAAACCTTTCATTTTCGACTCACACATAATATCTGCGGTGTTAAGAAACTGCAATGCCCATTCGTTAACTACTTGATTCGGGTACCAATCACTGTGTGCCCGTAATTTCTGCTTTTTGTAACCATCTGCTAACAACATATTCATATCGGGAAACTTGTCATTAACATGCTCAACATATTCGGCACGGCTGTACGAATAATGTATTGCAGGACGTACACCTCTCCAGCTATCAATTACACGTAGATATCTATCGTCGGTTGGCTGAATGTACTCCCCTTCACGAATAAAGTGATGGTGTATATCACAAACAAGGGCACAATCGTCGACAAGTTCGAGGCTGTGTTCAATGCCCCATTTGTTTTCGTCATTTTCGATTGTGATGCAGTTTCTTGCTTCTGGAGATAGTCGTTGGATTGACTCTCGTATGCCTTGCGGGCCTCTTCGACCCGATATATGTATGTTGACTTTAAAATCTTGGAATTGCTGTCCGAAGCCCATCCATCGTACCATATCTGCATGATATTCAAACTCCTCTATACTGCGCTCAACTATATCAGGAGAATCACTAGCTAGTACCAGAAATTGTCCTGGATGGAAGCTGAGCCTTACGTCTTTTGATCTAGCAATATCTCCTGCTTCGAGAAAGTGCTGTTCACAATAGTTGCGTACATCGGATTGTTTCCAGAAGTAGCTCCAATCCTGCTGAGTATACACTGGCAAACAATCACTGCCTAATCTAATCATTCTACGGTTTTTGGGCAGAGTTGCTATATGCCCAATCAATAGCTTGTATGAATTAATGTTGTGTACCATAATGTCCCACAAGCGCTGCTCAGCAACTTCACGTGTTTGTCTATTAAGCCACTGTACAGTAGTACTTTTGGTATTGAGAGGGCGCTGTATTTCTTCTAGCACTTTTTTAGGTTGAGTCTGGTCTGCATCCATAAATTTGCATGCCCATCCGATTCTTGGTATATTCTGATCAAACATAGTGTGCTCGTGTCTAAGTGAGTGTGTCACTATTATAGCACCTTTAACCAGCGTGTCAACTAGTTTATAAAACGAACGCCTTTTCTTGTACAAAAGTGCTGGCTGCTTTTCTTGTGCCTTCCTGCCATCCTCGACTAATCAATAGATCCTTAACATCTTTGTTAAACGGCATACTTCCGCACAGCATTACTTTGTTCTGCTGCGGAGTGCTGTTTGTAAGAATAACACCGTCTGTGATTAGCTGTGTGATGCGTTTCGTCTCCCCAGTGTATACTGGGTCGCGTGTAACTATAGGGATGTATTGGACGTTGGATTCTTTTAGAAACGCGTCGTAAGCAACTAGTTCCTGTTGAGAACGCACACTCCACGCTAGGTGGATTTGATCAAACGCATCGTAAGTAGCCGGATCGCGTAACAAGCTAATAAACGGTGCAATCCCCGTGCCAGTTGCTAGCATCCAAAGATCTCCACCTAATTCTACATTGGCAAGAGTAAGAGAACCAGTAGACTTTTCGCTTGCTTTAAGTTGATCACCTACTTTAATATGTTGCAGTTTACTAGTCAACAATCCGTTAGGAACTTTGATCGAGTAAAATTCTAACTCGCTATCATAAGGTCCGCTGGTAATCGAGTATGCTCTTTCTACACTATCGTTAATTCCGATCATTATAAATTCACCAGCGGAAAATCTAAACGTCTGAGGCCGATGTGTTCTTATTCTGAAAAGTGTGTCAGTGTAGTGCTCTACTTCAGTTACTGTTAATAGCATTTATTACTTCCAATTATTATTACTGTACTTTAAGCGAACAACATATCTACTCAAACAAGTCTTCGTTCCATTCTCTGTGTCCGATACGATGTGCTTCGTTAGTCTGAGTCTCTCGCACAGATACCTTAAAGCACCATAGTCTGCCTGCTTCACCTGGCCCCCAGTAGTCCGGAATAAAAACGCCATTTACATACTTATAGAGCATGTCTGCTAGGCCTTCGCAGCCTAATCTGGGCAGAATGTTTAACTTCATAATTCCGCGACGCTCAGCTTCCTTGTACCAGTCAAGATGGGGGTCGTCTTCACTGCATATGGTAGTGTGGTCAAACTGGTCTTGCAACACACCTTTTAACTCTTTTAATCCGCCGTAGTCAGCTACCCAATTTCTTGTATCTAGCTCGTTAGTTCCAAAGTAAAACTTCATAGTAAAACTGTAACCGTGAATAACATTACAATGACTATCTGCTCGCCATTGTCTATAAGCACAAGCAAACTCGTCAACGTATTCTTTAGTACTGACAAATTTATATGTAACTGGTTCAAAACTCATTTTTATTTCTCGTTAGTGTTTGCATGCAGAGTATTTAAAGTGGGATGAATGAAGTAGGCCACTTAGTGCAATATACATTCAATTAAAGAAGATGTCAATTCTAATTTATTCTTTGTGTGCTATTGTGTCTTCAATAGCAGTGTGATCTAACTTAATTTTATTAATTTCTAATTTTATGATCACAAATTCATTATTAACTGCGTCAATACCACTTGCTGCTTGTAACAATGCTTCTAACAGAATTTTAATGTTAATTACTGCCCATATCCACCAAACAACAGACGTAACTGCAAATAATAATAATCCTATAAAAACTATTTGATTAAACAGTAATAATTCAAGAGGGACAAGAGCTATTACTAAGATTGCAAAGGTAATAACTATTAATTTAGCTACCCACTTCCAAAATCTTAGTTGTTCAGTAATAGTAACAACCTTGTCTCTATAATTTAGCATACTACTATTTATGCTGTACTATTACCGGGTATTATGACTAGTTTATTTCGCTTCTAACTTAGCATTACTCAGCATGGTGTCAATAAATAACTCTCTGGACACAGCCTGCTCCCCCCACTTGAGCAGAAAATAAGTGTGATCGCGAGCTGTCATGTCTGACACTATGCTTAGCCTATACTGCTGCCTGCCTAGATCCTGTGTTCTAATAATTTCTAAAGACAGGCAATGTTTTTTACACCACTTGCCTGACTCAAATGTATCCTTCCACTGCTCGATGCTGTTTCGAAACATAATATCTATAGCAGTGTCTAGGAAAATCTCCATACTAACATGGCCTGTGGCTATTACAACCTGCACTATTTCCTCTACTTGATTTTTATCATTAACCTGATAACGTGTTCTCATAGTTTTATTGCTTGCAAGTCATTTACAAGAATCTCTTCAAGCGACAGTTTCTTATATTCAGTAATCGATGCTTTTAGTTCAGACGATTGTTTTTTCAGTTTAGCAATTTCTTCCTTAGTCAGTGATCGCATAGGTAATGTTAGGAATTTGTCAACTTTACCTACAAGTACCGAGGAGTATGATTCGGCTTGCTTGGTAATGTTGACTTCTGAATTATTACGTAGCTCAATCTTCTCTTCAATAACACCTTTTATGAATAAAACTTTTGCGTCGGCATGGTCCATATCGTCCTGCATCTTTTGAAGTATATATTCTTTGCGCAGTTGATTAAACTCAATGCGCTTGTTATACCATTCGTCTAGCAAGTGTTTGAGACTATCAAAGATTACAATCTTGTTGTTCTCGTCAATACAAGTAAAGTTCTCGCTCATCTTCCTGATCAGCTTGAGTTTGTTCAAAATCCACTCGTCGTCTTTATCACCAAATGCGCGATCTACATGTAGTTCAAATTCAAACTCGTCGTTGTCTGATAGGTCATCGTAGTCCTTAATTACTTTATCGTCAACTAGCTTGTCCAAAACGCTCTGATACTGTTTGAGTGTATAGCCCACAGGAATTGATGTAACCAGCAAGCGATGCTTTGTCTTGCGTGTAAAGCTGCCTTTAACCAGCCACTGCACAGATGTTTCACCTTGCTCTACTGTGCACTTCATTCCGTTCCAATAGGGAGTAAGATCAGCAGTTGCTCGTTTGCCTTCTGCACGTTGTCGAACCCACTTGTGCACTTCTTTAGGACTACGCGGAAATATCTTTTGTGCAAAGCCGATGCTCACGCCTTCACTACCGTTTATGGCCAGTACAGGTAATGTAGGCACATAGAACCTCGGTTCAATTTTAGTTCCTTCAAAGCTTTGGCTTACTAGGTTTACAAAGTCTTCCTTAACAAACAGGTTTTTAAGTGCCGGCGCCATTCTAGCAAAAATATAACGTGTAGCAGCCGCATCGTTAATAAACGCACTACCAAAGTTACCGTCACCTTCCAGCAAGGGTAGGTTGTTACCGTTGCCCACATAGTCAGCAGTCATGTTAACAATAGTACCTTCAAGGCTGCCATGCAAATACTGTGAAAAATCCTGCACCCTCGGGCCTAGGTTAGACACCTTAACGAAGCTGTTAACGTTCTGTTGCAGCACAGTGTATACGATCTTACGTCCGCTATTCTTTTGGCCGTCAATGTAGCTAGCCAGCTTGCGCACGTTGTCGTACACACTGAAAGAGATATAATCATTCTTAAAGAAGTCTTCTAGCTGGACTACAGGAGTTGTTGATGCCATATTATATTCTCATTATGTCGAAGGGAGCTGATTGTAGTAGTTGTTGCTTGCGAAAGTCTATTGTACTACCACTGAACCATTGTGTAAATAGATCAGTATCGGTAATTGACACTACTGGGAGCATTTCTGACAGTGTGTCTGTAGAAATAATATGTTGTAGATCTTTCACACTCCAACTGCCTAGTCCTTTTTGGTACTGTACATCTAGACTTTTGCTGATCTTACTCACATCAGCAAACGAGTACGCCCATTCTTTTACGATATTATTTTTTTTGCCAATAGCAATGGGAGTTTGTAATAGTTTCATTTTACCATTGTTCAAGTACTCAGGGAAGTACTTGAACATAAACAAAGATAAGAGACCTTGTATACGTGATCCATCTGCGTCAGCGTCAGTAGCAATACAGATTTCAGCATCTGGAAAAGTTGTAATAATACTGTACAATTCGCTCAGCTCTTTGTTGGCCATAAACTTTTGGTGGCTTACTTCTAACACATTCAATGGCACGCCTTTGAGTGCGTAAAATGCGTTGCCTTTACGCCCGAGACATTTAATGATTCCTCCGGCCGCCGAATTTCCCTCTACTACGAAAATTCGATGTGTTCCGCCAATGGCTGCTACGTACTTGTCACTTATGATCTTTTTCTTCTTTTCCAGCTTGTTAAGGTCTTTCTTGGCCAGCAGATCCTCCTGCATCTTGGTATAAGCTGTGATCTCGTCAATTAGGTCAATGTTCTTCATCAGCTTAGCAACAATCTTCTTGGCATCAACTTCACCAATTGCTTCTCGGCATTCAGCTGACGAATTTGTCACGCGTTCTTTAGTTTGGCTGTCAAACTTGAGCTGTCCAAACCCGTTAACTACTGCGTGCACTCGCAGGTGCTGCTTGAGCCTTGCTGCTGTAATGTCGGTCTTCTTACGCCTCTTGAGTACCTCACGGAACTCACTAATTACGTTGCTTACAAAGTAGTCAATGTGTGTGCCTGACTTTACGCTCAGTCCGTTAACTAACGAATGTGTTTGGAAACTACCGTCTGACTTAGCAATGCTGAACAGTGCGTGTTCTGTAGCAAAGGTATCGCACTCACCAAAGTAGTCAGCGTACTTAACCTTTTGCAGCTCACCGTTAAACTTAAACTTAATAGTATCAAACGCTAGTGCTAATGATTTTACTCGTTCCCCAATCAGCTTGATGTGAGTTGCATCAATGCCGGCCATACCAAAGAAAGCATAGTCGGGTGTAAATTTTATAGTTGTGCCCTGCCTAGTTGTTTGCTTGGTTGTGATCTGATCTACCTGCCCATTAATACCTATCATCTTTACTTCTTTCTTACCGTCGGCACTTCTAGCTTCAAATTTAGCTGCGGTTACAAACGTAATCATAGAACCTATGCCGTTCATGCCGATGCTTTCTCGAGTGTCATCGTCAAAATTTGAACCAGCTCTTGCTCTTGTAAACGCTGCTACCATTTGATACTCTGGACCGTCTGGCGTATCTACTTTATTTGTAGGGATTCCTCGTCCATTGTCGGACACAGAGACAGTGCCGTTAGCATCTACAGTTACATCAATTTTTGTTGCAAACTCATGTTTGGTACGAACATGCTCATCCACACTGTTGTCAATGATCTCGTTGATCACTTTGAGTAAACCGCCTACTACTTTTACTATTTGAAACTCAGCGTCTATAAAAGCAGTTTCCTCTTGCAGGACCTGGCTACCACCGTACATACTAAATCTTTGTATTACGTGGTCTTTATCGCTTAATAGCTTAAAATTATCTGACATGAGTTTCCTTTGTTTGTGCTGTATATAGATGTTTTACCAGTATTGCGCCCAAATATGTGGCTTTACTCTGCTATGTACGTCTGCCGGTAGACGCTTGTACACTGACTCCCATGAGTCTTTAACTCCAATACCAAATGCGTCTAGGGTGTCTTCCGTGATTTCTATTCCTATTACTCCTCCACTGTCAGAGTAGGCAGTGATCAATTGCCAGGACAGTCCATTAGTAATCTCGCTAATGTCATCAGTGTCGAAGTCTTCCTCGGGATTAAAGTACTCTTTAACAAACTCCATTCCTTCATCGTGTGATTCGAAGTGTATACCGACCATAACTTTTGCACTTACATCAACACCCATATTAATCTCCTTACAGTTTCTCGCCGGCCACATGCCCACGGAATGTTTTGAATCTTGGAAAGCGTAAAGAGTAGCTACCGTCTTGATTCTGCGTTACTGCGTCTGCTCGTACTTCACCCAGTAGACCTATTGCTTCGTCCTTGTATTTCCAGTAGTCTTCGCGTTGCTTGTCGGAATACCCGCCGCCCACGTTTACGCGGATCAGTTTTCCGTCGTCGACGCCTTCAAAAACAAATGCACCCAGTTTGCCTAGGTTTTTGCCTGTGCCTTCTTCTGCACCTACTATAGTTAGTGTAAGTTCAATAAACGGTTTCATCTTGAGCCAAGCGTGTGATCGTTTACATTCGTAAATAGCGTCTGGGTCTTTGACCATAATACCTTCGAGCCCGAGCTCTAGCGCTGATCTGTTGATGTTAGCAAACGTAGTTTGTCCTTCTTCGGTATCTAGGTCAACTTCCTCGTGGTCTACTTGCTCTACGTTTTCTAGCATACCCTTACTATAAGCTCGGTCTAGGGTTTTTGCAAGAGCTTCTGCTCGCTGCCACTGCGGCACTTCGTACTTACCTTGTAGGAAGTCTTTTAGTGGAATCATATCGAACACGCAAAACTTAGCATCATCTGTTTGTGCGTTGTCCTTGCGGTGGACCTGCTTCATTAGATCCTGAAACGAACCACTCATAACTTCACCGTCAAACACCATTGGTTCTTCTAGCATAGATGCATATTCTTCAAACTGCGAAATTAGCTTGGGAAAGTTAGTAAATTCTTTGCCGTTGCGACTAAACGTTTCAGCAGTGCCATTAGGATTAACAATTGCTAACATACGGCAACCATCTAACTTTACGTCCAACAGCTTCTTGCCCTTCATCTTTTTTTCGTGGTTAGCTGAGTCGTGTGCTAATTGACAAGAAAATATGGGAATGCCAAGGTCTTCACGCTTGGCTGCTTTGCATACCTTGTTCACTGTCTTTTCACTCATTCCGCAGCGCAGATCTTTAATCAAAATACGACGGTAGTATCCATTCCACTGTTCTTGTGTAGCAGTGTCCATTGACAATAGGATAGCATCACGAGCTGCGTGACCTGTTAGTTCACGGCTGTGTAACTTTTCTGCCAAGTAAACAAACGCCTCCCACGGAAGTCCTTGTCCGCCTGCTTCTTCTTTAACTGGTACTTTCTTTACGCCAAATGTATACAGCGTATCTAGTGCCATTCGCAGCCCGTCAAAGAACTCTGTGAGATTCTCTTCTACTGCTTCTTGGATAATTGCTTGCTTGGCTAGCTTGCTAGGGTCTGCTTCTAGCCGAGCGATGATATCTTGTGGTTGAGTTCTCATTTTATTTCCTTATTGTGTAAGTGTATATACTACAGGATATTCACCGCTGCGTATATCCTCTGTACTGACATTAGTTAGTACTGCGTCACTGTACTTAAGAACAAGCAGTAACTCTTGGTTGTCTAGCACTGTAGTGCACAATATGTGGGATTCCCACACAATCGGCACCTTATCCATGTGCGGAAACGGTTGATAACTTGAGTATATAATTTCTGCACTATTAACATGCATACTCAGCCATTTTATATCGTTAGCATCTTGTCCTTGCCACTCTAACGACCACGTCTTTGTAACAGTATTCATGAGTAGTTTACATGCATTTCACCATGCCATTTATAGTTACCAGCATTTGGCCCTTGTTCGTTCCAAAGATATATAAAGTTTGTAACTGCTGGCGGAAGTTGGTTACTGTATCTATCCATAAACTCTTGTTCTGGTAGTACTTCAGCACATAGACCTACTAGCCCGTTGAATTGCTCTCGAAACTCAATCAGCGCAACTTCTTTTTGTGTATGCTTAAGCACACCTGGCGAATACACCATGGTTTCTAGGTCGAAGTCAGGTTCGATAGTGTAGTCCCGCCCGGTGCGCGGTCTAGCCAGCGTGATCATTGTTGCCACGGTCATACCCTCGCCTGTGGCGAAGTAGTCGCCCGCTATAAAATACAGTTTTGCGGTGCTCATACTTTTGTCTCTATTTTTTCAGCAGCTGAATATCGGAAATGATGTAGGCCGTTGTTGTTACTTGGATTGTAGACCTTGCCTTTAAGTGCGTCCATTACAACTACTTTATCGTGTATGTGTGCTATCTCTGGCCAGTCGGCGTCAAAGAAGAATGCTTCGTACCCGAAAACGTTACCACCACCACCCGTTCCAGTATGAACTCCAGTGCCTTCAAAGCAGCGGCCGCCGATGCTGCGGCGAATACTGGCTATGCCAGTATCTGGATTAATAATTTTAGTCGTAAATTCAATTCTTCCATACCAACCTGGGTACCCCCGCGGCGCACCTTCTGTTCGATCGCACCAGTTTGTAACGCCGTTGTGCGGACAGTTGTGAGTATTTGAGACGTTTGGATTCCAGCGCAGGCTAAGACCCACAATTTTTATTTCAAGGTTTTCTCGCAGGTAAGCTAGCGTTTTAGCAGTATGTTCGTGGCGCAGAAACGGATCTCTCATAACGTAAGTATCAAAGAAAAACTCTGGATGCAGTTCAATCCATTCAATTACTTTTTCAAAAGTAGGTTGATTATTGAAGTTTTCTCGAATCTTGTTGTAATGTACGGTCTTTGCTCTGGCGTGCATACGTGAACCTCTAAGTGCTTTGAGATGAGCAACATATTGCCGCTTGGTTCCGAAGATTTTTTTAGTCCACGGGCACAGAAACGCTGTGCTTAGCTTGGCTGTACTAACCGGAATAATTGATCGGTTGCCCTTGTAGGCTTTGATGCGTGGCATAATTCTTTCTCTATGTAATTAATGTACTATAAGTATATGCTCACATAGAGAAAGTGTCAACCGTTTTTGAAACGAACTACTCTGCCCCAGACGCTCAATTCTTCTTGGCGTTTATCGTCGTATCTTGGCACTCTTGCATCATCAAGGTTCATGTGTAATGCTTCTAGCTCCTCTGAATCATGTCGCCATTCCTCTATTCTGATCCTGCGTTCTGCTTTCTCTAATTTAAGCTGTGTTCTATGATACTCCTCCTCAACGTGTGTGCGGTAGTTTCCTGACATATTTATAATTCCGCGCTCTTGATACTCGAGCAGTTTGTTGAGACGTTTGCGTTTTTTAAGCAGTTTCTTTAGCGTAGTCATACTGTGTCCTTAGCGTAAGAATTTAAGTGTGTTAAGAGATTGAGCAATGCGTTCATCTTGCTCTTGTTCGCTAAGCTCCCCATTGCCTGAGCGCTGTGTGTAACTCCAGTTGCATATCCCCTTGATAAGTTTTTCTACTTTTTCAGGGTCACCTACTACTTCAGCGTTCATCTGGATTGTGTGTAATACATCTTCGTATACTTTCACCTTGTTGCGCAGTTGAGATATCTCACTTTCGTGGTGCTTGTTTGCGTCAATTGCTGCACAAAAGTAAACGTAGTCGTCAACTTCTACGCCTAGTACTTCCATCCACTCTCGAAAGTACTGTTCTAACTCTTTTGATCTCGGGTGATCGGGCCAATGATAGGTATAAAAGTCTTTACGGTTTTGTACCTTGTCAGCAATCAGCATGTCGTTAACTGCTTGGATAGGACTTAACCGTATTTCGTGGCCGAAGTTTACTTTGGGGCTAAGATATTCGTTAGCCACGCTGCGATATTCTAAGGCTAGAGCAACTGCGCGAGGACTAGCGATAGCTAGTACTTTGTCAAGGTTTGCTACTAGGTCCTCGTCTGCTTGTAGCAACGGGTGAAGGCAGAATGCGGTAGCTGCGTGATATTCTGCCTCCATGTCTTCAAGAATAATAATACCTTCGTTAATGTGATTGATCAACGGAACCTCTGAGCGACAAGAAATCTTATCACCGTAAAATTCTTTAACCAACATATATTCTGCTGACTGCTTTATAGCACTATACATCCTGCTGCCTCTAATTCTTTAATTGCGTCTCGACGCTTATGTGAATCTACTTGAATTTCTGTAGGGAGACCACCTTGGCTGTTGGTACCGTATGCCCTGTCAGCTAAATCTTTTGCTTCTTTAAGACCTAGTCCTGTAATTGTTCGAATTGCCTTGATTGCGTGAACTAGTCGCCGCTCGCCTCGATAACCTCTAATAACAACCTTACCTACAAAGTCGCCGGTAATCATCTTCACTAGTATCTGGCGTTTCACACTGGGGTCAAGAGTAAGTACAATAGTGTCCCACATTTGTTCTCCTTTCTCAGCACCGTATTCAGCAATCACTGCCTGCATAAAGGCAATAGCCTCAATGATCAATCTGTCTTTAGTATGCTCCGGATCGTCGTATATATGCTGCATTCTACTGGTCCTTCATATTGTTAAGAATGTTCATAAATGTTTCGTGCATCCGTTCAGTATATACTTCATGACAGTCAATTGAACTTATAGATACGGTAGTTAATTTACCGGTTTGAAGATTAACAGCCATAAACTTTACGCCGTTATTTGAATTAAAAGGTTCACTGACAGATTCATAAGGAACAGACCGGCCGCTTGAGCCTTGCTTAAAAAAGAATATTTTCATTCTGTTACCTCAACCAGTTCAGTGTCAACGTCAATAACTTCTTCTCGCGCATTTGCAGCTTTCTCAAGCTTTCGAGCTCCGGCAGCAGAGTTAGCTACTCCTATAATCTCATGATATTGCTCCGAGTCGTACTTGTACTGCAATGAAGCTATAACTACATAAACCTGGACCATACTTACCTCGCATTAGTTTCTTTTTTAAACTTGGATTTATTTTTAAGCCCACATACAGGACACTTACCAAAAACTGGACCGTAATACGCGTCGCATCGGTTACACCAAGCAATCGCCTGTCTTGGCTGCTTAGCTGTTTCTCTATTACTGCGACGATATTCCTCAGTCATTGTGCTTCTAGATATTCTCTTACATATTGTAAACGGTCCTGCTCACTAAGAACAGTAAACGCATTGATGTTGCCGCGCAAGTGGTCGATTAGCGGATAGTACTCTTCGGATACAATTTGCTTGGCTTTTTGCGTCAATAACTTGTCTGTTTTTGGGTTGCGAGACACATATTTTGCAACCAAGTAGTAGGGGCTTTTGATTTTAAAAGATTGCCCGTCCTGTGTATAAGCGACAAACCCTTCGTGTTTTACAGTCTTACTAAGTGCCACAAGCTCGCCTACTGTGGTGTCAAACGATTCTGCGTATCCGCAGCTCAAGCAAGTAAGCGCAAACTCTCTCCAAGTCTTGGCAATTTCGCCGCCATAACCTATTGCTGGGCTATCCCAAGTGTTAGCGCGCCATCCGATCAGATACATGCCTACGTCTTCTGGTACAATGTGCGGATCGTTTGGGTGAACACACTCAAACATCATCGTAAACCCTGTGTTCATCTTAATAGCGGCTTGCCACGCTGACCAGCTTTGGTGCTTGAGCATAATTTCCTTTGCGTAATCAACAAACGGGCTAGATGTACTGCCGGTAGTTGATACTAAAATATCATCGTCGTGCCATGTCATTGCCACCATAAATCCGTTAACTTTGCGGTATGCAGTAACAGGAGTGTCGTCTGCTAATATAGGCGATTTTGCTTCAACTCCGTAGTTGTAAATCTTAGTAAATGGCCGAGATACAACGTTAAAGTCCTCGTCAACAATAGTGCCGCGACACTCTTCAAGGTACTCATTCCAAGTTCCTTTATAAAATACAGATTTTTTATATTTAAGAATGTAAATCCCGTCACCGCACGGCTTCATCGAGACCGACTTTGGATTATCTCGGACGTACTCTTTTAATTGTGCCTGAAACGACATATAGTATCCTCTTTCCTAATTTGTATTAATAAATTATAGCATAAATTAGCACTATGTCAAGAGGATTTTTGTTTATTAGCAGTATAAGATTCAGTGCTTTCGTAATACTTAAACTTTTCACCGTATCTTTCAATAAATTGAACAATAGCTCTATCGTTGACCTTGATTCCGTTTGTGATCAAAGAAAGGCCAACAATATATTTTTTAGCATTTGGAATAATTGGTTTATTGTTGTATAGTCTGTCTTCCATAAAGTCTGGCGCTGTGTGATCTGTTTCGTCGGGTTCGTCAGGATCATGAAACGTGTTGAATGCAGCACCGCTATAATTCTGTCCTAGTTTGACCCCAGAAAATTCAACCACAACAAATGCATCATTTCTGGGGTCAAATGCTTCCTCTTCTGCTTCGTTCCCTAAGGAAAGAAGGTAAGGTATAAATCCGTTTGCCTTGTTTCTGGAGAATGAAATGTAGTATCTATTTCTAGCAGCAGAATCACGGCTTAGCTTAATCTCATTAGACCGCATCATTCCGTCAAACCCCTTCAGACTGGTAGCATGAAATAGTACAGGAGAGAGTCCTTCTTTAAGTAAATCTTTAATTTTCATAATATGACCTTAGTATTTTCTTAATCAAGCAGTGCAGCAAGTGTTAGGACTTTATCCAGCGCCGATCTTACTCTTGCGTCTGGGTGAGACCTTAGTTGGTCGTATTTTAATGCGCGTTCGTAAAGTTCGGCAACTGAGCCCAGTCTGTTTTTAATAACGCGATTATCATCAGTTGTGTAAACAAAGTCTGCCATTTTCACTTCTCCTCCGTCACCCGCTTTTCCGCTGTCCAGTTGAGCAAGCGCCTCTGTGCGATAATACGCCATTGCTGGAGTTGTTCTCTGTTCGGGATTGGATATTGGTCCGTTGTGTATAAACGGTCGATCAACAGCAATAGCACGCCAATTTGCCTTGCCCATTATCTCTGCCTCTTCAATGAATTATAGTTACCACATCAAATATGTCGTTGCTCAATAATTTCGTCAGCTAATGTATACGCTGCGTCCACAGCAGCTTTCAATGGGTAAGAGTCCAGTAACCTGTGAACAAACATTAGTGCCAGTTCTTCCCTACTTGCTTGATTATTGTTAACAGGGGCGTTGTGTGCTAATAGCTCTAGTACATCATTGACTATGCGCTGGGATAGCATACGGCTCTCGCCCCTGTATAATTTTAGCAGTTCTTCTACATTGTCATCAAGCATTGCCTGACTGAGCTGATTACCTGACTTATGATAGTGTGCGAACATATATTTCTCCTTAGGCGATTAGCCAAACATAGGTAGTAAACAGACAAATCATATGAATTGCCTGGTCGGCGCCGATGGTCACAAAGAACCAGTGCCGTTGATCGTTGCTCCAAAAGTGACTAGCAATTCTGCTAGAGCAGTAGTCTGTGGCAAAGTGCAACACTGCGTTAACCAGTGCGTAGAATACGCCAAACACTAGAAACGGCAGAGCGTAGAGCCCAACATGCTTGGCTAGTATCCAATTGTTGTGACTTTTATTTATAGCAATCTTGTCCGTTTGAAAGACAAAGTCTGCTATGAAGTGCATGATCACTAGTATTATGAGAATGTGTAGTTCTATCATTATTGTTGTGTATCCATTTTAGTTACCTTTGGTTAATAACCATTTCATTACATCGCCTTTAGATACAATACAAGTTTGGTTTGCTTGTTTTCTAACTGCTCGAGTTGTTTTTAATTTTTCTACTAGTTCAATTGATATAGAACTGCGCTGACAGGTTTGTTTAACTTCATATAGGCGATTATGAAAGATTACATAATCGCCTACTTTAATTTCCCTGCCTAGCAGATCTTTAGCCAATCTTTATCGTCTCACTCCGTAATTAGTTACAAGTACTATAAATAAGTATAGCACTAGAAACGATCGGTGTCAAGAGAAAAATGTCCTTCGCGGTACGGAAATATCCAAGGACTCTAACAGTTAATAAGGAACTATCAGCATGACTATTTATTATGTGTACGCATACTTGAGAAAAGACGGAACTCCGTATTACATCGGCAAGGGCAATCGGTATCTTGCTAACCACCTAGTCCAAATACCTTCGGACTTGTCTCGCATTGTCATTATAGAATCAAATTTAACAGACTTAGGTGCGCTGGCGATCGAGCGGCGCGTGATAAGGTGGCACGGGCGAAAAGACATAGGTACTGGAATCTTAAGAAATAGGACAGACGGTGGAGAGGGTGCCGCTGGAGCAGTACAGTCACTAGGGAATCGAAAAAAGAAGAGCCAAGCAGCTTATCGACGATGGAAGGATAATCCGATGCCAGAAGAAACAAAGGCGAAGATACGAGCAAAAAGAGCACTTCAAGTAACATCTGACGATACTCGTGCTAAAATGAGCAAGTCTCGGACAGGAAGGAAGAACTCTCCGGAAAGCATAGAAAAGACTAGACAAGCTAATTTAGGTAGTAAAAGGAGTGAAGAAACTAAACAAAAACTCATTGAGTCACGTAAAAGTTACCCTCGGTGGACTTGCGAACATTGTGGCATAACAGCGGTTACAGTAAACTATAACCGCTGGCATGGTTCCAATTGTAAACACCTGCTTTCTTAGTGGTGTTCTGGTAGTTTACCGTTAGCAACGCTAGCAATAGCGTCTTCCATTAGCATTGCTATTTGTCCAGTGGCGTCGTAACCTACATCTCGTGCTCGGTGCCCTTCCAGACCTGACGGACTTCCATGCAAGTGGCCATGAAAGTGAATTGATCCTCGATGCGCTTGATCCCATTCAAAATGGATAGGATAGTGAAACATCACAATCTTTCGATCAGCGTAACGAATGTCTAGGTACTTGTGAATTTCTTCAAAGCAGGCACGAAAGCTGTTGTCCTTGAGCTGCTTCTGATCGTGATTTCCTTCTACGAGAATCTTACGGCCGTTCATGCGCTTTAAGAATGTAACTGCCTTAGGTGCTGGCATAAACGCAACATCACCTAAGATGTACACAAGGTCGTCTGTGTTGATCATAGTGTTCCACTCACGCACCATTTCTTCGTTCATGTTATCTACGTCAGTGTAGTGACCGCGTGTCTTAGGACAAAACTTTTGAATATTTCGGTGCCCCAGGTGCAAATCAGACGATATGAATGTACGCATTGCTGTATTCTCTGTTGTTTTGTTAGTTTTCATAATACTATTGTATGCTCAGAATATTGTACTGTCAACTGTTTTCCGGAGGTAAATGTATCACAGTTACACCGTTTTCTACTAGATAGTCAACTCCTAGTGTGTTGCGGTAAACATTTTTATAGTACACCCGCGTGATGCCAGCGTCACAAATATCTATTGCGCAAAGTTCACACGGCGCATGAGTAACAAACAGCCAAGTTCCCACGCTGCTTTCGTGACTGCGCATAATCTTTTTAAGAGCGTTTAGCTCAGCGTGTATTACTTGCGGTTTAGTAGTGCCTGTGCCGTCTTCTAAGCTACCTTCCATATGTATAGGCAGTCCGTTGTAGCCTTCGCCTATTGTACCGCCATTGGACTTGGTTATTACACAACCTACCTTGAGGCGTTCACCTACACTACATTTAGCAAACGCCTCAGCGCACTCCATGTACGCTCTTAAATGTTTTTCCTTCATTGTGCTCCTGTTAAAATGTAGTAAACGCTTGTATCTTAGTAAAACCTTCGTCCAGGGTAGGCTTTTTCAAGTGTTGAATCATACTTTTCATCACACGGACTGGAATCTCTTTGCCCGGGCGATTTGCCAATCTCTCTGCTAAGATATCAGCCGGTGGTGTCTCAAAGTATAATGCTGTCTTGTTATATTCTGGTAGCATAGCAAGCTTCTTGGCTCGTGACTTAGCTGTTGTGTTGGTCTGGTCCCAAATAATGTCCAGCCTTTTTTCTCGAGCTCGACGGACTGCTCGCATCATCAAGCGGTCTGCACGTTTAATGGTTAGGCTAAACACCTCATTATAGGTCTTGCCCATTTTCTTAGCAAACTTCTCAACATAATAATCGGTTGAGATATGTACAAAGTTATGGTCTTGCGCGTCTACAAAGGTGCTCTTGCCTGAGCCAGGCACTCCGATCAGCATATATAAGTTTGGCTTTAACATTTCGTCCTTCCTATTTGTGTAGTGGCAGGTTTTCTATCCGCTTTAGATCTTCTTGAATTCCTTCAGAAACAAAACACCAGCCGCAGGTAGTCTCTCTTGTGACTTGCAGCTCTCCATAGAAGTTTTTCCACGGATACGTTGGGTCTATAGTGCTGCCGGAAACGTTATTATACGTTGCTATGTCATTAATCACAGCCAAATCAGCTGACAATACAATGGTCCTTCCAAAGGTACCATCTCCGCACCACTCTTCATAATCTGCTATTGTGTTTTTAAACGCAACACTACGGTCACAATCGGCGCCGTCATAATCGACTATGTTTTCTTTAGCCCACTCTATGTGAGCGTTGAACTCTGCCTGACTGTGTGCGGCGGCTGCCATTCCCTTGCCAGGGTTGCAATCGGGCAAGTCTGAACGCATGATAATGTACAGTGTAGGTTCCATTCTCAATTCCTTTTTCTATTTAATTTAACATATTATAAACGAAAAATGCTCCATTGTCAACTAACAATGGAGCATTTTAGTAATTTAGGCAGGAATAAACAAGTAAGTAATGGATGAAACAAAGTACATTAGCACACTAGCGCAATGCTTAGTTAGCTAAAGCAACATACAACGGACAATCTACAACGAACGACTTTTTCCTAGCAGCAACATACAACGTCATATTAGCTAGGAGCACGTCATTGGAGTCGGCTGTTGAGGCCTCCATTTAGTTTAGGATCTCTCCTAAAGATCCATTCTCGTCTCTCATTTACCCCTGGGTAGTTTACTTACACATTACGCAAGCATAACTACCAAAACTGAAATTGTGCCACCTGCGTTTATCGTGATAATCACTTGCCGGCTATCTAAGTCCGGTGGCCCGACGTCGATTCTTTACAGCAAATCTGCTGCGTGTAATACATCTACTTGTTCTTTCGTTAGCTCAACTTCGTTTTTAATGTTGGCTTCTAGTAGCATATCCTGCAGACGAACCTTTTCTTTCTTTGCAGTTGACAGTGCATGTTTCATCTGATCCAACGCATCTTTATCAAAGATGTTAGTTGAAATACTGTCGCTTCGGTCATATAGTGAACGACCTGTGTCTGACGGTTGCTCCTTGAGCTTGCCAACTTTTCCGTTGATAACCTCATTAGCTAGTCTCGGACTAAGTTGTTCAGACATTGCATAAAAATTAATATCTTTTTCTGCTCGGGCAACGTCTGCTAAGATCTCGTTTACTCCAGCAGCAACGTTTGCCAGTGCTACACTCTTTCGTAGGAGATATAGCGTGTCTAACAGTTCCTTGCGCAGGTACTCTTCTCTGATGAATTTTTCGATGGCTGCTTCAATAACCGAGCTCGGATGTTCGAATTCGTTCAGCGCAACTTCTTTCGTAAACGCTAGCTTGTTTGCAGCTTCGTTTAACGCTGCTTGCAGTGCGTGTGCTTTTCGTAGTGTAATTTTCATATTAGCCTCTTAGCCTGTTTAATGTGTCTTTTATTTAATATACAGCTAGTATAGCGCAAACTTTACTAGCTGTCAACTTCTTTTTAACTTTCTTTTAATTAAGGTCTACGTCTGTTGACTGTCTGCTTCATTGTGCAGACGTTGAGCAACACCCTCTATACAGTCTACTTTGACGAACGTTCGGTTGTGCCACAGCGCAATTTCAGAGGCATCAGTTAACGCTTCGATAGCCTCGGCCTGCTTTCGCTTTATTTCTGCAACGGCCCCAGCCTTTGCTTGATCCGCTATAGCCTTACCAACTGCATAGAAGCAACTATCATGCCGGGTGTTGTAATCAGCTCTCCGTAATACGTCTCTATAGAAATTGCTGTTCTTTCAACCAGTTCGTTTCCGTTGGGCCCTACTATTTTTACGTAAGACTTGCCGACCACGTACTTGTACAGGATGCCGTCCACATGCACGTTTCGATACTTGCTTTTGCTCATTTTTATTCCTCTTTCAGCAAAAACCTGTTACTGATGACTTTAAAGCTCTTGTCGCCGTCCTTTAGGTTCTTGAATACAATGCCTTCTGCAAACTTGTGATTAATGCTGGGCCGTTCTGCCATAGCAAGGAACCAATCAACGTTAACTTGATCTTCAGTAATCAAAAGACCTTCAATTAGCACAGGTACGTGCTCTACAGTGTTGGTGTAATCTGCGACTAGATCAAGCACTGCTCTACGCTCGCCTGCGTTTAAGTATCTGTCCTCACTAATATTGTAGACGTCAAACACAAAGAATCTAGGCTTGGTAAACTTCTCTCTGTTGTTCTGAATACCAGGGCCCATGATCTCTCCCTGGAGAGCAAAGTCAAACCCGACCTTGTCAGCAACAGCAGGCAATGCCTCACTGTAGTTCATTCCCCGCGCAAACGTTACAAGAGTGTTGCCGTTATTGGCCTCATTGTCCTTGAGGTGAAGATTGCGACTACATACCCCCGCAGTGCCTTCGCGAGTGAACAGTGTCATGCTGCTACCATCCAACTTCATAGTAACTTCCCACTCTCCCACAAACCAGTCTGGCATACTGATGAGATTCTGAACACGTTCCTGATCAGTTTTGCTCATAAACGCAGGGAACATGCCGTGTACTTCACCTGCTAAACAAGCTGGAATCGGTGGATCGTATTTTACAATGCCCAGGTTCTCGCTTAGATCTAATCCTTCGAAATCTGCGCCGCTGCCGTCAATAAAGTCACTTACTGGAAGCAACAGTCCTTGACTAACTTGTCCTCGCAATTTTACAGTGCGCAGTCGGTTGCCTACAATACCTTCGTATGTTTTAGCTCCGCCACCTTTGCTAAGAAACGGTGCCAACTGCTCTGGAATCCAAGAATCTATTGAACAATATACAGCAAGATCACCTAGGTTGTATTTTGCTATTTGATCAACTACCCACCATCCGCCGACTCGATAAGCACAGATATTGTCTGCGTTAGGTATACTTTTAATTTCTTCAATTTTAGCTATCCATGCCATTACTCGATTTCGATCTATATACATTCGTGTCTCACCTTATGCGTTAGTGCTATATAGCATGCGTTCAAAGCAGTCTGTTGACAACTAGTTTATACTAGCTGTTCAAAGTCCGGAAATGTAAGCACTGATTTGACAACCTCAGTTTCTCCGTTGCGTATTCGTGCCTTCCAGATGTCTCCGTTTTCTTCGCCGAAGCCTTCTACGTCAATCGTAACATGAGGAAAATGTACTGACAATTCTTTTAGATCTGTCTGCCATTCGTACCACTTGATGTCATCAGTTTCAAAACTTGCTCGGTTACTAGTAGTGGTTCCGGCAGCCGCACAATAGTTGGCGGCTCGATTTAACTTGAACAGAAAAAACTCTGCTTCGATTTCTTCTTGGAAGCCTGTTGCTTCAACTTCGTAGCGTGTTGAATATCCCATAACAATTTCTCTTTTTTGGTTGATTAACTTAGGGTAGGGCCCTTTAGTGCAACTGCGAAGCCTGAGAAAGCATTTAACGGTTTTACCAGCAGCTTCAAAGGAGTTAGACTCCTAAGGCAAGGTTAACTAGAGAATCTCGGTTGTAATCTAGAGGCCCTATTATTTCTTAACTAAAAATATAGTATACGTGGTAAAACAGTATGTGTCAACCTGTTTTTAATCTCTTTGTAAGTGGAGACGCGGACCGGATTCGAACCGGCGTTCACGGATTGCTGCAATCCGGTGCATAGCCTCTCTGCCACCGCGTCTATAACAAGGTGCTGGTTAGGTATCGTCCGGCGTACAAGGAAGGACGGCGACCTTGTACCCTTTACACATCTACGAGCCGTCATGTTTTAAACTAATGTGCTAACTACTAAAAATGCAGCTGGGTCGCAAACCACTTAGCGGATTTCCACCGTAAACTACCGTATACTGGGTCGGCATAATTGCATCCGATCCCTGAATACCCATTGTCAAGACATTTGTGTTTCGGGTACCACGGCCATACTTTGCCTACTTGACTCTCGGCTGACCAGTTGTTAGCTATGCTACTCTACTTGTCTACTCTGCATTGTGTATAACACTGTTGCCAATGCTATACACAATGAATTGTGTATCTGGGTATTTGGAACCCCTGGGAGGAATCGAACCTCAAAACCATCCACCTAACTTTAAGACACAGCTTAGGAGGCTGCGGTCAGGAACCAGAGGTACTTTATGCTTTCTGATCGTTCCTCATTTCTGCGTGTATTTCTCTATGACAATTTGCACATACTATGTCACATTTATTTAATAAAGATTCTCGCTCTCTTTGACTCCCCATATAGTTGGCATGTGTACACATGTGTTTTCTAGCTGGTTTTTGAAAGCCTTAGCAGCAGTTAATTGATTGCCAATGAATGGCTGATACCCGCCGTCCTTTCCAAACTCGCCGTTGGTATGGCCGTCAAGCCAAATACCCATATACCGTCTTTGTAATTTGTACTCATTTGCGTTACGTTGTAGTATTCTTATCTTCATGACGTTGCTACCTTTGCTTGTTCAATAAATGCGATAAATTCTCGCGCCATTTTGTCAGTTAACACAACGTCTACGTACTGATCGTGGTAAGAAGAGTACAGCGCAATGGCTATGTCCTCAGGGCCTCTAATGTCTACTTCAAGCGTAGTTAGTGGTTCATTGAGTATTTCCCAGGTTCGAGATATCATTTCCTGCTCCTAATTCGTTCAGCAAATCCTAGCACAGTTGAAATGCTAAATTCACTGTGACATCCAGCGCATTGTATGTTGGTAGCCACCCCAGCGCTAGGTCCTACCTTCCAAGTATCGCAAGCGCAGTCCGGACAGCCGTAACTTTGTAAGTAAGCACACAATCTTTCCTCGTCGTCAGTAGCGAGACTAGGCCACAACCATTCTTTGAAACGTTTAAAAGGGTTCATCTCTCTTGTCTCTTTTTAATTAATATGTACGCACTATACTGTAGTGTAGGAGGTATGTCAACGGCTATTTTGGTCCAGAAGGTTTGTAGCGCCAATGGGTAATGTTGTTGTAGCCTATACTCTGTGGTTCCGGCATCATCCAATGATCGCCACACCAGTAAGCCAATCCGCTATTTTCAGCAGCAGAACACCATACAATTACCATAGTCCTAGGTGGCGGCATTTTTAACACACGGATCCATCCGTCACTTTGCTTCTTACTCTTCCGCTTCAAGATATGCCATTTCCCAGTCTGGGTGGAATCTTCCAACATCCTCGTGTTCGGCGCCGTCGAACGTAATCTTGATATAGGAGCCGCTGCCGCCTGTAATAGTGCCTGTGAACTTACTTCGGTAGCAAACACGTTGACCTACGTAAGCCGGTAGTTGATAATACTGACGAATGTACTCTAAACTGTGATCAGTAGTGTTCGTCATTGATGATCGCCATGCAGTAGTTTAAGTTTTAGGCGCAGTCTGTAATCAAGCTTAGCCCATACGCTTTTGGCAGCGTGATTGTGAAATGTCCAGCACAAGATATGAAAGTAGCAGACAGTATGTTCACAATGCTCAGTCCAGTAGGTATTAAGCATTTCGCAAGCTTTTAAAATATCTGAAGATGTCATTGTATTAATGAACTCTGCAATCGTATTGCTGTCTTGATCAAAATCTTTCATACTAGTCCTTGTGCTGGTTGAATTTTTAAGTTAACCTTTCTTCTTTCTCAGCAGTGGGTTATAACCACTAGCCGGAGTTGCTTCAGCTGCCATGCTGCTTTTGTAACCTTGGTATATACTACGGAGTCGGTCACGGTCAATACCGTAGACTTTCTCAATAACTGCTTGCACAGCTTTCAACTCTTTGTCTCGAGTTTCGGAGTTTGAATGTTTAAGTTTGTTTACAACAATTTCATAAAGGGTATACAGTTGGCTACTGCTAAGTCCTTTTATCAAGTCCTGCGCTTCTTGTTTATAGTTGCGAGTGTCTTCGTGACGTGAACTTCTATGATCGTAGTTGTATTTCATAACCTTTACCTTTGTGTGTTTTGCATTTTATTAATAATAACACTGTGTATAGAAAAAGTCAAATATTACTGCTAACTATTTTTCGGGTTTAGCTGTATTTCCAAATTCTTTAGGATCTCGCTCGGGCCCAGCGGCGTCAAACAAGTGCCAATGTTTAGGGTCAAGGTGGCCATACAATGCACCTTGTGGACGCATCTCGCGTTTCCTTGCACAGTACAGTGTATCGCCTTCGAAGCCTGCGTCAATAAACGCTTGCTCTAACTGGGGCAGATCTTCTTCAAGTATCTCCTCGCAGTCTGCGCCACCCCAGAAGAATACGTCATTGCACAGTACCGCAAACTCAAGTTCTTCATCTGTCCACATTAGACAATCTGCCATGTCGTATCTAGCCACTAGTTTTAAAAGCGCAAATTTCCATTGATCATTGCCTAGCGGCTGATTCTCGTCGTGTGTTATAACTGCGTGTAACTTTTGTCCTATCATGTTCAGCTGTGATCGATCAGCGTTGACGAAGCATTTACATCCACCATTAGTATGCATGCCGGCACGTGTGCCGAATACTAGGCAATTTCCATCACTACAACCAGCTAGGTTGCCTATTAGAAACTGTCTCAAGCTTTTGCCTCCCAACTTTATCATGTTAAATTAACTCCTTAACAATTGCGCTGGCAACCTTGCCGTCGTATTGACCTTTATAGTGTGCGTTTAGCGCACCCATCATTAGGCCCACTTTTTTAGCATCAGGTACATCACCGCATCCGCCAATAATAGCGGCTACAAAACTGCGTATTTGATCTGGTGTTAGCTGAGTAGGTTGATATTTTTCCAGCAAACCTACCTCCTTTCTGATGTCACTTTGTGCGGCTATATCGTTAGTAAGCTCTAACAGCTCGTGCAGATTTTTCAGAAACTTCTGAACAACTTTTGCTACCTGCTCATCTGTAACGGTATCATTACCGCTAGGGCTTGATTCTCCTAATAGAGTAGTTAGTGCAGATGCTGCAAATGTGTCTTTTGCTTTTCGTGCAGCAACTTGATCTGCACGAATTAATTCTAGTAATGCGCTCATTTTATTACCTTTTGTGTTGAATTAGGAGCAGACGACAGGATTCTAACCTATTCACAAAGATCTATAATCTTTGTTAAGTCTTATTCCTACGAGCATTTACCGGTATACTCATAGTTTAGACTCAGGACCGCCGTTCGCTCTCCGCCTGCATAATTAGTACCGCCCTAGGTAAAAGCCTCGAGACAATTACCTAGGACTTCCGGAATTTTTTATAGAGTCCAACTCAGCAGCCATCTTGACCACCACAGGAATCGAACCTGCTTTCCGGCATTTCTTTCTTTTTTCGTCTCTATTCTAAATTTTGGAAGCGGGTACAGGATTCAAACCTGTGTGCGTAGAGTTGCAGTCCACTGCCTAGTCGCTCGGCCAACCCGCCATATTACTTTTTGTAAACTACCCAAGCCTCTGGTTTAGTCTTCCAAAAGTCTGTGTTCCATGGCTTATCCGGATAGCGTTCAATTAACTTGTTCATTGTGTCTGCATGTAATTGTGCAGATGACTCCGAATCATATTCCATTCCGCCGTTGCTGATATTTGGGTCGGACTTAGATCTTGCAATAAATCTCATTTGTCTTACTCCCTTATCTCAGTACACAGTATACTTATGTTTACTGTCTGTGTCAACCTCTATTCTTCTGGCGATTGCCTTGGCTGCCACAGAAGACTAGCTACTATTAGTTCGTTGTCTTCTTCGTACATTTTGCCCACTGTAAATACCTGTGTGAACTGAGCTCCGCGAATTGACGAACGAAATGATTGATCACGTATCGACCTTACTGTGGTCTTGCTGACCTTGCATGATATCCACAACCCAGAGTGAGAGCACATAGCTGACTCGGTGTCCATTTTATGGCACATCAGCAATTCATTAAAGAAGTTTACAGCATCTCCTCGATTTTGTACAACAACAAGGGTTGACCCATGAGCGGAATAAACATCATCAAGCAGCTCACGATTTAGAAACAAGTAATTAGTTATCATATTAACCTCGTGAATTAGTAGTGTGACAACTGGTACTGATCTCCAGCATAGCAACCCGACACAGTTCGCGACCAATATCGGTTCCCCTGTTTGTTCAAATCTGCCCAGGGTCAGCGCCTCGTCTCATGCTTGGCCGCTAAGCTCAAGCACTGCGTATCAGTCTACGCATCTGTCACATCTTAAAGCACTCTGTGTCAAAGTGCTTTAAGATGTCCTCTACCCGTAGGCAAAGGACATTAACGCAGTAGCTAGTTCGGTTGCCTAGCAGGTCCCAGCTGTGGCGTTCAAGCAATACCAAAGATCACTACGTAACACTTGGCGTTCAACTTGTGTACCTCCGATCCTAGAAGCCGTCGCTTCTTCGCCCGAATAAGGATTCTTCACAGTATGCTCTACTGTTTAGTTATACTGCGCCCCTTAGCTTGCGCTAAGAGTACCGTGTGCTCATTTTAATTGTAATGAGCAGACCGAATTATTTATTTACACTGCCGGGGATCGAACCCGGATGTTTCAATTACGTTGCGCTGTTATGAAACGGGTAGTTCTCGCCTGACTCAGTTATACAAGTCTTGAGCGCAAAACGGTGTATTATTAATATTTCACCGCCTATCCATATTGGCTTATTCCGCACCCCTGTATACCTATTCCAGCACAGTGTAAATCTTTACTTTATTAGTATAGCACCTTTGTAGTGTTTGTCAACTACCATTCTTCCATTTCTGTCTTTCTTTTGTTGATAGTTTCTTGAGTCACTTGTAGTAGCAATTCGTAAGGCTCGTATTCTTGTCCTTGGCTACCTTCGTGTCCTCCGGGTAGCCATTGCTTGCGCGTTTCATCAAAGAATAGGTTAAGCATAGCTCCTTTGAGGTATTCTTTGATGAACGCTTCTGCTTGTTCGATCTCACCTGCTTCAACTAGTGCACGAACAATTCCTTGGCCTCGTAACATTCCACTAAATCGGTGCTCGTTAAAGTTTAGCGTCTTCGCCAGCTTGCTGCACACTGGGTATTCGGCCATGTTGTTTATAAGCATGAATCCTATTTCGTCATTCTTTTCAACAAGGTCTTTTATTGCCAGGATGTAATCAGTTGCTTCCTCAACAAGGTCATTGTAACCGTATTTAAAGTAGTTTACCTCATTAGACTCATGGTTATATTTGCAGTCTTCAATTTGCCACTTATTAAGAATTGCGTCCACGCAGTCTTTGCGCATCATTGCAAAGTCAATATAGGACTCTTTGCCAAACTTATTTTCAATAATTAAACGCTGTTCGCGAACACTTTCAAAAAACTGTTCCTCTCCAAAAGAGCTGCGAGTAACAGCAACGTCGTGGCGCTGGTTCTCTCCCACTTCTATTTCCATTTCTATTAAGTTTTCCCTAACTGCGCCTAGCACATACGTTAGCCCCACTCCGCTATTCTCATCGCTTCCGCCGTAGTCATTATAAACACCTTCGAACGGTATCAGAACCGGTGCATAGTGCCCTGTAGCATAGCACTGATCGTATGTTGCCTTCTTCTCTAATGCAAAGACGTACACTGCGTCGCCGTGGTAGATTGGAAGGTTTGTCAATGAACATGTTTTATTCCAGCATCCCATAAAATTTACTCCTTGTTAGTTTGGTTAGCGACCGTGAAATTGCCACATCACAGCATTGCAGAGTGCGTGTACTGCACCTTCTGTTAGCCCTGAGTCATGACAGTGTTGTAAGTGAATTGGATGTTTTAGGAAGAATGGCGGGAACAGTTTCCAGTTTACTTTCTTAGAAGTTACTGACTTAGGCGGCTCTTCGGTCAGCTGTCGTTCGCAAAACATACAGGCACCGCCCTGCTGTTTAATATACTGTTCTCGAACTACTCGCTTGTCTCTAGACGAAATCTTATCGTACATCACAGGCAGCGTGTATTTGTCAGTCATAACAACCTACTCGTATATTTAGATTAGCTTTCCATGCCGTATTTTGACATTTTTCCAAAGTCAATGATACAGCCAAGGGAGTTAACATCACTTCGAATTACCAATGTATAATTGCCGTCATTATCCATGTAGAACAGAGATGTAGTTCCTGCTCGATCAGCCATGCTGGAATTACCCTCAAGGATAGGCGATTGTCCCTTATCCCGCAGGTGCTGTTCAATTTCTAAGTATACAGTACACACCATCTTAGTGGGCACAGTTACTACTTTTGATGCTAGCGCAGCAGATGAGCCTGCGAACATTACTGTAATTAGTGCTGCTTGAATTAGTTTTTTCATGTTGTTCTCCAAATATTACCAAGTACAGTCTATAACGTATTTACCCGACAACAGTACCCCTGAGCTGCAAAGCTGATTTAGCATCGCGTTGGTACTAAATTGAGCGTTACCGTTTTTGACCTCTAATAAAGCGTCCATGTCGTATTTGTCAGCTGGTTCAACAGTTATGCACCAGTCTTGGTTACCTAGTTCTTCGAGAGCAACCAACGAATCCTCGTCGAGATTAAAGTAGCTGTTGATTAATTCGAGTATTTCTTGTTCGCTTGCGTATGTGGTAATTTCTGTGTGCATAGTTAGAATCCTCCGCCTACTGTGACAATAGCAATTTTAGTATTTTTAAAGCCTAGCTTTCTAAGCTGCTTAATGGCATTGTTGATATCTGAGTAATCAAAGGTGTCTGATGAAAGCCCTGTTTGTGTTAAGCTGTCAAATTCTGAAGAAGTCCAAACTGAATTCAGTATTGGCATATCAAAGTCGCCGTACTCATGTAATGCTACTACTAACATACGTCACCTATTAATTATTTACAAAATTAGCTAGACAGTTACTATTCCACTGCCAAGTCACCTACACTTTTACCATCTAGTGCTACTACATTTTAGTACGTAGTCAAAGCAATCCGGCGCATTTCAGCTTTCGTGTATTAGACAAGGTTCTTAATATGGGTACACCGTTTGGTTGTCTAACTTAACTAACGGTATCTTACCAATTCTGGCATATTGCTATGCTTAGTCTAAGGACATTATACTGCCCAGTTACTATTGTTAAAGAACGTGTTAACGTTTTGCTAACCTATGTACTAATTATAGTGTCTAACGTTGTTGCTGTCAACCACTGTTTACATTTTATTTGCTAAGTCGTTCAGAAGTTCTTGTGCTACATCTAATTGTCCGCCCTTTAGTGCTCGGTCCACTAATGCCAGTTGTTGACTGACTAGGCCTCGTGTGTGCTCGGCATCTTCTCTAGCAGCCTTGCGTTCTACACGTTCAGCTACTTCTAGCTTGGTTTGATACTCAAATACAAAATACGGATAATAGTCGTCGGTGTTTTCAGTGCCAAACTTTAACCAAATATGATCATCTGTAGTGTCTCGCAATACGTAGCCGTCAAAGCATCCATTGCACTTTTCTTCTACTGTTACAGTTGCAAAGCTGCGACCTAAGAACACTAGCTTTTCGTCCTTGCGAGTTTCTACAGAATCTAAGTAGCTACGATATCCGTCGTCTTCATCCTCTATAGCCTCAAAGATGTGTTGACCAATCTTAAAGAACGTATCGTGAACACCATAGAACTTAAAAGTCTTGCCAACTACATCATCAAATAACATTTTACTCTCCAAACTTTGCTTTCAATCTTAGATACTCTGCGTATTTCTAATGTTCTAACAGTATAAGAGAGATTAGATATTCTGTCAACTAGTATTTACTAAGCTGCATCCAACCTAGCGAACAAGCCATTCCAAACGTCACATATTCCTCGGTGGCTCATGAACACTCCTATGTGCCCTGCGTCAACTAAGTAGGTTTGTGCGCGGGTGTAGCGTTGCAGAGCAAGAGATTGTTCACTTGGCGTAATGTCGTCACGCACTCCTGTAACAATGTGTACACCTTTTAAGCTGTTTAGCACAGTAAGGTCCACTTTGACACCGGCTATTGTGAGTTCGTTCTTACCTAGTAAGTTCTTCTTAAACAACTGTTCTACAGCCCATAGGTACCATTTACCTGCTAGATCCTGTGTATGATCGTACCACTTGTAAAAGCGTCGAGCATCGTCGTCTGGATAGACATATCGTTCAAAATAGTGTTTACTTAGATTGCTGCTCTTCCAAGCTGCTAACATAGTTTGGCCTAGCATAAGACCTCCGCTCATCATTACAATAGCTTTATATAAGACTAAAGGCGTCTTCGTAGCGCGATGTATTACACTGTTACCTACTTTAGTATCAATAGGAGCTCCTGCTATTACTAGAGACGATACTTGATTTGGATGTAATGCTGCGTAGATTGTGGCTAGCCAGCCGCCTTGACACAACCCTACTAATGTTGCTGTTCCGCCGACGTGCGATACACATTGATTAAGCTGTGATAGCAAGTCCTCTATGCCTTCGTTGCGGCGAGTATATGTACAGCTCTTCCACTCTATTGTGTAGACACTGCCTGTGTAGTTTTTAGCAGCACTTTGTACTAAACTTTGGTTAGGTGCATAATCTGCTATGTTGCTGTGATGGCCTGCTTGTGGTGGAATAATTACAGCCGGCGTGCCTGTACCTTGTGAGAATTGTAATAGTTTAATTGCGTTAGTTTCATACACATTTTGGTGTTGTGTTGTCCAAGCGGTATTACTTTGGTAATTGTTCATACGGTTCCTTAGTTTGGATTAACCGTGTACTTATCTGTATATTTGTAGAGTGCTACAAACAAAGAATATTGGCGACCCTACCTTGATTCGAACAAGGAACAGGAGTTTCGAAGACTCTTATGATATCCATTTCACCATAGGGCCAAATAATTATGTAGCTCTATCCACCGAGCTACAGAGGGTAATGTATTAGCTTACAGCTTGTTCTCGTACTGCTAGTTCTTTGCGGATGTAACGCATGAACATCATTGCCTTATCCGAACGGTTAAACTGTCCGTCGCCAGTGTCGGAGATTGGCACTGGAAAAATAAAGCCGCATTCAGTTTCGTAAAAGAGTTCGCCCTTGCGGTAAAACTTAAACTGAACTTGCTTTCTGTCAATTACCATATCTTTAATCGTGCTCATTACGTTTTCCTTTTGTTTGGTGCGGACACAGGGATTCGAACCGCTCATACTACTGTAAATTCAAAAACTAACCCATGACCAACATCAAAATAATGAATTTCATTCTGTTGTCCAGCGGACCTTTGGTAATGCTCGGCAGAGTACCTGCAAGAATCAACTACAATAGCTACAACTTCGTTTTTAGCGTTGTACTCAACTTGTTCTATATCTCCTGATAGAGACGGGCTCCAGTCATTACTATTCTCATCAGTGTAAGGGTTAAATCGTGCTTTTACGCGGTCGCCTTGCTTGACGTTCATTGGTATTGACTTCATAATTACCTCTTATTTGGAGCGGATCAGGGGACTTGAACCCCTAACATCTGACTTGGAAGGACAGTGCTCTACCAATTGAGCTAGATCCGCAAATTTTTACAGTTATCGAAATGATAACGCTTAAATGCTTGTTCGCCGCCTACTCTTTTACAGTAAGGACATTGTACTCTGTTCTGTTTCTTGCCTCTCAGACTTTCGGCAATCTTTTTTTTATGTTCTTCGGTTTTTATTCTTCCCGACACTGTCTTAGATATTGCTGCGTTTCTAGCAGGGTTTTTTGCTCTTATACGATTTGCTTCGGCTCTTTCTTCTCGGCACTCGTCTGTTGGACACCAAGTTCCGTTATCTCTTTTTGTTGCTAGCATCTTCTTAATAGACGCTTGCGTATGTTTCCTTCCTTTAAATTTAGCTATACCGCTTTTATTAATGTAGGAAAATCCACCTTTCCCACCAACAATTAAGTTAAGGCACTGCTTGTCTTTCAAGACCGTTTCATTAACTAGCTCGTTTTCTTTTCTAAACATTTCTTCTTCACTAGTGCAGTCGAACAGAATTTCTTTATAAAAGCTCTCTTTTCCGTACTTTTTGATAGATTTAGCTAAGCGTGTTCCTGAACCTAAATATGAATCAGTTGGGTTATTAGTAACGTGTGTACCGATGTAATATTTTCTGTTAATTATATTTGTTGTCTTGTATACTGTATAATGTTTCATACAATTATTTAGCAATGAAGACACTCGTGTTACCCTTCACACCATGTCCGCATAATAGGTTATTAGCACAACGCATGGGCGGATGAACTATGTCGTTCCGCTCCTCGGGCAGAGTAAAGGTTCGCAGCCCCGATTAAGCATTCTTTCTGTTACTAGCCAAGCTAATAAATTTGGCGCTCTCGATAGGAGCTAAGTTCGCATTATAGTTCACTGGCACAATGCACGGGCAAATCAACTATGTCGTTTTGCTCCTCGGGTAGAGGATAAGAGTAACGATCTCTTTCTCTCGCATTGCAAGGTCTGTCCCATACAGATCCCCCTAAAACTTTATTTTTCTACCTTCTAACCATCCTTCAGGTAGAGGTTCTTCTTTATTAACTTTTTTAGATTTCTTTAATTCTAAATTATGAATCCATCTTGTACCAAACTGAGAATTACCTTTACCAGTTTGGTGAATACTATTTGCTTTACCTATTTTCTTTTTTGATTCTTCATTATGGAATTTCCCTTTCCATACTCCTTCTGGGTATAATAGCTTATGAGCTTCCACTCCAAGTCTACTGAACTCCTTCATACGTGACAGTTGCGCTGCGCGGAAGACAGGATCATTTTTCCATTTATCAACAAAAACTTTTGAACCAATATGCGGTTTATAGTCTACAAGACTACGATCAACATTTTCGTTAATCCAATCAAACCCACCTTGACCACCTTCTTTCAAATTATAGTTATCTTTATCTTTAATAAATTCTTCGTTAACTATCTTTGCTTCAGCAGAGAACATATCTTCTGGGTTGTCGTAAACTTCTAATATTTCTTTAGTGAAGTTTTCAATTCCATTTTTCTTTATTGATAGCTTTAGGATCTTACCTGATCCCATATAGTCATCATTGATATCGTGAGTCTTATGGACTCCTACGTATATCTTATTGTTAATAATATTCGTTATCTTGTATAGTGTGTATAGCATATACTACTATTTATACAAGTTCGATATTTATTGAACTATTCCTAAAACTGGTCTCTCTGTGAGATTTTGAACCCCAGATTCTACGTCTCAAACGTAGGGTGTTACTAGACTACACTACAGAGAGATAAATCTTTATTCACACGGCTTACAACTTATCGTCTGCGTTATGTTTGGTATCACATAGGGGTATCGATACCCTGTCTTCACCTTAAAAGGGTGCTGATCTGCCATTTAAAATGGCGAGATTCGAACCTACCTGTATCCTGCTAACCTTTCAACGATTTCGTAGACCGAGGGTATACAGGCGCATTAAACTTTAAAATGTTGTTGCCATCTCAGGAATAACATCAATCCTGGGATTCGCTTTTTCTTTCTCTGCTAACTCTTTCAAACTTGTTAACGGATAACACTTTCGTATTCCTTTGACACTAATACGAAAGAACGGTTCTTTCATGTAGTTAAAATGATTAGGCCGTAGCAACTTCATAGGCTTTAGTATGCCGTCTATCTTGATCGAGTACAGTGTCTCGTTCTCAGTGTTGAAAAAGTAGCCTCTATGCTTGGTTGCGATATACTGTTCTGGTAAGCGTACCATGTTTCTTACTCTTTATTAACGTGTGTTTGTTTACTATGTACAAAGTATAGCATCAATAAGCGCTGTGTCAACTACTTGTTTGGTGGAATGTACGGGACTGCGTAGTTACCCGTTCTCGGCTCTGAAATTATACCGAGCGCATTGGTCGTTAGCTAACACCCCATTGCTTGGTAGTACCACCTGGTGTCGATCCAGGACCTCTCGGTTATCAGCCGAGTGTACAGAGCCGCTATACTATGGTACTATAAAATGGTCTCCTAGAGGGGTATCGATCCCCTTGCTCTTGGGTGACTTTACATAAATACATTGTGAATTAACCGCACTATTAGATAAAAACGGAGTTACTAACTTGCATATTTATAAATCACCTATATGTTCTTGTATCATATGCGGCAAACAGTTATCCGCCAAAGGCATAGCTGGACATCATCGACTTTCTCATGATGCTGCTCAAAGAGTTGCACATCAGCAGCGAATGAAATTTGTGGCTCCACAAATTTCAAGTAAACTAAAACAAAACACAATTAATCAGTTTAAGGAAACAGCTGATAAGTTTTGTAAGTCGTGCACCCTAGCTCTTCCATTTGAAAAACGGCACAGCACTTTTTGTTCAAAATCTTGTTCAACGACATTTACAAATACTAAACGGAAAGTAAAGGAGAGCACCAAGAAGAAACTTTCGTTGTATGCTAAAAATAATCCTTCCGGATTTGTTACTAATAGGCCGACTTTTCAACGTAAAGGAACGTATAAAACTTGCTCTTCTGAAACTTGCCAAAATAAATTTTATGCCTATCCTTGTGAAGAAAGTAAAAAATACTGTTCATTTAGCTGCTTTATACCGTATTCTGGTGGCGAACGTAAAGGATCCGGAAATAGTAAAGGTGGATATTATAAAGGTTTTTATTTAGCATCTACATACGAACTGTGTTACTATATTTTTTGTGTTGATCACCAAATCTGCATTGAACGTAATAAAGAATCTTGGAAATATTATTACAACGGTAAGCACAGAAAGTATTATCCAGATTTTCGTGTCAACGGGCGTCTTGTTGAGATCAAAGGTTATTACACCCATGTTGTTGACTTAAAATTACAGTCAGTGTCGGAACCTATTGATATACTGTATAAAAAGGATCTAAAATTTGTATTTGATTATGTTACTGATTTCTATTTTGTTACCGACTATAAAGTTCTATACGATTAAGTTGGTGCTCTTAGTGGGACTCGAACCCAACATTACTGGAGTGAAAGTCCAGTGTCCTAACCTTTAGACGATAAGAGCGTATAGTTTTAAAAATAAGCCAAGTGATTTAGCCACTAATCGACTAGGAGTTATTCTGTTGCGCATTGTTATGGCACTGTTCAACAAATTCTAACAATCTGCTGTACGCTGCTGCTAACATTGCGTCCTGTTTATGATGCCTGTGTGTGTCGCACATTACTTCAATCTTTGAGCCTTTGTAATGATTCTTGCGAAGTCCGTCACTAAGCAATAAAAATTCTATATCAGTTTCAGTGTCCTTAAAGTGCCAAACGTGCGGCGAACTTTCAAACGCAGGTACTGAATTGTTAGGTTTTGGCAACGTGCGTATGACCTCAGGCCAATGATACGATGCATTGTTTCCTCTAGTCCTAACTCGTTCTTCGTACTCTCGATCAATTACTTGTGTAACCAACGGAAAGTTGGTAGTGTAAGCAAAGTTTATCATAGCACAACTGTTGTTCTCTTCTTTTAAAAACCACTTGTAGGAGCGATGTCCTGGAACTTGTACTATCATACCGCTTACCTTTTATCTAACTGTTATACACAGTATACAGTCTTTTACAGTTTTGTCAACTGTTTGTTTGGCAGCCCCGGTAGGGTATGATCCTACAACCTCCTGAGTCAAAGTCAGGCGCTCTGCCAATTGAGCTACGAGGCAATAAAAATGGAGCAGGGTTGGGGATTCTAACCCCTGGTGGATGCTGTGGATAACCCCTAACACCTCTTATGGATTCATACCAGAAAGCACTGGACTTACCCTGCATAAATTGGTGGAACGTGCTGGCGACCGAGGACGGACCAGGATCTACCATTATAGGACTCAAACTTGTTCCTCTACGTCTGTTGTGAACCTATGTCCTAAATGTTTTACTGTAACGTCTTGTTTACTACTCGGCCTCTTCTGTACCCTTCTGGTATAAGTTCAGTCTTCTTAATCTTCTTTGATTCTACTTCGTTTGTAATCCACATCGTACCAAACTGCGAATTTCGTTTTCCTTTACTATGAATTTTAGCCTTTTCACTAATTAGTTGTTTAGTTGCGTCAGTATGTTTTTTTCCTAAAAAAGTTCTAAGGGCCAATGCTGCTAAGGAAGTGCTAATGCGTTTGTTGGTCTCTTCTGTATGACTTCTGCCGTAAAAAGTACCGTTTGGATACTTTGATATTCTAGCTTTACACATTTTATTCATATGTTCTTTTGAATGCGAAGAATTGTTTTTGTTAACATAGTCCCATCCACCAAATCCACCTACTTTTAAATTATAAGTGTTAGCTTCTGTCAAAAATTCTTCATTTACTAATTCTGCTTCTTTTGCGTACATTAGCTCAGGAGTATCAAAAATAAACAATATTTCTTTCACAAAATTATCAATTCCGTGTTTTTCTAATGCTCGCTTCAAATACTTACCTGAGCCCATATAGCCGTCATTAAGATTAGGGGTCTTATGAGATCCGATATAGATCTTGCCGTTCATCTTATTTGTAACTTTGTATATAGTATAGTTCATACTGTATTTATACAAAGTTCGAGTCTTAACACTAAGTTAAGACTCAAATGCTCCCCGGGTAGGCTTCGAACCTACAGCTCCTTGCGGAACCGGATTAACAGTCCGGCGACTTTACCATTTTGTCTACCGAGGAATAAATTCTAAAAATGTTATTTGCTCCTAAGGCCGGGCACGATCCAGCGACATTCGGTTTAACAGACCGACGCTCTACCAACTGAGCTACTTAGGAGCAAATAACACTTATCTTGCTTTAATGTATAACTATAATAACATCTGTGTTGTGTTTGTCAATCCCTTATTTCTGATACTGTAAAGTTACTTCTCGTCCGTTCTCAACAAATTTCACAATACTGTAATCATATTGCTGCTGATACGACGTAGAGTACGTGGTACTGTTAAAACAACGTTGCTCCTGTCTATAGCCTACTACTACTGTGGAGGTAGAACCTGAGTGTCCTCTAGCGCCACCAATCAATGCACCTGCCGCAGTGGCTGCATCACGTCCACTTCCTCCGCCAAACTGCCTTCCTACTGCTGCACCTATTACTGCACCTATCAGAGTGTCTGATGTGCTGCCCTGCTGTCGAACTGTACCGTAGACCGGAACCTGTTCGACACCACACTGCTGGCTCACATGAGGTGTCTGTACTGCTACATCTCGGTAGTGATGAACTACTTGTGCGTTAACTCGCTGTCCTGCAACTAAAGGAGCAGATAGAGCAATTGCAAGTACGCCTGCTAACAGTTTGACCTTCATGTTCATTATCCTCTTTACTTTAATGTTTAACTACAATAGCAATGTATTTACTATCTGTCAACTCCTCATTTACAATATGTGGAGTGTAGCAGCACCGCCCTGCTCAGTTATTGGACTAGGTCCTCACTATGCTAGCCTAATCTAGACACCCCGTAGTTGGCTGTACTATTTACTGCTCTTTCTGTTCGTTTATAATAAACTTGACACTTACCGCATACAGCGTCATCCTGCATAATACGCAGTTTAAGAGCCTCTAGCGTGTCGTAGCTGCTGTCTTTAATGTTTCTGCATACACACGCTATCATAACACTTCCTCTAAATTGGCGCGTCGACGAGGTTACGATCCTCACAAGATCGGTTTTGGAGACCAATCAGTACCCAGTACCCGACGCATATAAAACTTCTTTAGCCCACTTGCCTACCCCGGACTTTAACGAATATGAATTGCCATATCCCATTTTGTCGAGTGCTGTCGAGAAGGCATAACCTTCTTCTATTAGGCTAATAAACTTGTCTTTTCTTTTCAAAAATTCTAATTCGTTTTTTGTTACACGACTTAGCTGTAATTTAGTAAGGCATCCTTGACAATATTTTGCATGCTGTGAAGTAATTTTAACCAGACAACCAGTACAATGCTTCTGTGTTGATTTTCTCCCTTTAATCCAGCCTATTGGAACATTTTCTTTAAGAAACTTCCCGTTTTCTAAAGTCTCAGGATTATAATACCAGGGCTTCCCGTACGACGAGTTTTCACTTCCTTTTCGTTTTCTACACTCGCTAATGTAACGTTTCTTTATCCATCCGTACTGTTTATTACTACGCAAATTCTTTCTACTACTAACAGTCATCATATTAGCAGCGTATACCAACTTATGTTCCTTTGGGTGCATCTTAACTAGTAACTGATGTGCTACATAGTGCTCTTCAGGAGTTAATGCTACTATATTCTCTCTGTCATCTGTGCCGCCTAAGCATCTAGGAACAATATGATGTTTCTCAGTGTAACCGTCAAATACTCGTGTTTTTGCTCGTTCAATCAATGTCGCATAATGTTTGTTATAGTTCATACGACTATTTATCATTTTGCGAACCCCGCTTACTGGTTTTGGAGACCAATCCGTACCCTGTACCTGAGGCATAAACTTTTACTTTATTTCTACAATAAAAAACTCTTGTTTGGATTCTGAGTCTTCACAAAAACTTTTCCAACTTTCTGCTGCTCCACGGTCTATTATTGTCCTAGACATCACTTTCCGCAGTTCGTTCTCATTACGTAAAATCCTGGATATGGATACATTATATTTCCTTGATTTACATTAAAATAGCGGAGAGCCCGGGGGTTGTCCTCCTAAATGGCAGTAGATGAAGGATTCAAACCTTCGAGCCCACAATGTGAACTTTTCCGTTAGCAGCGGAACGCCTTAGATCACTCAGCCAATCTACTATAAACTTTATAGTAAAGCATACTATTGGGTGTAGGACCTAGTCAAACACGTTAAAAGTGTCTGTCATGCCTTAGTATGCTTTACTATAAACTTTAAAGTAAAACACACTACCTGGTTTCGAAACCAGGATTTACCATTACAGGTCTCGAACCTGTCTTCCCCACGTCTGGAGTGACATCCACGTCTTAGTGTGTTTTACTTTAAAGTTTGAGGAAGGTGGAGGAATCGAACCCCTACCTGTTTTGCAAATACCCTGGAGTTCAAATCCAGTTGCCATCCAATTAGCGGCACCTTCCGATAAACTTTTGTTTTTACTTTCTATTGTTAAAGAGCGTGTTAGCTGTTTTGCTAACCTATGCACTAAGTATATGGCCTGTGCACTTGCCTGTCAACTACTTTTTAAAATTAATTAAACTATCTGCAAAGCGGTGATTGGTGTCTCGATGACCCACTTCGTCCATTCTGACCACTATAATGACATCGCGCAAAGTCGCATCGACGGGCAATTTCCAATAGTCAATTGCAATCTGCGGCGCGGCCACGTTTTCCAAACGGCCGCTGTCCACCTCAGCCAGGTATTCGCTATAGCTGTAAACCGCCTCTTCTTCAAAATAACCCACTAGCCGATGTGCGGTGCGGCCCGAAACAACATAGAGAAACAGAAAGCTGGTGAAGAAAATTCCCTGCGCCAACAAAATCAACACCCGTTCCAGAAAGCTGGGCTGAGCAATTTGCACAAACGTCATCAGGTGCATGCGCTCGTTTTCAGCCTCTTCCAGCAGCGTGTGAATCCATTCCCGATTGTCCTCCATCCGACGGAGGGAGCGCATGTGCCCCAGCATTCCTCCGACCATTCCCGGTACTGCGGCTACGGTTTCCAATACTACCGCACGATGGCCATAGCGTTTGGCAAAAAATAGGTCTGCAAAAAACCGCAACAGCCTGGTTAAGCGAAAGGCCACGCGGTCAGAAAACCCCGACGGAGTATGATGCTTGCTCAGCGGATCACTATGTTTGTCCAAGTTCATTTTACATAGTCTAGCATGAGCAGACTCTTTGCTATCATCTTTAAATTTCTTTCCACAGTGTACACATTTCATATTTATCAGCTCAGAATTGATAGTTGTTATTTTCAATACTAGTAATGCTACAAATTTCTTACACAAAAAAAGCCCAGTGCGTGTGCAGTGGGCTTGTAAAGTGTCGAACTGTTCTTTCGCTCTACACCAAACCCACCATAACACTATTACTCGAATTATTCCAAGTAGTTGTTAGTGATGACAGCAGTGTAGTAAGTTTCATTAAAAGCGTTAGTTCCTTTGTTATACGTTTATTTATCTCTTTGCAGACTTTTTAACCTGCTAATGGTTTAATTTTGTCTATTTTCTAATGATACTACTTTTACGCGATTATAGTAAAAACTGCGCCATCCTTGTGCTGTGGTGTCCCACACGTTGATTAGTCCTTCCTTGGCAGCCTTAGTGTTGCCAGGGTGATTTTCTGTTGGTATCACAGCAAGACTCTTGGTACAGGTCATAACTCTCTCTGCGCCGTCCTTCTTGTCAAATGTAACTACCAATACGGTCTGTTCTAATTGATCAACCAATGCAGCATGTGTAGGGACTTCTTTTGACACAGCCGGGTTATCCTGTAGATTGGTTTCTTCAGTCGTATATTTCATAGTGTTCTCCAATTATTTTCGCTAGTTTAAAATCGTGACCCGCAGTTATTCCAGTTAGTAGGTCTCCCTTAATCTTTATTTTTCCTTTTTTGGATATGTACTGCCATACTGCCTGCTCTGATTGTTTCACTTTTTTTGAGATTAGGTACTGGTCAACACTGAGCCAATAGTAGGTAGTATACACAGAATCTTTAGCTTTTCTATCCACAGACCCGATAAATGTTATTTCACCTTGTGGATTATAGAATTCAAGCCTTTGCGGAAGGGGTTTGGCTTTCTTAAAAATCTCTTCACTTGCTTTGTCCTCTAGATAGAAGTCATAAAGTTTGCAGAATGCTGCCACGTTGCTGCTGTGTATTACTAATGGCTGCTCTAACATTTTTTCTACGTCAACTTGAAATTGAGTAAGCAGCTTGGCATGCAGCCTAATTAACATAAATTTATTTTTGAAATGGTTGCGCACTGCTTGTGCAACAGCATAGTGTTTTTCGCTAACTCGTTTAAAAGCATCAGCAGCTATATACGGGCCGTCGGGGGTGTTGACAATAGTTTGAAATATGTTGGGCGTAACATGCCCTAACTCTCTTAAGTTAATATATTCTGCTAATGGATCCTTATCGTAATACAAAGTCAATAATTCCTCGTCAAGACTGATCCAGTCCAGCGAGAATATGTCCTGCATCCTATCCTGTGCTGGAGCTCGATCAATGTCTGACACTCGGTTAATCTCACAAAGTAGAGCCATTTTACTAATCCCAAAGTGAAGTAAAATAGGTTCCAAAAAGCCTAAATCCGTTTTGGACCCTAGCACCGTATACCTTCATTCCTTCAAAGTCTATCTTGTAGGTGTTGTTGGGGCCTTCTTCCCAACGAAACAGATCAGCGTCTTTTTCGTCCACGATGTCTCCGGCAAAGTTGATAGGAATATCCAGCATGTGATGCACACCACTAGTAAACTCAGATTCCCACTCGTTGTAGATACTTTCAAACGCAAAGATCATTTCATCCAACACCCAATCCCAACGTTCAAAATGCGTATCGTCAGTGCTGCCATCTAAACCAGCTTCAACTGTGGGACGAAGGTGCAGGGGCACGTCCTCTGGCTCTACATAAGGTGCTCCGTGCTTGGTAGTTTTTAGCTGGCGCAGCATGGGCAGCACGATATGTCCTAGCGTGTGATCCATGCTCCAAGTATCCCAAGGTGAGATTTTAACTTGAACTTTCTGATCACCATGATGCTTGTAGTACCACTGTGCTAGAGTATCAACCCAGGTTTCACCTAGCCACTCGCCTACTTTGTCGTAAGTGTCTTCTTTAACACCCACGTACTTGAGCAGTCCTGCAATTTGGTATGGACCCCAAAATGTTTTGTACTTGCCTGTTATAAACTTCATGCTACTTACCTTTTTTAAATTTAGTTTTGCAGTTTCCACTCATGCACATTGTACAATAGTGTTCTCGGTCTTGATGTTCAAATCCACGTGCTATAATAATTGAGCAGCCATTACACAACAGAGCACCGTTGCCGTTATCAAACTTTACAATAGCCTTTGTGTAGTTGTGCTGCATGCGGTTTCCTTATTTTAATGCGTCAAATGTTTTGTGATAGTCTTCTTTCCAACTACGTAACCACGGACTACGATCGCACTCTTTAACGTGCTGCATTACTCCTTTTCTGCCTGCGTTCTCTATAATTTCTCCTACAAACATACGCATTGCTGGTGCCTCATTAGCATCACGTGCTGCTTTAGTAAGCCATATGCCTACCATCATAGGTTCGTCTGGCATTACGTCCCATACCATGTCATGATTTCGCATCTAGTCTCCAACTGAGTTTAGCAAGCGTAACATAGCATCGTGCTTGGTGTCAGCAGTTTGTTTTTGCCGAGTAGATTGTACTACAAGGCCGTAGAAGTATTGTCCATTCAGCGTTGAGGTCACCCACCCAATAAGAGTGTTGTTGAGGTATAATGCTGTGCCGCCGATTGTATGTAACCAATGCATATTTTCACCTGTTCGTAGCTAGTTGTTTTATTCTAAGTCTTGAAAATCCGCAATTGCGTTTTGTACAGCAGCTACCCAATTTAGAGCAGCTTGTTCTTTTAGCAGTATACCGTGTTCCTGGGTGTCAACCCCTTTGACTAGGATATTATAAGCTTTTTTAATACGCTGCCACATGCCGTCTGCGCTCAAGCTGTAAGGAGTCCATGTTTTAACATAGAAAGTCACGTTGACTCCAAAGTCAGGCTCTGCATCAGCCTCTATCCAAGTATCAACAGCATGATCTTCACAAGTGCAGTCACACTCGATATGATAAATCTTTCCGTTATCCCAACTGCTTGATTCCGAAATACCTTTTGCTGGCGTCTGAGCTTTCATTTACAACTACCTTAAGTGTTTAAGTTTTAACTAGTATAGTTTCGTACCCTGCAAGTGTCAACCTATTTTTAATATATGTCCTTGGTAGAAACCACCCAGCTTGTGAGCTTTTTCGCTAGCCAGGTCCACAACATCTCTGCACCTATAAGCATCACTAATTGCAACTAGAACTTCGTGTACATCTGCTAGTTCATTTTCTATAGCATCCTGATTTCCGTGCCCTAGCGCTTCGTCCAGTTCAGCAACTTCTTCTTTAAGTTTACGATTAAGCAGCATCAAATATGCACTTTTGTCTAGTACACGTTCACAGGGTCGAAGTGGTTCGCTATTAGATAATCTATCAGATTTTACTAAAGCAGGAATTTTATCTCTAACTAATTTATATTTGTCATAATTCATAATTTTAATCCTGATGAGTGAGTCAGAGCATCACCAAACGCTCTATGTACTTATAGACTTTATAATAGTATACCGTTGACTAAGTCAACGTACTCGTTGCTAACGCATCTCGTGTTTTATTAGAATGAATAATTGTTGTTAGTTTAAATACTTTATATAGATTATACTAAAGTGAATAATTATTATTAGTTAGTAGATGATTCATGTAGATTGCAGAGCCATGAGTCACCTTACGCTAATAAGATGACAAAGGTTTCATGTGAGTTGTTCTCGCGCACGAATGTCAGCGGGCTTATATAGCTAGTCCTTGGGCTCTGTACCTAACCCTGCCGCTACGATTTTTAAGAATGCTTTCAGGTGACGATTACATTTCATAGGACTTAAACGCTATTGGAATTTTTATTCTAACAACAAACTAGACATTACTCTAATCAGCAGCCCGTGAGGGTTAGTGTTGATAGTCTGACAGCAGACAGCCAGTTCTAATGCATCGATCGCGCAAGCGGCAACATTACATAGCACAATTATATTCGGCGTGCAAACCTTTATACTCTGCTTAGGAAGCTAACTGATAGTTAGACCGGAAGTTCGCCTGTGTCTACAAAGTGCTGAAGGACAGGAATAATTTGTTTTACTTGTTCTTGTGTAAGGTGCATACGAGTAGTGAGCAATACGTCTTCTGGAATTTTATAAGGTTGCCAACCACAGTTGTTTTGAGCTGGCACTCCGTTGCGTGCAGCGTTATTACACATAATCTTAGGATCTGCGTCATTCACGCCAAACCAGATACAATCCTCGAATGCCAAGCTGCTTTTTTGAATGCTACACCTTGCACCGTATCTGTCTTCGAAACTGGAGTGTGCAAATCCGCGATGTGTTAGAGTGTTATCAATCATAGTCATTGCCATTTACAATTGCATTGTGTATATCTAAGTATCCACAGTCCATTGCTCGCCCATACATATCTGGACCAAATCCAAACACACCGTATATTGACCCGCGAAAGCTGCGTTGCTCCTTGAGATCGGCGGTGTGTATGCGTTGTGAGACGGCATAAAACGCACGTTCGCGGTCTTCCTGCGACAGTGCGTCCCACCATTGATCAACTTCTTTTTGGTGTTTAGCTGTTGCCTCTGCCATCCCCTGTGCAATGCCCCGCAGTGCTTGATTGAGATCTTCGTTGTTTTCCATTAGCTTAGCCCCGCAAGTATTTTATAATTCTCCCACGCCTTTTTAACAGCAGGATTCTTTTCAACATCTTCTTCAGGGGCAAGGGTCTCTAACCAATGGTACATTATCCTTGGAGGATGTGCACCGTACTGCCTTGGTTGATGCAGCTTGCCAGTTTTGTGTAGGTTTAATATAATTTGACGAAACTCTACTTCGTAAGCTGAGTGAAACCCCCAGATACCGAGGTAGCTTCCCTGATTAGCGTATCCCTGCCAGATAGATTTCCATTGCTCGTCGTTCTCTGGGTCAAAATCAGTGCGACTCACAATCACTATGACATCAGATTTGTCAACCTTTTTCAAGAAGATATCAAGCACACACAGGCTTAGGCTAAGTCCAATTTTCATTTCTGATCCTTAATGTAGGTTTGTTGATATAACCATAGGTGTTTGTCCGTTAGGATTAATTCCGTAGTTCATCATGCAAAGTTGCGCAAGTGCTTCGGGTACTGGATCGTCATACAAATGATCTGGAACCCAAATTCCTTTAAGCTCTCCTTCTTCGCCGATAATTAGTCCGTAGTCGTTGTTTTCAAGTGCTTTTTCAAATTTTAAACTATGATTTTTGCTGTTGCTCATGGTATCTCCTTTGATATAAATTCACCGTCTTTAACTTCAAAGAACTCATAACCCCAACCACGAGCATATTGCCGACCACCATCAATGTGTTTATGATTGCCAGCACTGTCTGTGTGCATAATATTTTCGTGGTTGTAACGAGAGTAGATCCACTCACCGTCTACATCAATCATGCCAAATTCTAAATCTTCGATCTTGTCAGCATCAGTGATCATAATTGTGTCGGTGCCCGGCTTAAGAAAAATAGCAAAGTATTTGTTCCCAAACTCTGGGTGCGGAGTCTCACGATAGAAAATGTCCATAGGAACATCTCTGTTTACAAGTTCGCTCGTACACACGTACTTAACCAAAACGCCATCTTTTTTACTGTAAATTTCTTCAAGTTTTTTGATATTAAAAATCGGGGCGTGTTTGATGTTCATATTGTGACTCTTTTCGTTAGTGTTATTAAATTATACGCTCAGAGTTGCAGAGTGTCAATAGGATTCGATGTCTAAAATATAACCTACTTTTTCTTCACGGTCCACTCTACTCCTCAGCAACGGAGTAACAGTAGTGCCTTTCATCCTAATTAGAGTGACGTGCTTGGGTTTTAGCCATCTTACTTCGTCTAGTAATGTGACTGTACCGTACATACTGCCAAGGCCAAGTTTGTAGTAATATGGGGGCATTGGCAGTTCTTCTATTACTGATTTATATAAACGATAAAGACTGTAGCCTGACCTCTTCAGTTGACGGGTATTCCTTGCATTAGCACTCTGTGCTAACTTCTGACTAAATGTAGGATTCCAATATGATGAACGTTTCATGATATAACCTGTTTGATTGGAGTATTTTCCCACAAACAATGTCCGTTCTCTCGAATTAGATCAACTAGTGCCTGTGGCTGTTCGTCCTTGATCTCTTGTAGAGTTGCGTCATCTACGGTGCTAGTAAAAATCCAAATTTCTGGCCTGCGCTGCGGGTTGTATCGCGCTCGCATCATCATAGAATTAAAGTTAAGATCGTCTTTGTACTCTTCGCCCTTTAGCGTGGTTATTAACCAGTCCTTTTCTCGCTTAGTAATGTCAATGAGACACTCAAAACCTTCGCAGTCGAACATGGTTAGAAACTTATATAACTTTGCTTTCATTTACTACTCCATTTTAGTTGTAGAATAGATGCCCACTTTGCCTTGCGTTTGTGTAGCCTAATCTCTAGTACTGCGTGATCTACATCATATGTGCCTAGTTCTGCGGCTTCTTTTGTGCCGGGGTGTACCTTCCACATCCAGTCCTTTCCAAACTTGCCAACGTTCTTATCTAAAAACGGCCGATAGTGCCAATTCGGATCGTCGGTGTCTCTTGTAAGTGTTACAGCGCCACCGTAGTCTACCCACGCTAGGTCATTGTGGTCTACAGTAACTTCGCTCCACTCTGGCCAGGCTGCTATTACACAACTGCCCTTGAGCAGGTGCCACTTAACTGCGTTCACTATACCAAAGTGGCTCATTAATTCTAAATCAGACATTTTCTAGCTCGTTAATGAAATCTGAATATTTAAGCAAGAACCAAGTGTATTTTTTCTCACTGTAAAAGTCTAGCCTGACGCTGTAGTATGCTCTAGTAATGTCGTTACCGTGTTTATCTTTCTGATTCTCAATTATTCGATGTTTTCGGGGGACAAATCCTAGAACTCGTTTCATCTTACTGCGTATCATAAACACGCTACGAGGGTTTTCTTCTTCTAACTTTGCTCTAAGAATATTCCATTCGTGTTGTGACAGACTAATGGCTTTAGTCATAGTTTCCTCGTACTAATTCTAGCAAGTTTTTGTATTTGTCGTATGCTATCTTAACTGCTGGCACTTGTTCACGTGTAATTAACTCGTTAAGAAAAGTATCCCAAAAATAGTCTATAGGGTGTTTATTTGCTGTGCTGTGTTGCTTGAACATTTGCTCAAGCATACGCTCTTTTTCCATCATCGCCCGATATCTATCTTCTGGCATTTCGATCTGTACGATATTAACAGTTGTTGACATAACATCGCCAGGGTATCCGTCGGGTATATACCTAGATTCGGTAGTGTGCCGGTATATGCGTTGATTGGTGATGTTTACTTTTGCTTGATATTTTTTACAAAAAACTAGTTCTTGTTTATTCACGCTGTATCCCACTTTAACAAAAATATCAGGTAGTCACGCTCGTCCTGAAAGGCTATAAAGGCACTACCTTCTCCAAATGTGTTTATGTCCCAATCTACAAGTTTGGTTCCGTCGTTATATAGATGTTCAAAACGGATAGTGTGGGCGATCGTTGCTCTAGCTTTGCCTCTGCATTCTGTAGATAACCATCCTCTGAGATGCAGGATCCCGCTTCCCAGTTATCACATGTATTAGTTAATAACGCACTGACATCGTCTATCTCTGCAATAAACGGATAACCGTGAAACAATGTTCTTATGGTATTTGCTCGTTTATTGTAGTCACGATCAAACTTTAGGTTGTATTCGGACCATGTAGATACGTTATGCTTCTTAAACAGCCGTGCAGTTTTCATATCTTGATATGCTGTTTTGACATTGCTAAGTATGCTCACTCTGCACCCCACTTTAGTGAAAATAGAAGTCTGTGCTTTTCACTAGGTACTTTCCAAACCAGTTGCATAGTTGTGTCGTTATCGAGCATATGAGCACCTAACAGATCTGCTTCGATGTTAGCGTCTGCGCACCAGGCGTGTATCTCGTTTCCTAGTGCTGCTACTGGAGTTTCACCGGGTTTTTTGTAATCAGTTACTGGAACGACAAGTACTTGGTCTGCCTCTAACATAGGCACGACGTAGTATTGGGCGAGTCCCCAATTCTTATTTTTCATCGTGTTTGAGGATTTCAGTGTTGCCGTCGTCTTTAACACGAGTCTTAAGATACCCGCGTTCGATTAGTGAATCGATTGTATGACCGACTGTTTCTTCAGTTGATGATTGCATACCAAACCACCAACCTACGCCAGTAAATATTACAGCAGTAATTGCGAACATTGCTTCGATAGGCATATTAAGTACTCTTTTTAATAAGTTAATTTAGTGTAAGTACAGTGTAAAGTCAGTTGATGTCCTTGTCAACTGTTTTCTTTTCCGAGGCGCTTCTCTAGATCACCGTAATATTGTCGTTGGGTGGGTACTCCTGCTTGCTCTAACAAAGTGTAGAACACCCACAAGTTATGTCCTGCGTAAGTGTCTAAGTATACGTCATTTAGTCCGTAATACTCGTTAGCAAACTTAGCAACAGCACCACTTCGTGAAATTCCAGCAAAGCAATGTACTATCACGTCTTTTTTCTTCCTAAAGGATTGCTCTAAGAAGTTGCAGATAGTTTCGGCTTTTTTAGAATCAAATCCGCTGCTACTGTCGTCCATATCTGCAAACCGAAGAAACACAGCGGCGTTCGCGTGTTTTTTATTAGCTAGCCACAACTCCTTCATCTGTTCAGCTTCTTTATGGGTATCTGAAATACTAACTAAGTCGCAATCGGCGTCAGCGAAGTGATTTTTGCTGATGTACTTTTTGGCATCTCCTCGACTTACAAATTTAACGTTCATATTTTATTCCTTAATATTTGTTAGTTTGTTAGCAAGTTCACTAACATGGTCGTTGTTAAACATATTATATACAGTAATTCCAAAATCAGCAGCAATGCGCAGAGCTTGCCCTGTCCCACCACTTGCTTTTCCGTCTCTAGTCCAGCAAATTATAAAGTCAACGGGAGTGTCACCGTCTCGTCCTAGTATCTGCATTGCATTGCGGTTCATCAACATCCACGCCTTATCTGACAACGCACTAGGATTAGGATGAAAATGTTGAGTAAACACTAGTGTCCATGCAGGCGAATCTGCCCGAGGAAGAAATATTTCTGCTCGGTTTTTGGCTCCGTTTTCAAACGCACGATCTGCGCCAAGTGCTCCTCCACTGCGCAATATATACCCGTTGTCTGCTAATATACTAGCAATGTTGGTCATGTCGGTCTGTATATTATCAGGAGTTACCCGAGAGCCGATTCCGGCATAGTATTTCATTATTTGTTCCAGTCATGCTCCTTGCCGAATCCGCAACTATCTTCGCCTTGGGGCGGAATCTCTAGTTCGTAGTAAGAGTTTCCGCAAGGCCTGTCCTCGCATTCGAATTCCATTCTAAACCCGCGACTATTAAACAAATCGACAATCTCGGCAGGAACTTTGCCAGCAAACAGTGGGTTAATGATAAACACCGCAGTTGTTAGTTTAATCTTATTTTTTTGCGCTTTCTCAAATCGAGGAATAATAATTTGCTCTAGAAATCCGTCTAGCGCAGTATTGTCTACTTCACCTGCCTTAATCATCCGATTGTAAACATCGCCTGCTGTGATCATTTTATTCTCCTAAAAAAAAGCGTGTTGTGTATTATACTCTAAGTATATACTACAACACGCTGATTGTCAACCTCTAAGATTAACCCTGTATACGCTGCCTGATCTCACCCAAGCTGGTTTGGTTGTAGAGCTTGCTGTCCTTAAACACAGTCTTTAGCTCACCGCCTGCTTCTTCAGCCCACGTTACTTGGTCTTGCATTACGTATTCTCCGTCTACTAGATCAACACGTAACAAACCTTTAGCACTCTTCTTTGTGCCGCTGTCTGTTGCTGGGTCTTTAAAGATTTCACGTCCTACTCCGTTGACCTCACCATAGGTTGCCTTCATTGCAAACCCCATGCTGTCGCGTGTGTTGTACTGGTAAGTGTATGACCCCACTCCAAGAACAACGTTGCTGCTAGCAAAGCCTTTGTCTGCCAGTCTGCGTAGAATTGCGTGTGCGCGTTCTAGCGTAATGCTATCGCCATAGATTAAGCCAATATGCTCGTCTAATTCTCTATAACCACAGTCGGTTAGCGTACCACCAAAAGTGTCCCACAGGCATTCGATAGCGCCTTTGACTTCTGCAGGAGACAGTGTGATACCGTCCTTGTAGCTAATGAGCTCACCGTCTTCTTCGATGTAATATTCGTCTTCAGTGTAGCCTGTGATGATCTTTACAGGGTCTCCGCTGTCTGGACGCAACACTACCTTGTTAAGGCCAATGGCGTTTGGTTGGCGAGCCATAATAACGTCTTTGAGCGCAGGAATATACTCAGTAACCACAGTCCAAAAGTCCCACGTGTCACTAACAATAGATACAAGCCCTGTTGGATACAGGTCTTCGACCAAGTGCCGAAACAGTTCCTGCTCGCAGTAGTTCATGATTTCTTTTTCGGTATACGACATAAAATTTCCTTTTTTGTATAAATACACATAACGGAGTGTAAAATAATGAATTACATAAAAACTTATAACGCTATAATAGCACAGTTTGGGCAACGTGTCAAGCCAAAAGACGTTTATTCTGAAAGGCACCATATTGTTCCTAAGTCGATCGGCGGAACCAACTGTTCTACTAATTTAGTATACTTGTCTGCTCGTGTACATTTTATATGTCACAGGATGCTTTGTAAGATATATCCAGAATCTGATAAACTAAAATTTGCTTTCTGGGCAATGAACAATCAACTTAACGGTGATGTTCAACGATACTACAAAATTACTTCTCGAACATTTCAGACTGCTAAAGAGCAATTTGCTATTGCTAATTCTAACTTACATTCTGGAAAAACACTATCGCCTGAGCACATTAATATTATTAGACAACTTATTAAAACTAACAACCCTCATAAAGGTGGTAAAGAATCTCACTTATATAACATACCAAGAACACCTGACGTTGTCGACAAGATAAGAAATACAAAACTTGCGCATCCTGAAAGGAATGCTAACTTTAAGGGGCACTATGTAACCCCTAAAGGAACTTTCGGGTCTGCTCCGCAAGCAGCCCGAAGCACTCCTTATACCGCCGGAACAGTGCGCAACTTTTGCTCAAATCCTGACAGGATTGTTACTAAGCAAATGTTAACTAACCCTTGGCTATCTGAAGAACACGTCGGTGCGCGTCTTCGAGACTTAGGTTGGGATTTTCTTCCAGCTGCTCGCCGATTAACTTAGATAAGTTTCCTACGTTACAGCTCATGACCGAATGTTCGGTTGCAGGAATGCTACACCCAATCATTTCTTTAGCTGGATCTGCGTTGTAGTACTCTTCTAAATAGTCAATTGATGGAACACCGTCTGTGCCCACAAAGGACAGCAAGTGCCCGGCCCCTGAGCTTGCGGAATCGTGTAGTCCACTCATTCCCCGGAAGCTAAAGTCGTGACACTGAATAGGAACGCCATCGAGTGATGCGCCAGTTAGATTAGCATACTTTGTAAGTATTTCGCGATACTCTTTTGCGAGCGTAGCAACTACGCTTGGCTTCCACAGCTCTGAGCTCATCACGCTTTCAATGTAGTTAACCAGCCAGTAAAACTCTGGTACTGTATTCTTGACTGTAAGAACAGCTACTTTTTCCGGCACACTTACGCCTTCTGGCAGACCTTTAATCTCTAAAGGCAAATAGCCCAAGTCGTGTAATGCTTCGACGTGATCCATTGGCACAGCGCCGTCACCTAAGCTAGAGTCAAGTCTTCTTTGATACTTGGCTACAACTTCTGCCTTTGGCTTGTTGAAGAAAGTTTCGTTCCACATATCAATGAGGAACCATTTGCAGAATCCCTGTAGTCCGAACACTACAGTCTCAGTAGCGTTGCCTTTGTACAGGCGCATACTGCGTGGTGTAAAGTTGCTGTAGACTAGCTCAGTACCTTCTGGGTACTGGCGTCTGTGATCTGCTTTGTAAAAGTCGATTGCTGAAAGGGCGTCTAATCTCATATGTTTCTCCTAGTTATTTTTCGTCTGTAATTGATTTAAAGTGATGTGACATTGACTGCCAGCTAGTGAGTTCTTCGTATTTTAGACTCTGCTTCTGATTGCATTTAGGACAATTCCACATAATTCCGTCTCGATCCCAATAGTCTCCTCCAGTGCATCCGTGTGGTTCTACGTAGTAATTTTTTTGTATAGCATCAGTATCGCGCAGTGTTGAGAACTTTTTACATTCAGGACACTTGTACTTTAGCTTGCCCTGATTTACTTTGATCTTTAAACGAAGCTTATCAATCTCAGTTTCAGCAGAGTCCATCTCGTCGATTAGTGTTCGATTTGATTTATAGTCTCTTAAACTCTCAGGTATCATCGCTGTCTCCGTTAAAACATACTACTGTAAGATCACTAAAGTTCATACTAGCAATAATGCTTTCTATTGTGGTCCAGTCTCCGTTTGCTGCTCCGCTTCCTATCATTGGAATGCCAATTCGCACAGGAGCCATTGGATTCATATCGTACAACAGTTTAATCTGCTTAAACACTTGTGATACAGCTTCGTAGTTAACATATATTGAGTGGTCGTAGCCGTAGTGATCCTGTGTGTATGCATTGAGTAGCGTAAACGAGTATCGGTATTGATATAAGCCACGACTTCCCTTTTCGGGTGGAAACATAGAGGTACCGTCAATGTTTGCTTGCGTGAAGCACCCTAGTTTGTCGCTGTCGCCTTTCTGTGTTAGCTGATCTGCCATATATGCTTTCGGGTAGCGATCACGAATTTGTTTAGCAATACCACTTTCCATTCTATTCTGGCAGCTACAACCGTGTACAATAATATCGAATTTGCCTTGCTCTGCTATGTCTAACAAATTGCCGTCTACGTATTTCATATTACGCCCTTGTAATGTCGAACACACTAACAGGAATGCTGGTGTGTTCTGGAATGTTATCTTTAAAAATATTGGTTGTAATCACTTGATCAATAACTTTAGCAATTTCAGTAAATCCTTTGCTGAAGATACCGTGCGGCACAGCTAGGATTACTTTACTAGCACCCTTTTCGCGTAGTGCTTCTGCCAGCTTAATAAACGTAAATCCACCGTCGCAGATGTCATCGTAAATGAGGCAAACTTTGCCTACAAGCTCTGGACCTGCGTGTACTGCTGTGCTAGTGATCTGTCCTGTGACCACATCACGCACCTTATCTGCCATTACAACGTCCACTTGCGGCAGGCGATGGTGTTTTGTAGTATTAAGCATTTGGGCAAACCCAAGCGTTCGTTTCATTGCGCCTGCATCTGGCGATACAATAATGAGATCATTTTTCAAATCTCTTGGAATAGAGTCTGGAATAAAAAGATTCCAGTTTGAAGTATACAGGTTTTCGTCACAGTTGTTAAGCAATGCTGGAGCAACTTCACTGTGAGGCATTAGTACGTGTACGCGATCGAATTGCATAGCGTTGATTATATCACAGAACACACGAATGCCGAGCGCTTCTCCTTCGACGCATACACGGTCTTGACGAGCGTAGGGAATGTAAGGCATTTTTAGTGTGATCTTTACATTGTCTGCGTGTCTACGGATTGCGTCAGTGACCATAGCCAATTTGATAATCTCAGCTGAGCTGGTAAGGATAGCAGTAATATGCACATCCCACGCTGCGTGTCGCCTAGGACCACTAAATCGAATGTGCTCTTCACCGCCACTAAACGTAAACGATTCGTATGGAACGTTGTGTTTGCCGTTAGTATATGATGTCACTGTGATTGTCATACTATTTGCCTTCTTTGTTGTACATTTCGTAGGTACAGCAAGCTGCAAAGAATGCAAAGCCAACGACCCATCCGGTACCTTGGGTGAAGTATGCTACTGCTGCCACTGCTCCCCAGATAGCAATGTTGCTAATGCCTTTGCCTAGTCCTTCAGTATCCATTGTAACTTACCTTTTTAATTTAGTGTGTATACAGTATAAGCTCAGTTGACGTCCTTGTCAACTTGTTTTGTCTATTTTCTAAACTTGTTGAGCGTAGGAAGCTCGTCGACGCTGTTAAAGATATAATCCAAGTGCGCCATTTCAAGTTCTTTATGATACGCTGTGCCCACAGTGAAAGGTTTGCCTCCTACTGTGACTTCTACTTTATCAATGGGGCACTGTCTTGCCCAAAATTCTACGTTACTGCCATCTGCTATTACATCGTTTAATCGTACTCGAATGTCCCAGTCAGTGTCTCCGTATGTTCCTACACGATAGTCGCCGGATCGGTAACGACCCAGCCGTCCGCGTGTTCCGGTTAACGGTTGTGTTGCTTCTGGGTTCTTTGCACGAATGCCTAACGGGTTTCCTGTTTCGCCTACCTTCCAAACTTCTTCATCAACTACAATAAAATAGATCCATGATCTGTGATCTGCAAACATTAGGTCTGGATTAATATCAGTATAAAACCATTTATTGTCTACAGAATTGTCAGAAGTTACTGAGCAGACTTTTTGAAAGCCGTCACCAATATATGAATTGATATTTAGTGAAGCATGCATATTGATCTCTTGTTGTGTTGTTAGTGTGTATAGAGTGTATGACAGATTGTCAACCCTGTCAACTTGTATTAATTATTCCAGGTGTTTTCGAAGGTGTTGTTATAGGTGTCACTGGGCGCTGGGTTACTAGTAGCTGAGTTACTATTGCAACTAATTCCGCGCCCGTCTTCACCGATAATTTGTGTAGGAGTGTTAGCTGTTGTAAACTTAACACCGTTGATACATTGTGTGTACTTTTGTTCTGATGTCGTGGGGTTGTTATGCTCTTGATAAGCCGGAATAGCAATTGCTGCTAAGATAAGAATAATAGCAACAACAATCATTAACTCGATTAGTGTAAAACCCTGGTGCTTGTTCATTTTACGCCCTTGGTGTAGCTGGAGTTATCTTTCCATTCTTCATCCGTTACTGTGTAATCTTTGCGTGTTCGATCTTCAATAACTAGGTCAGTGCGTTCTTGTTCTTGCTGCTTGATTAGTTCGATTTGATAGCTTTCCTGGTCTGCATCAAACGTCTGGTGCTTGTACGAAATACTAGTACTGGACGCAGTCATTACAAGTGCTATTAGCAAAAAAACACCAAGGTACCAGCTATTGTTTTTGTAGACTGGCTTACCCTTAAACTCTTTAAACTGCTTCATTACTGCGCTGATTGCAACCCAAGCAAATAAACCAAACAACATTTTAGGCACAAATGTTTGCGCGAAGGCAATTACGTATTCCATTTTATAATCCTTATTAACAAAGAGTATGCTAGGGGAGCAAGTCCCCTAGCAGTTAAGTTTACTTGCCTAGTTGCATTTGTCCTGCTACTGTGCTAAGCATCTCTGCTGGCATAAACACCTTGTTACTGGAGCTAGCCATTGATTCCATTACTTGGAAGCTTTTGTACACCTTGTACTCTGGTGTCATTGACTCGCCCATGATCTTGTTGACTTGTGCTTCGGCCTCAGCTTTTTCAACGTCGATTTTTCGCTGCATGGTCTGTTCCTGTAGCTTACGATCAAGTTGTACCTTGCTGATTTCAAGCTGTGCAGCTTCTTGGTTAATCATCTCACGACGCTCTGCCGCATTTTCTTGCGCTTTCACAATAATTGTTGGGTATGCAAGGTCTGCAATGCCAATATATCGCACCATAAACGGAGTTCGTTCTGCGATGCTCTTAGATAGGCGTTCTGATAGCTGTGCGTTAATGGCCTCACGTGAGCTTGCAATTTCTGCAATAGTGTACTGTGATAGGAACTCCCGTGCCTCGGCTCGGATGATATCTCGAGCGTAGGTCATATATACTTTTTCTAGCGGAATCATATACATACGCTCGCTATCGCCCATTGGTGCCGGCTGTACTTTATTAAACACCTGCTCAAAGTCTTTAGACGCAAGTGACATAGTTGCCCGGATCTCGAACGTCATTAACAGCTTGTCTTGCGGCATAAACAGGTCCATGCTTTCTTTAAAGCTGCGGTCACTGGCATCAAGTACAACTAGCTTGTCACAATATGCATAACACATATCAAGTCGGAACTTGGAAGTTGGAATAATATTTGCTTTATATCCCGATTGAGACATAACCTTTGCAACTTGAGCAGGCCCTACCTCTACAACTTGGCCGCAGCCAACCATTGCAAGTGTAACTGCCATTACGGCAAATAGTTTCAGCATTGTCTTTTTCATTGTATTACCTTTGGGTTCATTTTAGTTTAAGTTTAAGTTTTTAAAAGTAGCTTCTTGCTACAACAAGTACTACTTTACAGCCTTTTAGCTTAGCGTCAACCACTATTTTGCAGTTAACGATTCTTTATGCTCAGTGTAGTCATAGAATCCGTCGTAAACGTTTACAATAAACTGTTCCCAGTACTTGCGATTGACAGTTTCAGGTAGTACCACAATGGCTGCCAGCCGTTCAACTTTTGCAATTACGTCCTCTAACGCAGGTTGCACAGTAGCAGTAAAGTCTAATTTACCTTGCTTGACAGCAAGAACGAACTCACGATACTTTAACGGGTATTTTAGATCGCCAGTTTCGTAGATTTCTAGTAACTGGTACCCTGCCCGCAAACTATGAGAAATGGCCTTCCAGTCAATATTTTCGTTGTTTTTGGCCAATTGCGCACGATGACCGTATGCGTCATATTTTTTCTGTAGTGAGTCCACAACATATGATATTTTAGTAGTAAAGTCATACTTGGCGTCACACACTTCTACAATTTTCTTGTTAACGAATCTACTGCCTTTATAGAACCCGTCCTTAATAGTGACCTTTCCTGGGTGAGCTGCTTCGACAGCAAGCAACTGTGTTTCTGTGCTGGTAGACTCGTCCATTCTGGCTTCGGGGTTAACAAGTAATGCGCTGTGTAGCACTGTTAACACATCTTCCATGGACTTGAGCCTTGAACCTTTTACACCGTACTTTGACGCTTGCTTGCGACAGTAGCCTAAAAACGCCTTCATGTTCTTGGTGTAGAACAAGTGACGATTTGCTACAATTGCCTCCCATACAGGGCTGCTTGAGATAAGATGGGCATTGTCACAGTGAATCATGTCTATCGCCACCGTGTCTCCGTCACAAGCCATTTTGATAAATTTTTGTAGACTAAAGAATACAGTGTCTACGTCTTCACTTGAGTTTTTTTGGTGTGCATCGCCTGTACTGTGTCGGATTTCGTGGCTGGCTGTCATTGTGACCATTTCGTCCAACGTGGGCAAGAACACACCTTTGTAGTCCATATCACTGTTCTCGGTGTTTAAACCGTATAGGTGACTGCCGTGTACCATTTCACATAGCTTGTTCATTGTTTCTCCTCTTGGGGACGCATTTGTTAATCTCAGAGCAAGTGAAAACTTCTTTGCCCACGTAAAATTTTCCTAGCTTGTGGCACTCTCTTGCCACTTCTGAGTGCGCATCGATTGTGCCCTTGTGGTGCCCGCTTGAAAACCCGAGCATATAGCCTGCTATCAAAGCAAACATCATTAAAAAGAATTCCATATTGTTCTCACTGTGGAAAAATTCGTGTTCCCCACTCGTCGCCGTAAACTGAATTTACTATTGCGCGACAAGCTGCTATTTCTGGCGTGTGTCCTGTACTAATCCCGTAGGGCTGCCAGCATTGCGACTGCCACATGCCGTCTGCTGTTGGTGATAGTTCTACCCTACGACTAGTAATATAACGCCATAACTTGGTTATGTCAACCGACGGTCGAAAAGGATGCCATTCGTCCGCCGGCCCTTCCTGTATCACTCCCTGCATAGAAGAGTACCTAACGTCAATATTAAGTGCCGAACAAAATGCAACATCTAACTGAGTGCCTGTTAACTCATCTGTTGGTGTTTTCATATTAGTTTACTCTTTTAGAAAGTAAGCGCCGCGGTAATATTCGCAGTGCTCTTTTACGAATGGAAGAAACGGTTCGTCGGGCAGTATAACAATGCGGCCAGTAGAATGGTCTACTCCGTGGCTAACAACCACGCTGCCAGCCCTCTCAACAATATTGTTGTTTTCGTCATACTCGTCTTCGGGGATTCTATAGGAAATAACTTCTACGTTAGTGTGCATAAACTGCTCTTTAGTTTTGTAATTACACATTATGTAGTCAACGGACCTAGATGTCAAGAGGAATGTCTTTTTATGTTGCGAATATTCAACTGGTTAACTTGTTTCATGATTAAGTATTGTAAGTTTATACAACCGCTTAATATTTTCGTCACTAGTCATAGCAGCTTCACCTGCAGGGAATCTTCCGCCAATTACATTCTGTGCGTATTCTAAAGATATGTCTGGATCTTTTGCAATAGCTGCCTCGCCCGGTGGCCACGTACCGTCGACTACGTGAAGTGCATACGCAAGGGACAAATAGCTTTTGCTAGCTATATAAGCAAGCGCTTCTTTGGTAAGGTCTTGTAAATCCCCGAATATTTCGTAGTTGGGTCCATCTTCATCTTCATCTTCGTCTTCATTATTTTGTTCTAGTTGTTTAATTGTCTTTGCAGTGACACCTTTCAAATATTTAATAGATCCCGTTACATTTGTAGCAACTAGAGTTTGTAGTTGTTGATCTAATTCGACTAGACCGTTGGCTTGATATAGTATTATTAAATATCTTTTTATTGACTTTGCGTCCTTAACCCTCAACAGCATTGTTTCAATTTTTGCACTGCGCCGCGGAGCATCCATTTGTACTAATTTTTCAATAAGACTTTTTAGATTCTCTAAGTCGGCTTTCATTACGTCTCGACTAGCAGTGGCTTGTTGGCCAACCTCAGTTTCTCCTCCGACTAGTTCGGCGTACTTGTTGCTGTCTAGTCCTGTTTGTTGATTGAATTCTTCCATAGATAATGATGTATCTTGCTGGTCAAAATACTCTGGCCCTTTCTTTGTACTAACTGTCATGGCCCACATAGCACCATCTGACTGACGAAAGAAATAGATTAATGTAACGCTGAAGTCACGAAAGTATTGTTCAAAATGGTTTTGAGTGGGTTTGGTTGTGCACCAATCACTGTTCTTGCCGTGAAAGCAACTGGCGTCCTTGTCCAATGGTACTACAATTAGCCACTCGTCAGTTTCTTCTAATACGTAGCTATTTCCTTTTTTAGTGCGAGCTTTTTGTTCTGAAGAGCTAGGGCGTTCGTCAATGGCTGTTACGTATTCAGTAAATGCAGACCATCCCTGTTTGCCCCACCAATCAATATTTCTTTCTTGACCTGAGATGCGATTGGCACTTACTAATTTTTTGAAGATATCAAAAGCACTTGCTACCTCTGTAGGATCCGCCTCCTGGCTAAACTTCTGTTGTACTTCCTTGTAACCTTCGGTTAATTTAAACTCGTTATATCTCATACTGGTCCTTTATTTTTGTATGCCTATTAACCGATGCCAAACCGTTTTTTGTATGCATTCCACGCCGATTGTGCTTTACGTATTGCATTCTCTCCTTTTAAAAATCGATCTTCTAGTACTTCTGTAGCATATCGAAAAGAGTAATTAGTGTGCGTGGCAATTGCAGCTTCTCCAGGAGGCCATGCTTTGTTGAGTACTGCATGTGCATACATAAATGAACCGGAGCTATTGTTGGCAATAGCAGATTCGGCTTCGGGCCACTCGCGTTTTAATATATCTCGGGCGTATAACGCTGCATAATAACCATCTTGTGCAATTACAACTTCGCCCAGAGGCCATCTACCCTTTATTACTATAGCAGCATAAGCAACAGCCAATGCTCCTCTACTAGCTATATAAGCAAGTACTTGTTTAGTAGGATTTCGGACATTATTTATTACTTCACCAGGCGTAGCATTTCTTTCCATTATTTTAACTGTCTTTATACTAACGTCTTGTAAATATCTAACAGCATCAGTAGAAATATTAGCAACAAGAGTTTGCAGTTGTTGATCTATTTCCACTGGCCCACTTTGCTTGTGTAATATTTTAAAATATTCTTCTATTAATCTTGGATCCTTAACCTGTAACATCATTGTTTCTATTTTTGCACTTCGTTGCGGAGCATCCATTTGTTCTAATTTTTTAAGAAAGTCCTTTAGATTTTTTAAACTAGCTCGCATTTCTTTACGACTAGCAGCAGTTTTTTTACCTATCTCTGTTTTACCGCCTACCATCTCAATGTACTTGTTGCTGTCTAGACCTGTCTGCTTGTTGAATTCAATTACATCAAGCGATTGGTCTTTTTGATTAAAGTATTCTGCTCCTTTATTTGGAGCAACAGCCATAGCCCACATGGCGCCATCTGACTGACGGAAGAAATAGATCAGTGTAATAGCTTTGCCACGGAAGTACGATTCGAAGTGTGCTTGCGTTGGCTTGGTGGTACACCAGCTACTTTTTTTGCCGTAGAAACAACTGGCGTCTTTGTCTAGTGGCACTACAATGAACCAGTCAGCAGATTCCTCTATTACGTGACTCGTGCCTTTGTTTTTTCGCATCTTTTGTTCAGAAGAACTAGGTCTTTCATCAATTGCAGTCACGTACTCACTAAATGCGGACCACCCCTGTTTGCCCCACCAATCAATATTTCGTTCTTGGCCTGAGATGCGATTGTCACTGACCAACTTTTTGAACACGTCGAAAGCAGACGCTACCTCAGTAGGATCTGCTTCCTGACTAAACTTCAGTTGTACTTCCTTGAAGCCCTCGTTTAGTTTAAATTCGTTATATCTCATAATAGATCCTGTTAATTGTTACGAATCGGATTTAAAAAGCTTGAATACGCCCTTCTAAAATCATAATCTTTATCAATAGCAGCTTCACCTGGAGGCCATTTGCCTTTTATCACATCCTTTGCATAGGCATACGCAGTTGCAGCCTCTGCGGCAATAACAGCCTCACCTTGTGGCCATCTGCCTCTTATGACATTTCTTGCGTAGTCAATAGAAGTATATGCGTCTGTAAGAATAGCAGCTTCACCTTCTGGAAACCTTCCTTTAATTATCAGGTCAGCATATTTATAAGCTGTTTCGGCATCTTGGGCAATAGCAGCTTCTCCTTCTGGAAACCTTCCTTTAATTATCTCGCGAGCATACTTATAGGCCGTATCTGCATCTGAGGCAATAGCAGCCTCACCTTGTGGCCATCTGCCTCTTACGACATTTCTTGCGTAGTCAATAGAAGTATATGCGTCTTGTGCAATAGCAGCTTCACCAGGCGGCCACCTAACACGATCGTTGCCAAAGGTACTTCTGTTGATTACTGCGCTGGCATATCTATAGGCTGATTGTGTATCGGTAACAATAGCAGCTTCTCCCGGGGGCCAGGGGCCTTTAATTATCTGGTCAGCATACATATAGGCTGCTTCTGCATTTGTGGCAATAGCAGCTTCGCCGGGCGGCCACCTAACTTTCTCGTCCCAAGGCCCACCACCGTCGTTGATTACTTCTCTAGCATAGCTGAACGCTGATTGTGCATCTGCGGCAATAGCAGCTTCGCCTAGAGGCCACTGACCCTCGATCACATATCTTGCGTATGCGACTGCTAGTCTACCTGTGTCGGTAATGTATTCCATCGCTTCTTTAGAAGGGTGCCGCAAGTTTTTCATCATATGCCTGAGATCTTCTTGCCTTCCTAGTATTTTAACTGTCTTTACACTAACATTGTTCAAAAATCTAATACCAACCGCCCCATCACCGCCAGCAACTAGACTTTGTAGTTGTTGATCTACCTCCACTGGTCCGCTATAATTATATAGTGTCCTTAAATAATCTTTTATTAGTCTAGAGTCTTTAACTTTCAACAGTAAGGTTTCAATCTTTGCACTTCGGCGTGGGTTACTCATTTGTTCTAATTTTTTAATGTAACCTGTTAAGGTGTTAAAGTCGGTCTTCATGATGTCTCGATTAATAGTGGCCTTTTGTCCAACATCAGTTTTACCGCCAACTAGCTCGGTGTATTTGTTGGGATCCAGACCTGTTTGCTTCTCGAATTCTTCATCATCAAGCGAATCATCCTGCTGATCAAAATACTCTGCTTTTTTATTGGGATAAACTGCCATAGCCCACATGGCTCCATCTGACTGACGAAAGAAGTAGATCAGTGTAACGTCATAGTCGCGAAAGTAAGATTCGAAATGGCCTTGTGTTGGCTTAGTTGTGCACCAATCGCTTTTTTTACCGTGAAAGCAACTGGCGTCCTTGTCCAGTGGGACGACAATAAACCACTCGGCAGTTTCTTCTAGTACATGACTTTCACCTTTGCCTTTTCGAGCTTTTTGTTCGGCCTCGCTAGGTCGTTCATCAATGGCGGTCACGTATTCAATAAACGCAGGCCACCCCTGTTTGCCCCACCAATCAATATTGCGTTCGTTGCCTTTGATGCGATTAGCACTTACTAGTTTTTTGAACACGTCAAAAGCACTTGCTACTTCAGTAGGATCTGCTTCTTGACTGAACTTCTGTTGTACTTCCTTGTATCCCTCGTTTAGCTTAAACTCTTGATATCTCATAATGGTCCTTTATTTTTGTATTCCTATTAACCGATGCCAAACCGTCGTTTATACTTCGGCCATAAGAACGTGTCGGCACGTATTGCATCTTCACCTTCTAGGAATTGATCTTCTAGTACGTCTATGGCATACTCGTATGCTGCATCAGATAAAGTTGCCATAGCAGCTTCTCCTTCGGGCCATTCTCCTTCGATTATTCCGCGAGCGTATACTAATGCACCGTAAGCGTCCTGAGAAATAACAGATTCGGCTGCTGGCCACTCACGTTCTAATATTTCAGTAGCATACATTGCAGCGTTGTACCCATCCAGCGCAATAGCATCTTCACCGGGTTTCCAACGTCCTCTTATTACCATTCTTGCGTACTGATAAGCCGCAAATGATTCAGTAGCAATAGCATCTTCACCAGGAAGCCATCTTTCTTTTTTATTTTTTCCTTGATTAAGCACTTCAATAGCATACCTACTGGATGTAGAAGGGTCTTGTGCAATAGTCTCCTCACCTGCTGGCCACTTGCCTTTAATTATCTCGCGAGCATATTCTAGAGATGTTTCGGCATCTTTTGCAATAGCAGCTTCACCTGGCGGCCATGGCTTGTTAAGTACATCACGTGCGTATATTAATGATCCTCTAGGGCTTTGTGCAATAGCTGCCTCACCTGGTGGCCACCTAACTGGTTGTTCTTTGTCTTTGTTAATGACATCCAGTGCATAAATTGCTGCTCCTAGGCCGTCTTCCGCAATAGCAGCTTCGGCTTCGGGCCACGGACCTTTTATTATTCGACGTGCATACGCAGCAGCCAATGCTCCTTTACTAGCTATATAAGCAAGTGCTTGTTCAGTAGGGTGTAGCATATTGCTCATTGATTGATTAGGAGGTAGGTTTCTTTCTAGTACTTTAACTGTCTTTACACTAACATTTTGTAGATATTTGATAGCATCTTCAGCAGAGTTAGCAACTAAAGTTTGTACTTGCTGATCTACTTCTACCGGCCCGTCGACTTCATGCAGTATATAGAAATATTCTTCTATTGACGTCGGATCTTTAACAACCAGCATCAGTGTTTCAATTTTTGCACTTCGTCGCGGGCTCCCCATCCGTCTCAGCTTTCCAATGTAACCTTGAAGAGTCTTCAAGTCAGCTTTCATCACGTCTCGACTAGCAGTGGCTTTTTGACCAACTTCTGTCTTGCCACCAACCATTTCGATGTACTTGTTGCTGTTTAGGCCTGTTTGCTTATTAAATTGAGCAGACGACAACGATTCATCTTGTTGATCAAAGTATTCTGATCTTTTATTTGGGCTAACAGCCATGGCCCACATGGCTCCATCTAACTGACGGAAGAAATAAATTAGCGTAATACTACTGTCACGAAAGTATTGTTCGAAATGTGATCGAGTGGGTTTGGTTGTACACCAATCGCTTTTCTTACCATGGAAACAACTGGCATCTTTGTCTAGTGGCACTACAATCAACCACTGACTAGAATCTTCTAATACGTGACTTTCGCCTTTCTTTGTGCGCTTGTCTTGTTCTGAAGAACTGGGCCTCTCGTCTATGGCTGTCACGTACTCAGCAAATGCAGACCACCCCTGTTTGCCCCACCAATCAATATTGCGTTCTTGACCAGATATACGATTTGCATTTACTAGCTTTTTGAACACGTCGAAGGCAGATGCTACTTCTGTAGGATCTGCCTCTTGGCTAAATTTTTGTTGTACTTCTTTAAAGCCCTCGTTTAACTTAAACTCGGTATATCTCATAATAGATCCTGTCTGGTTCTATTATTTATATAGAAAAGTCGTGCATCTCTAGGGGGCGTGTTACACCCCCTATAGCACAGATATTGCTTCTCGAATTGCTTCACGCAGGTCGTCGTTTTCGTCTTCGTCGTGGTTCCTTCGACCTTCGCGAGTATCTTCGTCGTAGTGTTCTTGTATAGTACCGTTATCTAGCATCTCAACGAATCACTTGACTAGTTCTGCTACTGTGTTAGCATCAAGGTTCTCTGTACGCTGGGCCTCGATAGCCAGTTCACTGTTGCTCAGTGAGCCTAACATTGCTGGGTTAAATACCATATTTTATGCTCGTAAGTTAGTTTATGTTATCTACAGTGTACGGCCATAGTAGGGCATTGTCAACTATTATTTTCCGAAAAGTATCACGTGAGTTGCCCAGTTTGGAGGATCGGAGATAAAAGCACAGATATCAGAAACTCGACTTTCTGTTCCGTAGCATGCATCGCCGTCGTCGAAGGTAAAGTCATTTGATTCTTGTAATAACTTCCAATCTTGTAATGTGATTATATCCTCTTTATAAATGTAGTCAGGAATGTCTCGACTAATTTCTGTAAGTGTAGACAACATATACAAGTCCCATAGGTTGTCGCGTAGCACTTGCGCAAATTCAGCATCTAGAGGCAGCATCTCTTCAGCAAACTCCACTAGCTTATTGCGGATTACGTCCTCTTGTTGTGTGCTTGGTCTTTGAGCCATTCTTTTATCTCCGTTCCACTCCACATTTTACGCAAATCTGCCGGAAACCTTAGGTCTTCGATAGTCTGCGCCTGGATCTCTTTGAGTATGTCTGCACCTTTTGTTCGGTGTACTTCTAGTATCTTCTTTAGCTCAGCAACGGTCTCCCAGTCACCATGTTTCTCAGTGAGATACTCACTCTTGTATATTAAGGTATCTTGATATTCTATGATAGCCTCGTTTAGTGCCACAGTTAATGCTAGGTTAGCAGCTTCTAGTTCGCTTGGTGTTTTCATTTGTGTTGTCCTGTTAACTTATGTATTCGTCAGTAACGCCGCTGTTCCATCGACTAATTGCTTGGTCGGCGCTGCTGCCGTATACTGTCCTGCCACACCCACAGTTATGTATTTGACAGCATACATTCCACTCAGTGCGTTCTCTGTTTAACGGATACACACTGTCTATTCTGTCTAGTTCAGTATTGTTGTCTTTGCCACATACGCACAGTTTAAGTTTTTCTGTCATTTTTCAAACACTACTATGTTAACATCTGGTAGTTCGTTGTCGTATCGGTCTGCAATGTCATCAAGTACACTCATAAATTCAGTTTTGTCTAGTGAGTTAAAGCCAATGTGTTCAATTCCCATTACATGACCGCTTTCGACCTTTGAAATAATCTCAACCAAAGCATCGTTTACACTTGCCCAGTGTATAGCATCGCATCCGGCAGCCGGGTAGGTATACGAGCAGTAGAGATTAACTATGTCTACTGCGTGACCAGCAAACTCATAGCCGCCGCTAGTCCATGTTCCTAACTTATTAATGTCGCCGTAGTCAGAGCCGTCAACATCTACAACTAATATATTATTGTCAGTTAGCTGTCTGAGACTATCGGATACAGGACCAATCATCTTGTGGAAACAGTTACACCCGTGAACAATAACATTAACTTCCTTGTTGTTGACTAATTCTTTTATGCTTTTTTCGGTAACTTCAATATTGATCATGTATTACTCCTAGAGCTGGGTCTTGTTAAGAGCTCACTGCTCTCCTGGCCAAATTACTACGTCGGCTTTTCCAGTAAATACCATAAGTGCTAGCTTGAGCCTATTCCGCAGCCCGTACATACCTAGTCGCCTAGCCGGCACCCATTGTCCACTTGAGTGCTCACTTAGAACTTCTGGGTCAACTGCTGCTTCTACAATATCAGTTAGTGTATAAAGCGTTGGCGCGCGATTAAGCATCTTTGCGCTCCACTACTTTGTCAGCAAGGCCTGCATCAACTGCTTCCTGTGCATTGTAGAAAGTATCAAACTTCATTAACTCGTAAAGTTCATCGTAAGTTTTTTCTTTGCTGTTGTGTTTAACATACAGCTCCGTAAGGCGCTTATTGACCTTACGAGATTCTTCATAGTGACGTCGAGCGTCTTCGAACTCAAGCTCTTGTACGTGGATACTGCCTTTGGTACCCGGTGTACCTGAACTAACGCGGTGTATCATTGTACGTGATTCCGGTAGTACTACTCGCTTGCCTGCTGTGCCTGCTTGTGCTAAAAAGCTGCCCATGCTACAGGCCTGTCCCATTACAATAGTGCGCACGTCACTCTTAATAAATTGCATAGTGTCGTAAATTGCCAGTCCAGCAGTTACTTCTCCACCACCGCTATTAATGTAAACACTGATTTCTTTGTCGGGGTTGTCTGCTTCCAAAAACAATAATTGGGCAACGATCGAGTGCGCCATTTCTGTATGTATTCCACCGTTGATCATAATAATACGATCCTGCAACAATCTCGAGAAAATGTCTTGGGCCCTTTCTCCGTTGCTTGTTCTTTCCACTACGAAAGGTACTAGATTACTCATTCACTTCTCCGTTGAATTAGTTTTGTTTTCAAGCATAGCTTGGAATGCTAGATTCTCTACTAGCAGCTTACACAAGGTTGCCATTGCAACAATTGCTCTATCGTCTTCGTTAATACTAGTAAGCTGATGTATAACCTTGTCTGCCATTAGATCGATGGCTTGCTCTTTTGTCATTCCGAGCATAGTCCAGTCAATATTATCAGCAAAGACAGCTTCTTCTTTTGTTAGTTGAGCTAACTGTGATTTAGTATCATCTTTCATTAGTGTACTGTCTTTGGATGTTCATCTGTATTATCATCATTGTCGTAGAAGTCGATATTATAATATTGTTCTAATATCTCTACAATAGCCTCAGGCACATCTTTCTCATCTGCTTCGTGGGGAATATAAACACCTTTAAGGTCTCCTTTTGAATTAATAATCAACGCCCAATCATCGTCTTCTAAGCTATCAGTAACAGTAGTTTTCTCTTTAGTCATAGTGTCAATCCTTAAGAATAAATTATGTTGCTAGGAACTTCCATTCCTTTTCTAGTAAATTCTTTGGCCCGTTTTACTTGTGCAGTCTGTGATAATCGACTAGTTGACAAGTGTTGTTTCCATGCCCTAAACAACTTTGCTTTACTCTTATCGCGTTTAGACATACCTTGTACCTATTTTTAGATTATTCTATAGCCCACTTTCTGTTTTGCAACCCTTCTTTTTTAAGCCAGCTGCTCAATAATACTTTCTCTTTTTTGAAAGCTTCTTTTTCCCAGGGTTGTTGCCAATAGCTTATTCTATAGTTTATCCATTTTCCACACCATCTGTACTTGCGTTTAATTGGACTGTAGTATAATTCTCCTCGGGCGTATTGTTTTACATGTATCATCTCGTGGGCAACAGTTTCTAGTACCAGGCGCAGGTTGTTTCTTCGGTCTACTTCAATTATGAAGTCTCGAGGACGATCTAATCTAGGACTGTCAGTGTAAGCCATACAATAGCCGTGCGCTTCCGTTGGTATTGATATAAGTTTTACAATAACTTCTAAAGACGTTAACCTCGGTACTAGTTGCCGAGCACAGAACTCAACCATGCTAGTAACTCGCTGCTTTTGTGACGCAGTACCACCTATCACAATGACCAACATTAATTAGTCCTTAACTGGCATTATAAGATCATGTGCGATCGAAGAAGCATCGTTTCCTGTTAGTTCCGCATCATCGTCGTTAAGGCGTCCCAGCTGTCGAGCTCGACGACTTTGATAGGTAAGGTTGATAATTTTGGGCATAGATCCAGGACCGTCCCACGCGTCATTTAGTACTTTGTTAATGTCACTCATAGGAACACGTGAAAGCTTAGTAGAACTAAAGAACATTTCTGATACAAAATCCATTAGTGAAGATGGTATTAACTTGTAATCACTAATAGCCCAAGTTCCGTTAAACCCGTTGACTATACTAGGTACGTCGGTGGCTTGAGTGCTCCAGTAGTCTACTGCCTGTTGTGCGGGTGCTTTCCAGTTTTGCATTTTAGCTCTCTTTAGGTTGGTCTTCGATTTTGGTTAATACAATACGTCCTTCTTCGACGCTTACTTTTAGAACGTCACCTTCAATCCAGCCCATTCGCTGTGATACCTCAGGCGGAATATTCATTAACACATTGTTGGGATCATTTTTATCGTCTTCAAAGATGTCACTAACTTTGTAGGTAGTTATATCGGACATTAGTGTTTCCTGTTGGTTCAAAATTTACGCACTTTTTCTTTTATGCGTTAACGCTAGTATAGCGTCGATTCAGTACTAGAGCAAGATATTTTTTTTAATTAATTTTTATATACACAATGCAAGACTAATAGCTTTTAACTATTGCTGAACTTTAGGAAACAACATATCTTTACAGAACATATCTACTTCTTCGGGAGGAAGTCCTAAACTTTTCATTACTGCGGGAGTGTGTGGGTTTTTTTGCTGGTTGGTGCAGTAATAGTTTTGCGCTTTAAGACATTCGTTAGTATCACACATGTGATTGTACTGCGTGATTCTGTTAAGGTACAATCTTAAATTGTCTTCTACAATACTAATAATGTCTGCACTTTCTTCTTGCTTTACATTGCTTGCAGCTAACATTTTGTCAGTAAAGATGTTAGTGGCCCATTCCGGTAGTTCTCGTTGCTTCTTGGGAACAAAGTCTTCAACACTGTCGAAATATTGCTGTATCATAGGATGATCTAAATTAACACTTTTAGAGAAATCGTGAAATGCCCCAGTAATCTTATTCTTGCCGGCAATTACGTCGAATCCAAAGATAGGAGCATCATTGTGCAGTTGCGGAAAGATGCAGACGTGCATCATCCAGATTCCTTTAGCATCGCGAGCATCTACTACGTCGATGTGTGCTCTTCGTATGTAGTCATTGGTCCAGACTCGATTAATCCACCCATTTTCTGGTTGATTAAACGCAGACAACCCTGGCTCCTCTATTTCTGTAGCAACCTCGTCGAACGCAGAAATAAAGTTATCTTTACATTTAATTAGCTGCGTCCAAATTTCGCTCACTTTTTTGCCTCATTCATCTGTTGGAACAGCTTAGTAGCAAAATCGAAGCATACCTTTGCCTCGTCGGCCATACTATCGTTTACTCGTTCTCTTATTAAGGTCTTTAGTTCGTCCTTATCTCGATCAAACTGGTACATCTTGCCAAGGCCAGGAACTTTTTTAGAAATCATCTGTCCGCCGAATAAGTCACCCATGTGCCTGACGTATACATGCGCCATTAGTCTATCTGCATCTTCGGAGATAGACATTAAGTAATCCATGTATTCTTTTACGACCGGTAACAGCACAGGTGGTTCTTCAGTTCCCTTCATCAAGTCCTGATAGTCTTCATGAATTTTTGGAGCTCTGCGCAACTCCGGCATATCGTCAAACAACCCATGGATGTTAGCAAGTGTTTCTAATAAGTTGTATATCGGATGCTGATTAAACAAGAACTTCGCGTAACGCTCATTAGATATCGTTCCAGAGAACATCTCTTTCACAAACGCTTGTCTCTCAGCATTTCTGTGTTGCTCTGATGTTAATTCTTTTAAATTATTCATTTGTCCTCTTCTATTTTAGCTACTAACGGAAAGCCGTTATCTCGGCTAATGTTAATTGTTTCAGCAATCTTTGTTTCGGCAATTTCAAAAGTATAGGTTCCTACTACGGCTGATCCTTGATTATGCACTTCCATAGTCAACGCTTCGGCAGTAGGCGTAGTGTGACGAAATATTTCTTTTAAGATTCCTATAACCCAATCTATCGGAGTACTATCATCGTTTAGTAAGATTACCTTATACTTGTTAGGCGTTTTCTTTTTAATCTTAACCTTTTCGTCAGTGACTGGTTGCGCATTTGTGGACATTAAGTTCCTCCTATAAGTAGTAGGGGCAGTTTAACTGCCCCTACTAGTTTACTGCTATTTGTTAGCAGGACCGGTTATTGAAATCTTTCTTGGTTGTAGCTCTGCTGGAACATCTCTATGTAAGTGTACATTGAGCATTCCTAATTCAAGACTAGCACCTACTATATCTACGTGTTCTGCTAAACGAAATTCTCTACGGAAGTTACGCTCTGCAATACCTTTGTGTATATAATTTGGTGTTTTTTCGTCGCTAAGTTTGGGCATTGCCCCTTCGATCGTTAGCACATTGCGGTCCTTAGTGATATCTAAATTATCCATAGTGAACCCGGCAACTGCAAGACTGATCATAAATTCGTCTTCGTTAATCTGCAAGATGTTGTATGGAGGATATCCCTGAGACTGACTATTAGTGAATGAACGATCTAGCTCATTAAATAGTCTGTCGAAACCGATTGAAGCTCTGTGTAGTGAAGGTAAATCTAAGGTATGTAGTCTTGTCATATTATTTCTCCTTTATTAAGCAAGATACTTTGTTGTGGACCCTTGCGGCATCCACATTTATTTATCAAATATAGTTGTACTTTACTCCAAGATAACCGCTAGTATTTGGTGCTCATCAAGTACCAAATACTCTACGTTATCAATCTTAGTCTTTATTCCTGTGCCTTTTTGGTAAGCAACAATCTCACCCACTTCTACTAGCGGCTCAATTAGCTGACCTCCGCTAGTAGTTTTCCCTGGGCCGACCGCTATTACTTGTCCTTGTTCGAGTTCGTTTTTTTTATCAACTGATCCAGCAATAACTAATCCGCTGGCAGTTTTTTCTTCTAGCTTAGACGGCTTAATAATAACTCTATCTTGTACTGGGTTAATCATTGTTTTTCCTTAGCTATTACCTTGGCTGGTGTTTTCGTCTATCTTGGTTTCTTTCTTGAGCCAGCGAGAACGGGCAGCAGCTTTAGCCCGCTTACGTTTTTCACTAGGTTTGGTATAGAACTCGCGATCACGCAGTTCTTGCAAAAGTCCAGCTTCTTGCACTTTACGTTTAAATTTGCGTAATGCAAAATTTACATCGCCGTTTCGGACTTCGACACTGATCCCCTTGATAATCAGTGATTCTTGACTTGCTTTGTTATGTCTTTTCATTCATTTCTCCGGTGTGTAATAAAAACTCTAAGTTGTATATTCTATTTTTACTGATATGATTATATACTGATTCCTCAGCGTTAGTCAACCAGTAAGTTTTATCTTTTGCAACTATATAAGACATCATGTCTTTAAAGAATGGTAATGTGTTATCAATATCTGCAATGCAGACATCAACGCATTTTAATGTGGTTAACACCCAATTTATTTCTTCCTTTACATATACTCCTTTGTCATATATATAGATGTTTGCATTATTTTCGTAATGCGCTAGAACGGTGTTTTGCAAATCTGCTAACACTTTTTGACTAGGGTAAACTAGGAGTATTTCGTAACTGTCATTGTGCAGTCTATCAGGATATGTAACTATGTGAATCTTGTTCAACTCTATTGCCTCTTACATTTAGTTATCGCTATTGCTATTTTGGTGTAGCACAAAGTGATTATTCTCGCTAGCACGACCTACGCTGCAAATTATTTTTGTAAAATATATGATCATCGATGACTATTGTTTGAGTAAAACATTTTGCCCAGTAAGGGGAAACATAGCGGGCGTGGAAGAACAAAGCACCGCGTGTGATATTTGAGTTGACACCATCTATGTACCTTCTTGCTATCAGCAAGGATCTTGTCCAGGCACGAGCATCTACTACGCTGTCTAGGTTTGGAGTGACTCGGTGCAAAGAACGATCACTTGTCCACGAAAATGCCCAAGCTCGGTATACTACTTGACATACATGGTTCCTAAACTTTTTACTTTTGACTCTATTCATTGTGACCTCTGCAACTGCCATTGCTCCTATAACTGATTGGCCTCTAGCTTCGTAGTATACGTTTAACGCCAAGCACTCTTCGGCTGGGTTATTGGCCATTATGGTATTGCCAATAATAGGACTGCTCATCAGTGTGCGTGAGTCTGCAAAAGTTGCAGTACAGACCAGCAGTATAGCAATAATATATTTCATCGACGCATCTCCTTGATCTTTGCTTGGGCTTCGTGCGCTGCATGAAGTTGTTCGACATCTCGGCTAGGAGTCCATTCGCCAGTGTCTGTCCATACCCAAGAAGCTGATAGTTCATCTTTAAAAACCTGTCGTGTTACAGTCTCCGTCTTCTTCCATAACCAATATCCTGTAGTGGTAGTAACGTCTACCTCAGCTACTACTGAATGTAGCGAGTGATATTTCTTAGACTGTATGACTTCTACATTACGAATATTTGAAATAATCATACTAGCGTCTCATCCGTGCAATGTCGTTTATTTCTTCGTCACTGATCACGGGAACAGCGTTGCTCTTGTGTAGAACGGAGATCCCCTTGACCAAGGAGCCCGAATACATTATAGATTCTTTCTTGGGCGCAATTCCTGGGTCTTTGTCTAAGCTGGGTATATGCTGTGTCTCTCGACGGTACCTTGGTACTGTCTTGCGCTTCACAGGCTGCGCTAACTTAACCTTGCCTCTACCGTGTACGTAGTTATAATACTGGTCAAACGTAAGTCGCTCGTCATGTCGTCCCTGTTGTCTAAGCTGACGATTGTACACAGCAAGCTGGTCTCCGAGCTCTTTGCGTTTTGCTATAGTGATGGTTGCTTCTTTAGGCTTAGCAGTTCTAGTTGAACTCATTCCTCTAACAAGGTGCATAGTCATAATCTTTGCCTCTAATTACATTAAGCATAAATTATAACAATAATTAAAAGGTCTGTCAACTGAATATCCGTAAAAAAGAGCGCCGAAGCGCTCTTATCACTTTTCTGTTGCAGGATAGCGATATCCCCGAACTTGCTACGGTTTAGGCAGCTAGCAGTTGATCTTCGAAAAGACCTTCTACTGTTAGTTCTGTGGTAAATGATGTTTTGTCATTTCCTAGTTTTATGCGTTTACGGCCGTCATCTACCGAGTAGCCAACATTAGTAATAGCTCCGAAAGTCGAATCTAGTACAGCCCCATCAAAAGCACGCTAGCAGTGTATGCAGACACTAGCAGTGCGCTTATGGTGGAGCTGGCCGGTACTGCCCCGGCGTGTTCCCGTGTTTTCCTAAGCTAGTTTACTACCATTATTACTATTTATTCTTACAGTGTGCATTCACTCTTTGTCATGAGCATGCTCTTCTTTTTCTAAGTCTGCCATCATATTATGCAATGCGTGTTCGGCCATTGCGTCTTCAATCTCGACGTCGATGTTATCACAGCGGACTTCTGTACCATCAACGCTCCAAAACGCATCAAGGTGCCCGCTGTCACGTAGCCAACGATATCGACCAGCATCTTCAATAGCCACATTGTACTTGGTCACAAGATGTAGCGGGCAGTATCCGTGTTCCTTGATGTTATTGCGTCGCTGTTGTTCGAATACATAGTCGGCTAACTTTTGTTTATAGTCGAATACACAGTCGGCTAACTTTTGTTTATAGTAATAAAAATATACTTGGCCTGTGTTCATGTTATTTTCTCTTTGTTTAATCTATTGCGAATGATTATTTCTTATCTCACATATACATAATACTATCAATCTATCACTTTGTCAACTAGCTTATGCTTCTTTCACATAGCTAAGAATTTCTTCAAGTGTCCATTCTTTCATTTCGGGCATCAGCTTGATTGCAACATCACCCTTCTTTACATCGGTTGCACTAACGTTTAAGAACAAACACACATCTTGCTCATCCAGTGTGTCGCCGCGGTTAGCTGCGCACCAAAGTATACTCATTAATACACAATTAGTAGCGCTGCGTATTTGTGTAATTTCGTTTTCTATTACATACTTTTTGCCAGTTACAAAAGCATTGTGATATTCCTGTGTCTTTTTAGAAATCTCTTCAAAGTATTTTTGTGTTGCTACTGTTATTGCCATAGTTATATCCTCTTCCTGTATTTACAGTTTTTTATCATTTAGGATAATGTCAACCACTTGAGCCCAAGTAGTTACTCGAAAGATCTTAGGATGGCTGTACCATCGGTTATATGGATGATCGATTAGTATTGGTTGCAGACCAAATTCAAGGCCTGCTTCAGCGTTTTCGATTTTGTCTTCCAACCAGTAGTAGCCTGTGCCTGCATACTGTGCCAGTGCTTTTTCTTTACTAGCGCCCTGTGGCAAATACGTATATTTGTCAAACGCTTCAATACCAAAGTGGTTGTTTAGGTTCATTGTGCGCAGTTGCGTGGTACATGGGTCGGTACTCAAACTAGTGATGACGTCAAAGGTGTACCCTTGAGCTACTAATGCTGCAATGCCTGTCTTAGCGTCTCTTAGAGGGTCTAAGAAGCCTATCCAGCTACTGTTGCAGAATTCTCTCATAGTACGTACAGCTTCTTGTTGACTCATACTTGGATACATTTCGTGTACATTGTATGTGTCTTGTCGGTCCAACGGATGCTGTTCTCGTCGTGCCATCCAGTGATGAAATGCTGGTTCCCACCAGAGACACACGCCGTCTACATCTGTCAATATTTTTTTCATAACTACCTCTTTTGCCGCGTTAATCTATATTATATGCTCGCTAACGTGGATTGTCAATCACGCTATGAGGTAGTCGAAGCTGGAGAGCCAGTAATTATAACAGCGTTGTATATTCCTCGTCCGCCTGTTTTGTCGCCAACTCTAGCAACTCCAATGTTGCCGGCCAGCACACTAGCACTGCCTGAGATAATCTGATCGAGATGTCCGCAGTCAGTTATTACCATATCACCTATTCTGGCGCTGGCCATCTTGTCAACTGTAACAGATGGAGAACCTGTTATTATAGTTCCTGCTATCTCTATTGGTTTATTGTGACTAGGATGTTTGCAGGTACCAAATGTACGATCTCCAAATCTAGCCAGTCCTCTGCTCATTCTGCTGCTATCGCTTGTAGTTGATCCAAATTAGCATCTACTGTGTCTACACCCGCTGAGATGTTATCAGCTTGAATGTTAGTAGCATCAGCACTTGCTTTTACAGCATCTGATTTGGCTTTAACTGCTCCACTATTTCTTTCTTTGATTATGTCTTGTGGGCTCTTATCGTCAGAAAGTGATTCTGCCATACTGTTAAATGCTCCGCCGAGTCCACTACCTATTGCGCTTAGAGCAGCGTTTGCGCCGCCACACGCCATGATACGTGCGTCATTTGCAATTTCCAGGACAGTAGTGATGATGTCACTAACAAAGGCACTAACTTTATCATATGCGTCTTTTGCAAAAGCAGACACTGCTGCAAAGGCTGAACCTATAGCCGCTGTCACAGACGCTACTTTTGCTAAAAATTTGTCTAATATACTTTGTTTTTCTGGGTCACCCTGAACAGCATCAAACAATTGTTGTATCTTAGTGTTTATAGCAGCAACAGCGCTGTCTAATTTTGCTCGAGCCGCCGAGACAGCTCCTTCAGCAAAGTCATTAACTTTTTTAGATATATTACCAACTGATTCTATAGTTTTATTAATTGCGGCATCGGCCGCATTCGCAGCGCCAGCAGCAATTTCGTCAACTGCTGACTGAGCAGTACCTAATAGTCCACAGCTATCGGCAGCCACTAGTATAAGGTCATCAGTGAGCCCCGAAGTACTTGCAACTTGGTTATCTACTAGAGTTTTAACATTTATTAGAGGTGCTGTTGCGGTTGTCATTTATAGTTTAATCCCTGTGGTACCTTCTGTGTACTGCTTGGAGAAGTCCACATGAGTCTTGGCAATACACGTCACGGAATTCATGCTGATCGTAGCCTTTTGATCTACTCCTACACTAAACATAAATGGTCCTAGTCCTAGGCCTTGTTCCATCATGGTAATCATTCTTGGTTTTTCGATAATAACCTTGTCACTCTTTTCTTCAACAAGCCTTCCGATCATCTCCTCACCAGACGATAGTTTAATACTAACAACATCGCCATGCTTATAGGGTACGTCTATTAACATTATGCTTGCTTCCTTTTGTTGAAATGGTTTGCTAGTTCTGTAAACCCACCGATGAATTCACCTTCTAAGAAAATCTGAGGAACTGTTGTTGCGCTAGGAACTGACTCTAGTAGCTGCGCTCGGGTCCAGCCTTCACCGATTGTGCGAAGTTCGTATTCAATACCTTTTCCGGCCAGCAGTGTAATTGCTCTCTCGCAAAACGAACATCCTTCTTTACTCCATACAATTGCTTTACTCATGTCTTCGCCTCTTTGTTTGGTTGTTTGTATTATATATCTATCGTTAATTGCAAACGTTACAATTATGAATCTTTTAGTCAGACTATATTTTATAAGGTTCTACATCTTCACCATTAACGAACTTCACGTACTGTTTCCACAGCGTATCGTCCCAGAAATTTTTCATAGCCTCTTCGCCCTCAGGCCATCTCTTTTTTAGTACATCAATTGCATATCTGTATGCATAATATCCATTACTAGCAATAGCAGCTTCTCCGGCAGGAAATGGGCCTTCTAGCACTTCATTGGCATATCTATATGCGCTACGGTAGTCTTTAGCTATAACCTCTTCGGCCTCGGGCCATCGGTCTTTTATTATGTCGCGAGCATATTCTAGAGCTGTTTCTGAGTCTGTAAGAATAGCAGCTTCGCCCGGCGGCCACAGACCTTGCATAGCATCCTTTGCATAACGAATTGATGAAGTGGTATCTTGGGCAATAGCAGCTTCGCCAGGCGGCCAAGGACCTTCTATTACGTTAATTGCATACGACGCTGCTAGCTCTCCTACAGTTGCGATATATGATACCGCTTCTTTAGAGGGGTATTGTATATTTAGGATCTTCTTCCGAACGTTGGTTTCTTGCTTTTGAAGTATCCGAATTGTCTTTGAAGTAACTCCCTTTAAAAAGTTAATAGCAGAGCGTGCGGTGGTAGCAACTAGCGTTTGTAATTGTTGGTCTACTTCTACTGGACCGGTAGCGTCGTGTAATAACTCAAAATACTCTCCTAATAACTTCTGGTGTTTAATTTTTAGCAGCAATGTTTCTACCTTTGCGCTTCGTCTAGGGGTAGCCATTTGTTCTAATTTTTCAATGTAGTCTTGTAGAGTCTTCAAATCAGCATTCATGCTGTCTCGACTAGCAGTGGCTTTTTGTCCAACATCAGTTTCACCGCCGACCATTCTAATGTATTTGTTGTAGCTTAGTCTTGTTTGCTCGAGGAACTCCTCATCATCAAGCTGTTCATTTTGCTGATCAAAATAATCTACATCGCCTTCTGGATAAACAGCCATGGACCACATTGCTCCATCTGACTGACGGAAGAAGTAGATTAGTGTAATACCATCGTCACGAAAGTATTGTTCAAAATATGCTTGTGTTGGCTTAGTTGTGCACCAATCGCTTCTCTTGCCGTGAAAGCAACTGGCGTCTTTGTCCAGAGGCACCACAATCAGCCACTCGGCAGTTTCTTCTAGTACGTAGCTATTGCCTTTTTTAGTGCGAGATTTTTGTTCTGCTTCGCTAGGTCTTTCGTCAATGGCGGTCACATATTCAATAAATGCAGGCCACCCCTGTTTACCCCACCAATCAATATTGCGTTCATTGCCTGAGATGCGATTAGCACTGACTAGTTTTTTAAACACATCAAAGGCACTCGCCACTTCAGTAGGATCTGCCTCTTGACTGAACTTCTGTTGTACTTCTTTGTAGCCTTCGTTTAGCTTAAACTCTTGATATCTCATAATAGATCCTGTATGTTTCTATTATTTATGACCGTATACTTTAGAATCCAATGTCGAAGTCTTCGTTTTCGTCATCTCTACGCATGATGCTCACTTTATACTGACCATTGTCCTGCTCTTGTGGAGATGCCTGCGTTTTAGAAATGTCAAGCCAATTTTCCATAAACTTTAACGGATTTGACTTTGGCAGTGTATGCTCGCTTTTAACTTTCAAGAACCTGTACACTGGCTTTGAACAAAAAAGTGCCCATTGAGATAGAAGTGATTTATTCAATCCTACCAGTTCTCGCCCTTCTGAGAACAAATACTCAGTCCAGTCCAGTTCACCATTCACAACCTCATCAACCAAATCTTTGATCTGATCAGCGCATTGCTCCATGGCAATTTGTCCACGCTCGGTTTTTAGTTCTGCTGTGATAACACGCTTGTCAAATTCAGCATGAACTTCTAGTTCGTCCTGTGCAATCTTTTGAACAGCTTTCCCAATAGGCCCAAACATGCCAGTGTCGCAAATAGCAAACGTCACAGCAAAACTAGATGCAAACTGAATGCGCTCAAGACATAACAGTGCCACAAACACCATGAAAGCCTTGTTATAGGTATCTTGATTGTTCTCAATCATACCCAGAGCATACATGTGTGAAGCTTTGTACGCTTCACTAAACACTCTGGAAACAGAAGTCATGCGAGCCATAGCCTCTTCTACTTTCAACACTTCGGCTATGATCTCTGATGGATCATCAAAGCTGCTGCGAACAATTTCAGAATAGGTTGCAGAGTGCAAAACTTCTTGGTCGCTAATTCTTTGGATTGCAGCCCATAATTCGGATGATGTAATAAATGGAGCCATAACAGGAGCGATTGAACGACACGCTACACTATCCGCTTCCCATTGCCATGCCAGAGTCTTAATCATCATCTCATAAGTTGATTTTGAGCATGTTTTAAATTCTACGTTGCATGAACTGTAGTCGAACTCATTTTCATCCCAGTCAAGAGATTTACAAACTTTGTACAACTCCCATATTTCAGGAAATTTTTTATTAACAGTATCAAACAATCCATTTGGTTGATCCCCCATTAGAAGGGAAACATTATTGTAATCCGTCTTTTTCGTGTTAAATATAGTATCTTTTATAGTATCTTTCATGCTTTCTTTTCCTTAGTTAGTAAATAATTTAAACTGATATATTCCCATTTTTTCTAGTCTTCTTGTGTCATTGTATTTTAAATTTTGGGAAAGCGAAGAATAGCATAAATTTAACCTTTTAGCAGCATCTTTTATACAACCATATAGTGTGTTATTTATTTCGACTGACTTTGCTCTAGGATTTTTGCTTCCTGTTATGTTATCTTTGTACTCTTTAGATCGCTTCTGTCCATAATTCGGATTTTCAGCCCCCATCTTTCCAAACATCCCATTCCCTTCACCTTTGGCCTTTTCACTTATTAGATTTTTTGTTTCCTCTGAATGGCTTTTTCCGTAAAACGGATTATTAACTCCTGAATGATTTTCGCTTTGAAGTTTTCTAGTTTCATCAGAATGCTTTTTTCCATAAAAAGGACAATTGGTTGGTATACTACAACGCTTTCTAGCTTCTATTTTAAATTTTATAACATTCTCTGGATTTGCTCTCCATAAATTTCCACCATCCAATAGCTTTTGTTTGTGAGCTTCTGATATAGGTTTCCCGAATAGTGGGTTATTCTCTGCTGTTCGAGAAATTCTAATTTCCTCTATTCTCCACGGATTATTCTCATAATAAATTTTCATCTTTTTAGATTGTGTTCGCCTGCCCTGCACAACGAGAGATTGGTATGATTTGGAATTTAATCTATTTTCATATCTCCCAAAATTGTTCATCCCTTTGAAGGCTATTGTCATATCCCCACCATACGTTTTCCATAATATATGGTGGGCTATAAAATGCTGCCTAAGACTCAATTCTGCACCATTCCAAGGGTTTATTTTTAAATTGGTATATTCAGGAAACATATTTTTTGATTTTGGGCATATATGATGCAATTCATACTTAACATTATATTTGTTGTAATTAACACAATAATAGATAAATCTAATATACCTATTAAGATAATGTGCATTATTTGGGATTGTATTTAAGATATCAAACAAACCAGATTCCTGTTCTCCAAGCAACAGCTTAGGCTTTTCGTAGTCTGTTTTTTCTGTGTTAAAAACGTTTTTATCAATTGTCATTTATTCTCTCTTAGTTAAAGTATACATCCGCCGTCAGGACCACAAGCGTCGTCGCCTGTGTCCAGTTCTATTCCGTCACTTGTTTTGCTATTCACATAATAGCGAGTCTTTAAACCCATTTTTGTCATATAGAAATAATCACTCAACATTTCTGTTGAACCAATAGATGCATCACCAACAAGTTTTTTATATAAATCAGCACTAATTCCTTGGTCAGTAAACTTTTGCACAATAGCGTAGCAGTCAATTAAATCTTTAGTTGGTACGTCCCAAACAATTTCATACTTTTTCGCCAGCTTTTCGCCATCTGGCGCACACCAGTTTATAATAATGTTGTCGTCGGATTTTAGCAAAGCAAGATCACGTATAGGATATAATCCATTTGTGGTTCCGGATGCCTTCGAGCTAGATTCCGAGGGCATCATCGAAACTAGGGCAGAGTTACGAATGCCGCCGTTGAGAATAACTTCCTGTCGCAGCGCTTCCCAGTCATAGTTTAATTCAGTCCCAACAATTGCATCGACATTTTTATTGTATGTATCAATAGGCAACCAACCTGCCGGCCACTTTGTTTTGTGTATCCATGGCGCATTACCTAGTTCTTTTGCCAATTGCAAGCTTGCTTTAATCATGTAGTACATGTGCTTTTCTGAGAGGTCGTGAATCTCTTTCTTGCCTTCGCTGCTGCTGTAGCGCAGGTCTTTCTTGGCCATATGGTGAGCTAGTCCAATAATACCAACCCCAGCATTTAATCTACTCTTAGCAGTAACAGACAAGTGTGGTAGTTCGTAGTGAGTTCTATGAATGCATTTATCGATCATCAGCAACGAGTAATAACACGCTTTTTTGTAGTGCTCGTCATCTTTAATATTTCCAACTACAATACCGGCCAAACTACACAGTGCAATCTCGCCCCGGCCATGATCCTCTGTAGAATACAGGTCGGCCATGCTTTCATATCCCTGTGTGGGCAAGGATATTTCCGCACACAAGTTTGAACTAAAAATAGTGTCATGGAACGGAGTATGTCTGTTCATTTCGTCGGGCCAATGCAAGTAGGACCGGCCCGTTTCATAAGCTTCGTTTAATGACACTAGCAGGGCTTTTCTAGCGTTAACATAGGTTTTCTTGAAACTATCATCAGCTTCATACTTTGCATATAAAGTAGCAAACGTCTCTTCGTCTTTACCATAGAATGCTGCGTACAGGTCTGGTGCAGTAAAGCTATTAAACAAAAATACATCTTCTTTCTTAGCTACTTTTCTAGCATAGAATTTGTTTGTTCCTGCATTGTAATCCATGCCACGAATCTTTTTGTCTTCTGTTGACATTGGATTCTTTAATTGAGATATAACATTTACTTCTGGGTCAAACATGGAATAGTATGTTGTTGCAGCGCCACCTCTACCATTTTGTAAGTTTGCTTTAATAGCACCGACTAACTGTCTATAATACGGAAGTTTGCCTTGGTGTTTAATAGCACCGCCTCGAATTGGATCGCCAAGTGAGCGGATTTGATGGTGGGCGCCGATACCTGCACTCATGTATGTCATTGTGTATGCGATATGATCACCAACGCCGATAGACTTGGCACTGTCATCAACTGTATATAAACAACAAGATGCGAATCCTCTTAGTGGTGTTCCAAGATTCACATAGTTGGGAGTAGGAGCGTTGATCTCTTTGTTAGATAGAAGTTCGTAAAATGCTGCTACATCATCCATACGGCGTTCTTTTGGCTGGTCTTCTGACAAAGCCATAGCCATACGCATATACACAAACTGTTGTGTCTCATATTCTTCACCAGTAACTCTATTCATTAAAGAATACTTTTCACGAATCTGTTTAAGTTCAAAGTGTGTTGCTTTTAGGTCTTTACTGTGGTCAATTAACTTTTCAACGTGTGCATATTCCTGATCACTATAGTTCAGGTATTCCATCATGCCGAGTGCTTTTAGTTTTTTATGTAATTCAACTATACTTGGAATAACGTCATTAAATACGTTTTTGTAAAGTAGAGCCGCGTACAGTCGTCCGGCCATGCGATTATAGGACCAGGCGTTGTACTCAAGACACGTTTTGATTAAACGTTCCTGTAGAACCTGTGATTTACATTCTTTTGGAAGAGTGTTTACTGTGTATAACACCACACTTGACCAATCAACTCTGGTTCCTAGAGTTTTTGCAGCCCACTCACCCCACTGATTTACCTTAGTAGGTGAAAATGGTTGCTTATCTCCGTTGCGTTTAATAATTGTTTCTATCATTGTTTCCTCGTGTATTAATATTTTTATAGGCCAGGCACCCTTTATGGGTTGTGGATCTAGTGTGTTGTTAGTATGATATTTAGTGAAGCAGTGGCATCACATGTGTGTATTCAGAGTATGCAGTTTCGGGTAGTTTATCTTTAATTACACACTTTCCTTGCGATGTTCCTAGTATTAGATCATCGACATACAACAGATATTCAGTTGTTGATAAAGATCGATCCTTTATAATATGTATCTCAAAATTGCTGTTCGAAAAACGAGCAGTTAATTGCAAAGTATAGCAAATTGCTAAAATCCTTACAAAAGGACAGAAACTATTTTCATGTATCAATTCCCAAGGATCAGGCCACGTGCTAGAGTCGTATGGATCAGCGGCATATAACCGTATAGGCGCTGCGTTAAATAAGGCAATAGTATCCTCAACAGGAGTTGCGGAAGTTTCTAGAGAGGTGCGAAAACCACTCCAATAGACCAGGCGGTCGGCGTACTTTTTATTGAACATAGTTGTTTACGTTTTGTACCTTACTGTGTAAGTAAATTCAGCATCGTCATCAATAGTAGAGTTCAACATACTAATAACCACAGTGTCAACTTCTCCGTCACTATTCTCATCAAAAAGTATTGCATTAAGCTCGATGTTATCGCTATACGTAGGATCACCAGCATAGTCATATTCGTCGCTAAAGCTAACGTTATCGTTTACAGGGTCGACTATTATGGTTATAGCTCCGCTTCTTGCTGCGTTTATAAACGAGCTGCGATAGAAATAGTCAATTACATATCCCCTCTTGTTAGATGCAGCCGGAAGCTTGAATAGTCTTAGGGGTTCCCCTGATTGTCCCACATTCAACGTATGTGAGGTGTTTAACTGCGTAATTTGCGATCCTTCTATTTCAGTAGTGTAGGGAACATTAGTAATAAAGTCTTGGCTATATCCTAATTCTGTTGAACGAAGGAACCAATCATTGTGACTAGTTCCGGCATTTTTTGAAAACTCTACAATCGGGTATACATTAAATTCTGAACTACCTTGATTATTGCCTACATTGTAGTACTTGTTGGACTCGCTCAGATTACCTGATCCAGACAGTGCCTTAAAGCCGGATTCAACAATGCCGTGTTCTTTGCCAAAGCTGCTGTTTCTTACACAGTTGTTCTGAGGTCCAGTAATCTGAACGGCTTCACCAAACATCACTCCGCTCTGCAGGTTATCAAAGATACAGTTGTCAAATGTATTATCACTAATATCGTCATCTCCTATTGCAGCGTATACGTAGTTATAGATTTCAACTCTACTGAACTGGTTGTTGCTAGTAGGAGCTAGCCCATTAGGCATGCTTAACTCTATAGCAGTATTACTTTCATTAGGGGTCTCTAAGTCGGAGTCTTCAAACTCCCAAGTACCACGAAGAACCAAGTCGTCAAACATGCTGTCCTTACAACTTATAAGTTTAAGAGCAGGTGCTCCTTGTGTGTTAATAGTAAGTCCTTTGAACGAAATGTCTCTAGATTGATTTGTCCCGCTAGTTGGTTCGATGTCATAGTTTCCAACTGTGCTGCTACTGTTTACGGTTTCAAAAGCAATGTTATCACCTGTGTTAAATATAGTCTTTTTTGACCCTGCGCCGCGTAGGGTAACATATGGAGGCACCTTTACTGTGGTTAGCAGTGTGTACTCACCAGGTTCAATTATTAATTCTACTCTGGCAGCAATGTTTGAACCAGAGTTGGTGTTTAGATATAGCTGATCAATTGCTTGCTGTAGTAAAACAGAGTGATCAGTATTATCTCCACTAGCTCCAAATGCTCTTAAACTAACCCTATCGTCCAGTCTTTCCTGTAATGACCGTTGAACTGGCAAGCTGGGAGACAGTCCTGTCTGTACATTGCCTGCTGTCCCAGCGTAGATATAGCCGGTTGCAAGAGCAAACAAATCGTCGGACTCACTAAGCAGCCGAGTATTGCCAATGTAGGGAGCTCCTTCTGATACCGATCCGTTGCCGATATACAGTTCTTGGGAGTCTATTGCCCAACCAAGTTCTCCGCTTGCTAGTTGTGGCAATCCAGTTCCTTGGTTCTTTCTGCCTCTACGAAGCTGTATTCGTGAAATTGATACAACGGCCATGTAAATGATACTCCTGTGTTAGCTAGTATTATTTATCCGGGAATGGCATGCCTTTGCTATCGCAACTTGCCGGGAACGGAAATGCTTCTAAGTTCCAATAGGCGTCGGTGCCGCACTGTCCGCAATGTATATGACTGTTCCATTCGGGCTGTGGCTCTACTCTTGAGTGTTTGTGATTGATACCGGATATGCTCATCCACTCGTTACATCCTGGGCATTTGATGTCATTATGGAACATACTAAGGTGTGTGTCTCTATACTTTTTGTATGCCCACTTATATAGTTTAGTGTAGTACTTTTTCTTAGTTTCCAGTTTCATATCAACTTCCTGACATTGAATAGAACTGATGTACTCTTTCATACCACTCGTGCCGCCAGTTATCAAACTCATTAGGCCACACGTCAAACTGCTGGTACTCCAAATCTCTTGTACACATGAATATATGGCCTTCGCGTATATCGGTGCCGTGTACCGCGTTGTGAGCGTCAGCATACGCTACTATTTGAAGTCGATAGTCACTGACCCACTCAGGCTTCTTTAATCGGTTTGATTGCTTGAAATCACAAATAGACGGTTTTTTTTTGTACTTTCCTACTAGGTCAGTAGTGCCTGCATATATTTTAGGTACGTACAAGCTAACCTCTGTGCCCCAGATTTCATCCATATGAACCAGTGCTTGATCTCTGATTACAGTTGCCATAGCGTGTGCTTTAATTGCATAAGGATTGCTACCCGGGGTGGGCCATTCGCCTGTTACTATAAAATCTTCCAAATACTTGTGCATTCTTGTGCCTACACCGGCGGCTTCTGTAGTGATCTCTTTTGCTTTAGCGTGTCCTACCCTGTTGCGCCATGCTACTAAGTGACTCTTGTCTGCTGTCTCACTTAGAATGGTTGTTACACTGGCTACTGCACTGCCGTCAGGAGTAAGATAGCGTCTCGCGCCATTACACTCTGTGCGGCTTAGTTTTGTGTAGTTGTATTTGGTGATTACTAAACTCATTCAAAGCCCCATTGCGGGTCATCGTCAAAGTCGGTAAAATAAGGATCAACTGTTGAATTAGGGTCGTCGAATCCCTGAATGCTTTTAACTTCGGGAACCATTTCAGTAAGAATGCTTTGTATGCCAAACTGTAGAGTAGCGGCTGACCCTGCGCATCCACTGCAAGCTCCGCTCATTTCTAGAACCACGTTGCCATCGTTGTAGCTTACAAACCGAACGTTGCCTCCATGTTGGACCACTGCCGGAGCTACGAAGGTGTCCATTGTTTCTTTAATACTAGTTTCTATTTCTTGTGGTGTACGAGTTGTCATTGCTGCTCCTGTAGAATATACTTAATTATAATATATATTCTACAGGATGTCAATAACTATATTAGAGGGTGTCGTCTAGGTTGGTTGCACGGTTAGCCATGGCTGCTACTTTACTGTCGCCCATGTCATCGCTACCGACAGACAGTTCGTCCGTATCGTGTTGTTTCAGCTCAATTTTTTTGTCATCAAAGTTAGTAACAATTTCTTGTAGCCGATCGTCTTGGTCGTATGCTGCTTTGAACACTTCAAAATCAAAGTGTCCTTGGCTTTGGTTCTGCATGTATTTGTTTAGCTTGCTCATAGACAAAGCAGCCACACCAGCTGCTTGTTGTTGCCTTAGCGTACTATAAAGAAAGGTAGCATCAATAGCTTCGTTTACTTTTTTTTTGAGCGATTGCGATCTATTGATTCACGCTTTTCACGACCCATTGGCACGTCACCGCCGGCAGCGGCGTCAGCAGCACCAAAGTCTTCGTCATCTAATGAGTCGATTCCGTCTTCTGAGCTGCTGTCGTCCATTGGATCTCCCATTTCATCGTCCATCGGATCACCCATTGGTACTACAGGATCACCTTCGCCGGTCAACATGCTCACTCCTTGAGTTAGTGCAGTACGAGTTGACTCCAATGCAGTGTAAAGTGACTCAAGAGATTGTTTAACTAATGCAACAAATGCTTCGCTTTTTTCTGAACCCATTTCGTCACGAATTGCATCTGCTAGTTCCAGCATGCTTTCTGTTTCCATTTCAGACGTGTCTTCCATCCAGCCCGTAACACGATCAACCATGTCTTTAGAAGCCATTACGATCTGAGCAGTGTCTTCTGCACCTTCATTGACCTGCTTGACAGCTTCGTCTAGCGCATCAGAAATGTTGTCGTCACGCTCAGCAAGAGCAGTGTTTAACACTTCTAAGAACAATTTGTTCTTTTGAAATTCTGCTGTTTGTACACTGTTGAAGCTTTCAGTAGTCTCAACGTTGAACACTTTGGTGCGCAGTTTGTTCCGAACATTCATTAACTGTTCTGTAGTAAACGCGTCGATATCAATCTTTGCGCCGAATTTCTTAGCAAGACTTTCATTTAAAGTCTTGGCTGTCTTTGGTTTTGAGAATTCTCTAATGTTCATTGTTGGGTCCTAAATGAAAGTATATGTATTTGTATTATTTATCAAAAGCTAAATATAAATCTGTCTATTTTCTTGCGTATCAATCGAGACTTCTCAAGAGAAACATCAACTCGCACCTTTCTAACCTGCTTTACAAAATCGTCGCTAGTATTGTTTAGCATGTTTTTGTAGAACATAATGTCATTCTGATGCTTACTAAGTTCACAGTCATAACGCAATATAGTAGATACTGAATTTTTGCCAGCAGCTAGAGTCTTGGCAATTGCAATTGCTGACGATTTAAACTGCGTTCTTGCTGTCTGCACATTAGTTACAGTATCGTAAATTAAATAGCCTTTGTTTGGGTTGGACCTAATCACGTAGTTTTTGATTCGTATACTATTGCCGCGCACCATTGGTAAAAAGCTAGTCTCTAGTCCTTTGTTTATGATGTTCTCAAAATCTCTAGCCAGTGTCTCAGTACTCATTGCGCATTACCATTGGTTGTTGTTTGTACATAACTTTACTTACCACACTCTTGCGGATTAGGTTTCCTATAATGACTTGCTGCCTTTCTTCAAACCCATTTAGCGGCATTACTCCGTCAATTGATTCTAGCACGAACTTTTCTTCGTTAGTAAGATATATTGAAAACTCGCCTACTAGTTCGTTAAGTCTCATATTATCTCACACTCACTTTGTCGCCTGGCTTGATGCCCCTACTAACTGAACCTTTATCCTGCTTGTTCATTGTGAGTTTGCCTTGGGCATCTTTGGCAATTGCGCCGGGCATCTTTGGATCTTTAGGAACAATAGTTTTAACTTTTGTTTTTGGATCAACTAGCTCAGTTTCTCTGGGAGTATCCTTAACAACTTGTAGTTCCTGTTGATTTTTATTTATTACTTCGTGTATCTTCATATTCTCCCCTTTGATCCTGTACGCTTCTTAGGCCTTATAGTCCTACGTCCGGTGTTGATTCGACTTAGTCTCTGAGTCGAAGGATTTGTACGTTTGGTTCTTGATCGTTTGATATCAATAGACGATCCACGGCTGCGTCTAGTCTTTTTTAGAGTATTAGATGCCTTCATATTTTTAGGTGCTGTACAAGTTGCAGGCTTGGCCACAATTCGTCCTTTTCGGCTACCGCTAGTACAACGGTACTTGCGCACAGTCTTGCCTTTGTTGGTACCAAACACTGTGGCTACACCTTCGAACAGCTCTCGTAAAAACATTTTAGACTCTCCTTGATGCTTTGTTCATAGATTGAACTCTACGACTAGCAGGATTTATCTTTTTAGTCTTCTTAGATTTACGAATCATTCTTGAACCCAGTCTTGCTTTGGTTCGTTTCATTGTTTGGCGTTTTTTGATATCCGGTGCTGCAAAACATTGTGCAGCTTTGGCCACTACTCTTCCTTTTCGTGGTCCACTGCCGCATCTGTACTTGCGCACGACCTTTTTTCCGGATCGAGCCCATGTCTGTGATTCGTCTAGTAGGTTAGTAAAAAGTTCACGTAGTAACATATTGTATTTATCGTGTTCTCAAAAGGTAACTAATATTACAACTATAGTAGATAACAAACCGGCAACAATAGTGCCAGCAGTTCCTATTAATACCTTAATTAAGGATGACTGCCCTTCCTTTATATCAGTGCGTATATTCATTAGAGTTGTTTCTACGGTGGTAATACGATCATTTAGGTTTTTATATCTTAGAGCACATAAATCAACATGCGCTTCTAGACTAGATCTTTCTAATGCTGTAGGTTCTATCCCTGACATGTAATCTCCTTACGGTGAACCGCGTTGTATAGTCTTATTTATATTCAACTAGTTCAAAGACGATATTTCGATACTGTGTATTATGAGTAACAAAGTGTGCGTTTTCGAACTCAGCAGTTTCGTCTAGATGATCTATTATTGGCACTAGATTAAAATCGTTTACCAGTGTGTCAATAGACATTGCGTCTTCGTGTTCTATGTCGAATTCAAACACCCATACGTTCTGTCTATTTTTAAAATTAGTACCTAGATTAAACTCATCAGCAGTAGCGTAAAACAGCACAGGAGCTTGGTCGTATGCTGGATTAACTCTCAGCCCAATTGTCTGTAAAATAGTAAGGAAGTTTTGTTGCTGTTGTATCTTTCTGGGATCATCACCTTTGCGGCCACCCGTTTCTGTTATATCGATCAGTGTGTATAGTTTGAATTTCATAGTGTATTTACAGTCATAAAAAAAGAGCTCAGTAAAAACTGAACTCTTTTGCCTAAACTAGGTAGGGATACTAATTAAGCAAGCTTTAGACCTACTTCAGTAACTGTTACTTGTGGTGGGGAAGCTGTGCCATCGTCTACGAGGTGCTCTAGTCTACGTTCTAGACTAGCTATATCTACGTGGTGAAATTCAGTAACAAACCCAACAGTAGTACCGTCACCATTGCTTTCAAACACCAATGCATTTAGCTCGTTAGCTACTAGGCGCAACGTACCAGTGGTAATAGGGCCGCGAATTGACCCAGGTTCGCCGTCGTCGCCGGCCGCACGTGTGTCGGAAGTTAGTGCTGTTCCAAATACTGCCTTATATGCACGTACTTGACCTGTTCCTACTAGTGTACCTAGTGTGTATAGGTTACTGTTTACTTTTGCAAAATCTAATGTTACCGCCATTTTATATTCTCCTGTATCTAAATGGTAAGTTCATGTTCTAATGAACTTGTATGAAAGTATTTATGTCTTTTTAAGATTTACGGGGTTAATTGCGTTTTTTAGCTCTATTGTGAAGTGCTTTTAGGTTTTGTACGTATGCCGGGCCGCCTTGCACTATATCGTCTATAATATCTATCACAGGAATATATGCTTTCAACATCTCCGCGCTCACTGCGTTGCCGTTCTTGGCCATATCAAGGAATCGTTTGGTCTGTGCTATGTTTGACGGGCCTACTAGATAACTGTAGAGTGCTATGTTGGCGGGACTGGTTTTAACATCAGGCGTGCTCAGTTCGGGCTCTGGGTCTCTAGCATTGGGATTCTCTAGGTTTTTAACAGTTGCAAACTTTTCGAAGCTGTTGATGAAGTCTGAGCTTCTCAGTTTTGCTCTCACGGCAAATATAAGTCTAGTGACCAGTGTTTGTCTTTCTTTGGCAGTTAACCGAGGAAAGTCTTTAATTCCACGGCGTATCTTCTTGTAGTCTTGTGTGGGCAGTCGAATAGCGCCTTCGATATCTATAAACAATTTAGTAACCAAGCTGGGCTCTCGTCCCTGTGCCAGTGCTTCCATATGTCTGCTCAGCGCTATCAACGGAATGCGTGTTTTCTGTTTTAGTGCTGTGGCTGCCTGTGGATCTTTAAGCTTGGCTTGCGCACTGTTGTCGCCTACTAAAAAGTAGATAAAATTATAAAGGTCTGTTCCTGAGCTCAAGTAGTACTTGTAGTTGTCGAACATAACAGTGCTCTTAGCGTAGCGTTGTACTATGGGCCTAAATGCAGGATACAACCGCATGACTTCGAGGGCCAGCAGCAATAGATACATTCTTTCGCCGCAGTCTGTGTATGTCAACTGGGCAACGTTGCTGCTGCCCTTGGTCATACGTGCTTCGTGCAGTTCCTTTATAAATTCCATCATTAGGCTAGTTTTTCCAGTAGTGCTTTAATACGTGCAAAATGCTTGTCTGCTAGAGTTTCTGTTACTGTTAGTTCGCTGGGAATACCAATGTCTTGTACTGTGCTGTTGGCTATAAAGTTTTGTTTGATAGTTTTAGCTAATGGTCCAGCATGGTTTTTATTAACAGCAGCTATTAGACTTTCAAAAGAATTCAAGTCTAATGCACTATCTAGTCCTAGTGCTTTGGCAATCTCTTGAGGATTTTTAATACCGTCCTGTAACTTTTTATTAGCGTTCTTTTTTGTATACCCGTTGCTACTTTTCTTGGGCACAGGAGTTCGAATCACACGTACAAGTCCGTCAGTAGGAGAAAACATCCACCGCTGGCTGCGCAGTGGTCTTCCGTCATCTAGTGTTTCGTCTGAGTCTTGCCTATCATACGCACCAGCAATAGACGCAATCATTAGGTTGCGAAACACACCTTTATACTTTGATTCTTTATCAGTCGGGGAATGATAATATGTTTTCATCCATTCAGGCTCGCCCAGCATAAAGTCTAGCTGTACGAATCCTGTCCTTGGTTCAGTTGTCTGCTTTTGTGGATCGTATCCTACAATTTTTACTTTGGTCATGATCACACTAGTTTTAGCAATATCTAGTACCTCGGGTGTTTTTTTGAGGCGTTGCATAAACTCTGTAATCTTATCAGTATCTATTTGGAGAGCAACATCAATGTCCCCCGAGAACTCTTTCTTGCCTACGCTGCCCAGCACGTTGTTTTTAAGATCAATGCCTAGTACTTTTTCTAATGCGCTGAGAGTGGGCTCTATTTCTGAAATGTGTATTGCTCCTACACCTGACATTGCGCCGCCTTCACTTAGGATCATTGCGTTTACTCTCTTTTATCTTTTGCATAGACCGTTGAAACTTTTTAGGGTCACCGTTCTTTATGCTGTTTAAGAATCGCCTTTCAAGCTCTGATGCAGTGTCAACGTCATAGAGACTGTGCACTCTGGTCAGCAAGTTGATAGCGCTTTCAATAATATTGTTAGCAGTAGCGTCAATGAATAAATCACTATCTCGCCCGCCGTGGATTTGATTTAGTTCTTCGAGAATGCTTCGCGTGCGCTTTTTCATATAATAGAAATTCCTTGCTGTGGCAGTATTTAGTTCACACTTCACTACATTATACTACCATAAGGTCAAGAGATAAATAGTTTTCTACAATGAGACGATGGTCTTTTAAAAAAAGCATAGCTTTTACAATAAAATGAAACAACTGCCCCTGACTGTAGCAATACACCAGGGGTAAATCATCTATAGCTAATTAATTGGTTGATCCTGCTCTACCCGCGTCAGCCCTAGCGCCGCTATGTGATCCTGCGGTGACTCTTTACGGTCGCCCAGTATCACCGCGATAACATCCGGGCTTGCAATGCCGCCGTTAATCTGTAGCAGAGCCTGTGCCCTTGTAGCCGCTTCTATGTCCATATCCGGTGCATGGTCAGGGGCTTTTAACGGCTGGCCTGCTAGCTCTGCAAAGATGGGCTTAGTGACTGTTGAGGCTACTGCGTACAAATTGCCGGATGCGTCTTGGTACGATGCCGTGTTGAATGTCTGATCGTCTTGTGTTGACTCGCCGAGGCATAGGGCTAGTTGGTTGGCGTCGGGGATGTGGTTGATGGGGGCGGCGATTGTGGCGCGCTGGACATAAGAGGTGGTCATGGAGTTATCCCTGATAATCCGGCAAGATAGGCATTGGTATTAGTAAGCTCCGACTCTGTTGGCGTACGAGATAGCCATACATAGCCAAAAAGCACAAGCGGCCCTAAACTTTGCGCAAATCCAGATCCCAATCGAAGATTCGCATTAAAAGACTCTAGCGACTTACTCCCTACATCAACAGCACTCAGGGTGTCAATTACGCCAATCTTTCCGACGGTGCCCTGAGTAGACCATGACACAAAAGGAGTACCCCTTGGCGGATAAGCGGGGCTTTCATTTGCAAAAATAGTGCCACGCGGGGATTCTTCTAATAAAACTTTGCGTGCGCTCTCATCGAAACTGTTTAAATACTCTACAAAATACTTATTGCTTCCAACTTTTAAGAAATTATATCCTGGCCTACCCGATAAGCTAGAGTCTGTTGGGTTTATCCCGCCCCAGATAAGAAGAAAGGCGTCACCATCGAATGCGACTTGTCCAGTTACTAGCAAGTCATCTACCCCATCAAACTTTAGCCAATGCAACGTCCCATCAGTTCTATATATCGGCCTTCTCCCGCTAACAGTCTGAAAGGCGTGATTCCCATTCCCAGATTGATCCAGCATTAGCCCAACGGGATCGCCGTCCGCAGTCACCGGCACAGTGCCTGCCGCATCTTGAAAGAGCGACTGCACGCCGTTGACGATGGGCCGAGGGATGTAGAATGCGCCCTGTTCGCCTGCGCCGAAGAGCGAGGTAATTAGGGCTTGCAACAGTGATAGGTCAGTCCACGGTCGGCCCACTATCAATCCACCCAGGTTTGGATTATTAATGACAGTATTGTTAGTCGGGCTATAAACTGTAGGAAGCTGTGATATATCCAGGTTACTACGTCTTCCACTAATACCTCTGTTAGCTGCTGCCAATGCCAGTTTTGCGTTTTGTCTATCACGTTTAAACTCTAGTGTTGAAATTCCATTAGCTGCCACAATATGTTCCTGCAATCTTAATCATTTTATACTCTCCTTTATACTAGATATTTATCGTAATTATTAATGATACAAGGAATAGCCAATCAGCGTTTTAATAAATACAATTGATGATAAACCTAACACCTTTTCAAAAAACAACTGACTCCTTAAAAGCCTCCGGTGCCTATCGAGTATTTAATGACGTACTTCGCGAACGCGGGTTATTCCCTAAAAGCCTCTGGTACGGGCCTTATGCTATAAAGAACATAGTCAACTGGTGCAGTAACGATTATCTAGGTATGGGGCAAAATAAAGTAGTTATTGACGCAATGCATACCGCACTTGATCAAACAGGAAGTGGATCAGGTGGAACTAGAAACATTAGCGGCACAAGCCACTATCATGTAGCGTTGGAATCTGAGCTGGCACGTCTGCACAAAAAAGGCAGCGCACTGCTCTATACCTCTGCTTATGTTGCTAATGAGTGGACACTGATCGCTCTCAAACAAATCATTCCCAATATTGTGTTCCTGTCTGACTCAATGAACCATGCTTCATTGATACAAGGTATACGACACAGCGGTGCTGACAAATTAGTATGGCAACACAATGATATGAGCGACTTAGAAGAGAAACTAAAGAATACCGTAGCCCGAGGACTCACACCCTGTATTGTCTTTGAATCTGTGTATAGCATGGATGGTGATATATCTCCTATTTCTCAAGTCTGCGACCTGGCCGATGCCTATGGTGCAATTACATATATCGACGAAGTTCACGCTGTGGGCCTGTACGGGAGTACCGGTGCAGGGTGGTGTGAAAAGCTTGGACTTGAAGACAGGATCGATATTATTAATGGCACCCTAGGTAAAGCCTTTGGAGTGCAAGGCGGATACATAGCAGCCCATGGAAGCGTCATAGATGCAGTGCGCAGTGTAGCCAGTGGATTTATATTCACTACCAGCACAAGTCCGGTGATTTGTGCAGGGGCCTTGGCATCCATAAAATATCTTAAGGACCATAACGAACTACGAGACAAGCACCAAGAACGTGCTAGCCGTCTCAAGAAGATGCTAGCCGACGCAGGCATAAGCGTACATCCGGCATCGTGCACTCACATCGTACCTGTAATGATAGGCAATGCAGTTAGATGCAAGATGCTGAGCGATAGGTTATTAACAGATTACGGAATCTACGTTCAAAGCATTAACTTTCCTACAGTTCCTGTCGGCCAAGAACGTCTTCGTATTGCTCCTACTCCCTTGCACACAGACGAGATGATGAGCTATCTAGTAGCATCACTCAAGGAGATATTAGATGAACATTAAAAAAGCACTTTGGTTTACGCTGGGCATTATACTTGTAGGAGTAGCCTTTGTAGGGATTTATATGCCTATGTTACCGTGGAGCACACCTGCGGTAGGTGCAGCATACTGCTTTGCTAAAAGTAGCAAGCGTATGCACAAGTGGATCTATAATCATAAGATCTTTGGACCGTTTTTAAAAAACTGGACAGAGAAACGTATCTTCCCTACTAAATTTAAATACCTAATGGTAATTACAATGTCAACTAGCCTAGCTGTGCTTTGGTTTACCACAGGCAATATTGCTGCGATTGCGTGGAGTGGAGGATTTATGTTCTTGGTTAGCATATGGGGGTGGCGCTACCCTGGAAGCCACCAAGAACACCAGCGCCGTATAGACGCTGGTAAACGTATTGCTTGGTTTAAGTAGCTTATTGTAGGTAGGTGTTCCAAGACGGGTGTTTTACTTCCCATGATGACAGCTTGCGCTTACTTACTAGCTCATAGTAATCAGGCTTGTAGGGCTGCCTAATAGGTTTAGGACTAAGCCGATTGCCCTTGTTATGGTTACATGGACCGCATGCTGTTGCTATATTTTCCCAGGTAGTTTTACCGCCGAGGCTTTGTGGCCTCACGTGATCCAATGTTGCTTCGTTTCGCGTTACCTTAGTCTCGCAATACTGGCAAGTGAATAGATCTCGTAGAAATATATTTCCCTTTGAGAATCTCGGCTTGGTCTTGGACTTCATCATTTCTTTCATCATGATGACTGCGGGAACTCGCGTTTCCCAAGTTTCTGCGTGTACTATCCAGTCATCATACCAATCTAGTACAATGCATTTGTCCAGCCACATATAAGTAACAGCATCTTTCCACGTTATTGCACTTAACGGAAGATAAGACACTGGTTGTCCGTTAGCATTTAACAGCAAGCAATCCATGTTATCTCCTCTTTTTCCTTAATCAGTAGTCATACCGTTGTATGACTTCATAGTACAACTGCCATTATAGCAGTGTTTTATTTAGCTGTCAATCGCTTTGTCTAGAGCCAACTGTTTACTGCTTGTTTGGTGCAATATTCAATAGCTATTCTCCATTGGCTGTCGTTATCCTTTGACGAGAATAACATCTCTTCACACGCCGTAGCACACAGCCAAGCGCCTGCTGCTATTTCCTGTTCTATCTCTCCAGGCTCCCATTCACACTTGCCTGCGCTCATCAACCAGTTAGCAGGTGCATTGCCGTCTAAGAGCTTTTCTATCATAAACTTATCTGAGCTAATACTAATATCGCTTGTCACTGCACAAGTGTTGGAAGAGTACCATTCACTAGTATGTACCATGGCAATACCGTTTTCTTCAATAGGTCCGCCGTGATACAATGGAAAGTCTAGTTGTGGGTCTTGAGAGAAAAGCTCCATTTTCTCTAGTAAATCTAATACCGTTAGATCAGTAGTTCTGTTTATCACAATGCCCTGTGTGCCCCATCTAGAGGAATGGTCGTATATATAAATTACACACTCCTCAAAAAGACGGTCTACAAGTAAAGGAGTGCTAACTATAATTGATCCTTTTAAACATTCGACTGTTTTTATTTCCAGCACTGATTAGCTCCCGCTACCATAATTCGGTATAGATCCTCCATAGGGAGCGCCGCGAATTTTCTTTCCGCCCATCTTAACTCTTTTCTTGCCAATCTTGTGACTCTTGTTCCCGTCGCGACTGCGATAGCCTTGTGACTTACAGGACGCTAGTGCACTTGCACCTATTGCGCTGTCTGGCTTAGAACTAGTGCAAAGCTTTTTAGAGGCTTTCCACTCTGTAACTGTGTCTATAATTTCATTTATCTTCATATTCATTTACCTAAATTTGTCAGCAGGATTAGTATTTTCTTCTTGGTCAGATTGCTCGCATAGCCTAAATGTTAAAACCTTGCGAGGACCTCTTGTAGTGTTTATGTCTATCTCTCCGCTCTTTTCATGAAACTCAATTTTTGTTATTTCGGCTGTTTCGTTGTTTGGGCCTACTAGTATCTTTTGACCTAACTCTAGGTTTAAAGATATATTGCGCATTCTACTCATGGCAAGTCTCCTTTAAGTAACGGTTCAAATATATTTATCACTTGTGCCTCAATGAGATAATTAAATAGTATACAAGGGGATAAAGATATGCAGCTAATTGATATTACACCAGGCAAGCCTTATGCTTGCGAATTCAAAGTAACTACGTTTGTAGACCCAGCAGGAGTGCCGATAAAAGCAGCTCCTCAGGTTGGGCAAGCTCATCCAGGCAAGCCTGGAATATACGAAAGCACGGGTATTATACAAATACGTGATCAGAAGAATCAACTGGTTCAATTAATAGACGTTGTGACAGAGCAGGAGTTTGTAGTATCATGGGATAACTGTTGGAACATTGATGATGTAGAGTATGCTACTCCATGATAGTATATTTCTTTGGACTGCTGCTGTGCATGTTATTTGTGCTGTTCTATCGATTCCGACGTTTTAAAATAGTACTAATATCATGGACCTTACTAACAATAATAGCATGGACAGTAATCTATATATTTGCTCAAGGACTACTGGCATTAATGGCGTGGTAATTAATGCCAGTAGAGAGTTAATCCTAATTTACTTCCTCTAAAATATATAATCTATCGGCCCAGCGTAGTTTAAATAGCATTCCGTATACTGGTCCGTCGTAGTGGACTATAACAGACGTTGTTGAATAACAGTTGTTAGATTCTTGTCCGTAATGCTGAAACCACTCCCCTAGTGAATAGTTGGGATTGGTTTCGATCCATTCAATTAACGGCGTTGCTTGCTCAAATTTTCTAAACCCTGCAATTATGTAGCTCACAGGGTAGATGTCTCATCTGTCACTGCGTACCCGAGCAGACTGCCCGATACCGGACGCGGGCTGGGCCCTTGCCCTAGACTCGGCATCACGCGCATACGATTATCGTTACCCCATTTAAGATCAAACAATAATTTGTGTCGCTCGTCCTCAAACTCAACAGCCGCCATGTCTACTCGAAGGTAGTCGTCTTTGATCTGCCACCGGCCCCCTTCGGGCCCAAAGCTGAGAGCCAGCCAGTGTTCCATCTTAAGTAGAGTAGTGTGGCTTGTGCGAAAGATTGTGTGGTAGTTGCGTTTCATCATAGCTTACAGACCTGCTGTTGTGATTTTAGTATGCTGTTTATTTGATTGTGCACCGAGCTCAATTAACAACTTTACAAAACTTGGAGCAGGACCTGCTCCAGATGTTGGCAGAATACGCATTTGTTCAGACCATCGTATGTCGAAGAGGAACTTGTCTCGATTAGACATAAATTCTACAGTTGCAATGTTTCCTAAGGGGCGGTTGCATTGCCATTTGATATCCTCCGGCCCCATGCGAGCAGTCAACCAATCCAACGCTGTTTGAAGAGGAATTTTTGTGTAGCTAAACACAGTGTGGTGTTTGAACTTTGATAGTTTCATGTTAACGAGTCCGTAAGTTCAATGAAGTCTATTTCTCCTGCGAATCGCAATTCAAATAGTACTCGGTGTCTTGGGTTCTTAAACTTTATAGAGTATATTTCAAACGGTTTGGTCCATAGATCAATACTCCACTTATCATCCTCAGCTGACAATTCGCATAGCCAGTCTATTACTTTGCTCAACTGTTTAGTATTATAACGTATGTAGGCCATGTGTTCAGGGACCAGCATTCGACTACTCACTATATGATTACCCATTAACAACGTGCCTCCCTTTCTCGATCTTTATTTGCGTCCTTGCACTAGTATCTCGAGCAATACCAAGCACTGTGTTACTGGCGTTTAATATGCCTTGGTGGTAGCTGTTAGTCCAATAATGATTAGCTGCTTCTGCACTAGCATGTATCGAATACTCACTTTCCCATTTCATATCAAACAATGTCTTATACTTGTCTGATTCAAACATGACTATAATTAGTTGAGGATACCCTCGAGTTACTTCAGTGTCCCATTTGATCCCACGACGGCCCAAGACTGTAGTCATCCATTCGCTGATACCAATAAGAGCTAGTATGTCCATGTTTATTACAGAAATGTAGTCGAACTCTTTCATTCTATATCCTCGGTGTATGAGAATAGGTTACGGTATTTTTTACGGTATTGTTCTATCCTAGTCGCCGCGTTGGGGAACTTTGCCTCTTGTGCCTCTCGGTCTGCTGCTCTACCTATTTCAAACTCAGCAATGCTAGCGTAACACTTTGCGGAGTCACTAAACCGAAGTTCGAACAGCATCTGATGCGTTACTTGAGAAAACTCAATAACATAGGCATAGGTGCTTCGTGGTTTGAGATAAGCGACCCAAAGTTCGCCCTCGGAGCCAAAGTGTTTGACTAACCATTCCTCCATCTCCGCCGACTGGTCATAACTAAAATCTATTACTGATTGGTTACTAAATTTAATCAAGTTTGTTCTCCTCTACTATTCCAAAATGTGTTGAGTACTTGAGAAAAAAGAACAGCATACCGTAACGGTCTTTGAAAATAAATGTCAATCGGTTTGACCCTGCTCGAGATTCGTCAACTCTAGCAATCTTACACTTGGGATCGTCGAAGGCCAGCTTGATCCACGTCCAGTAATGCATGTTGGTTTCGTATACTGTACAGGTTAGTTGGCTCATAGTGTTGCCTTGTGTTTTAATATACTTAGAGTATACAGTCAGACAGCAGAGGTGTCAATCTTTAAAGCCAATTGTGAAAGGCATGTGCAAGGCAAGAATAGAATTCATGTATATTATCACTCCAAGCTAGCTGAAACAATGTTCGATGTGACTCTTTGTTAAATGATATCATAGCGGCAGCATGACCACAATAGTATGCTTTCTTGTAGCTCCACTGTTTGTTAGCAGCACCTAACCGATGTTCAAGCCAGCAGATTACGTCCTCAGTGAATTGATCCGTGCCGTTATAGTTAACAATCTTAAACACACTCACGTAGAGGGCGACTTGATCTTCACCGTTTGTTTTACACATCACAACATTCCTCTATTGATCGTTAAAGCACTCTTCTGCTGTGTCGTAGAATCTTTTAACCGTGTCGCTCCAGGCCAGCTGAAAAAATGTTTGCTGTGATTCTTTAGCAAACGATATCACAGCAGCCATCCTAATAGAGTAACCTGGAGACACACTCTTAATTGCCCATCGATCACCGTAGGGGCCGAATCTTTCATGTAGCCAATTGTGTATTGTTGTGATTTGTCTCTCAGTGACCAAAAACGCACAGCTATAGGGTTTGATTGGATCCGGATCTTTTAACATTGCTACACCATATAATATATTCATTAAACGTGTCGAACACTGCGCAGCCTGACATTTGCGCGAATAGAACAAACGCTCGTTTGTGTTTGTGTACTCTAAAGCTGAATACTGTGCTGTTAGCATACTTGCGCTCTAACTCATTACTCCAATCGAAGTGTGCCGGGCCTATATTTTTGTATAGCCATTGCTCAAGAATCTTGAAGTGTTCATGTTTCATTCTTATATAACTCACGTGTTCAAACGCATAACGATTAATGTCCGTAATCATATTGTCCACCGTGGTTGTTTAGGACTAAATTTTGCACGTTCTACTTTATTATAGTAATCGTTTAAGCTGTCATATATCTCATAGTGTCCAAAGCGTATGTCGAACATAAACTTGTCGCATGCCCTTGGAAAGGAAAACGTATTCACATGATAGTTACTAATTCGGTTAATGCGATGAGACCAACCATATGTGATTCCCTCGCATTCACCGTTCTGCCACGTGCCTAGCACTTGTTTACACCAAGCAAACATCTCTAGTCGTTCACTGGTGGTTAATGGTTTTGTTACGCTGTTGTACATATCATACCTCGTGTGTTGTGCTGACTATTACAATGTTTGTGAAGGTAGCCCAAAGAACAAATTGTCTCAGCAGACGCTGGCTATCAAAGTCTATCTGATAGAAGAAAGCCATGCTGTGCATAAACTGGTGCTGCTCATTCCGGTCCATATGCTGATAGGTGAATATGTAGGGATTGTTGAAAGGCATTGCGCCAGCCGCTATATTGGATACTACCCACTGAGTGACCTTGAGTCGCTGATCAGTATCCAGTTCGATCAAGCAGGCAAATCCGCTAGGTGTTTTTCTCTGCATTATCAGCAC